TAACATTTCTACCATACCTCTAACTTCATTCTCCTCATAAGGTTCATCAATATCTAGTATCCATTTCTTATCTGAGTCATCATTAAAAGCACCCACAACACTGTTATATGCTTTATGCACTTTGTTGTGAGTACCATCAATAAGTTGTAATGTAATTTTTTGAAGATGTTTCAATTGCATTTTCTTAAAACTTCTTCTGTTAAGATTAATACCTGCTCTGGCATTAAATATCTTGCAAAGTTGTATAATCTCGGGCATGACAAATTCAAGATGTTTTAAAGATTTTATATAATATGCATGTACTAATCTTGAATTATTGTTGGCACCATTGATCTTTCCCTTTTTGTGATCTTTCTTTCTTTGTAATACCTGTATAAAATAAAAATCATCTTCTGATCTAAATTCTAAAAGCTCACTTATTTGTTTAAAGTTATTAAATTTTATTATTATATTAATAATTTTTAAATTCTCCATATACAGAGTTAGATACCTTGATATTAAACCATTCTGAGCATAATAACATAGCATCAAATTTGTCTTCTTCATGCATTTGATTACAACAAGTAACCATTAATGTCTGAGGATATCCTTTAGAATACAGAGTCTCAATAGCAGCGCCATAATCTACTAATTCATAATCCAGGCGTGCTATTTTAAATGGACCTTGCCATTCATTCATATAATTTGTCTCATGATTATCAAATTGAAGTTCTATTTCATCATCATGAAAACAACCTTCTCCGTGTCTGGTGTGATATGCTCTAGTAACACAATACACATGACGATCTTTGATTTTTAACTTATCACAGACCTCCATAGCATTCTTGCTAGTAGTATTTGCATATGTAACATTTGGAAAGGAACCATGGTCTTTATCTAATAGTACTCCTTGGGAGCCTTCAAAGATTAGATTATCATATCTTAACAAATGTTCATAATCAGCTACAGCAAAGTTTAAAACTTTAATAGCTTTTATGAATTCTTCCATATCTCTTTCAAACCAATCAGGCATAGGAACACAAGTATTCCTTACACTCATTTCTATTTGTATCAACTTTTCTTTAAAAGTAGGCATATGCATAAGATCGATAGCAGTTAAATTAAGATTCTTTTTAATACTACGATGCATAGTTTTACCTACACCTAATCCACATGTACCATGAGATACATTTTTATCACAATTTCTATTATCATAAACATCCCATGGTGTAGTTATTTTAGCCATAGGATGAAATACTAAGACAGGGTACTTAATTCCCTTACTCTTTAATACTTCCATCTCCCTAGCAATTGTAACTGGATAAAATGTTGTGTGTTCTGAAAAATAAGTAGGAACATCTAAAAGTACTCCTGATCCAAAATTACTGCAGGTATGCTTGATGTCTCCTACATGGACAGTGTGTCCAGCCTGTTGACCTCCACTATATCTAATGACTATAGGTTTTTTACCAGCTTTACATAATTCATTAACAGTCATACCCTTTCCTTCATCGCCGTAGCCTAAGCCAACAACGATACTTGCTTTATTTTTATTCATTTTAGTATTTTAAGAATTTAATTATTTATGAACCCATAGACAAAAATTTATCTGTAAAATCATCTAATTTTAAATCTACCAAACATTGATAATTTTTATTAAAAGATTTTCTAAATTTATCAAACATGAATTTATCTTTAGTTAATCTAACATGATGAAATGCTAATAACATTCTACCACTCATTTTAAACTCCAAAGTTCTTGCTAAATCCAAAGTAGTTAAGGTAGATTCCCTTGCTAATATTTTAAAAGTACCTTTTTTAAGAGATTTTCCTACTTTTATAGACCTAGCTATATTTCCACTTAATAGTGTTGCTATAGTATTAAGATATTGCCCGTTTTCTCTGCCTAATCTCACTAGTTCTAAATAATCTAATTTACCTATAGAAGCATAAGCTTTACAATAAGTATCAAGTCTCCAAGCCACAGATGTATTATTATATATTGCAGTTAATTCTACCAACTCTTCGGGAGTTTCTGGAACTACTTCTAGAATACCTACTTGGAAAGGTATATCTAAATATTGTGCAGCTAATGCCCTGTTTTGTCCATCTAAAAGATATAATAATTTACCCATACCAAAAGCTTTTGAATAACAACAATATATTACTGTTATAAATCCATTTTTTTGTATAGATTCTATTAAATCTGGTCTAAGAGTAAACTCTCTATTAAATGGTAAATGAGATATTTTTTTATAATCCTTTACTCCATTAAATTTTTTAATTGTTAACATTTTTTAAGATTTTATTTAAGATTTTATTTAATTATATTTCTTCTACTTCAGGTTGTTCATTTATACCGAGATTAGGAAATTCATCAACTCCCTCAGATGTCCATTCAAAATCTCTTACATTATCATAATGTACGAGTAATGCAGGACCTTCTCTTTCTAATGCATTTTTAATAGCATCTTCTTCAGTATCTGCTTCAACAATTGTTGAATAAGGTGTCATTACGTATACCGTTACTTTATATTTTTTGCTCATAATTATCTAAATTAAAACAGGTACACTGATTAGCATACCTGTTTGGTTATTATAAAACTTCTTCTGATGTTGAATCATCGCCCGTTGTAACAACATCTCCTTTGGGACCAGTATTACAGTTGTCTCTTTCGCACACATTCAAGACGAGTTTAGAAACAAGCATTGGAACATCTTTATAATCATCACATCCAACGTAGTTCTGACCAATAAAATCTGTCCAATAACTCTTAGCGTCTCTCCAACTCACTGATTGTGCCGCTTTTGGGTTAATATGATATACTTTCCACTTCTCCTGAACTTCCTTTAACATATCAACGTCGGTAAATCCTTCGACCTGTTGGTTGCCCATGATTTCTTTGATTGCCCTCGTAGGATATGCTTTAAGGTTAGGTTCGTCACCAATGGTTATAAGGACACCTTTTTGCTTTCTTTTCTCCCAGGCATCAGTTACAGTATGTCTTGAGGCAAAGTAATGAGCTAATGAATAGCTCTCTCCTTCGTTACTACCTCCTCCTTGCTCTAAATATGACCGTGTTAACCATAAATCCAATTCTTCATCACCAGATTCAAATTGTCCTATTTGAAGAGGAAACTTATCAACTTCATGATCTCCTATTCCTAAGAATAAGATAGCAGGATGTTGTACACCTCCTTGAATAATAGAGCTAACCATTTTAGGTAAACCCTCTTGTATCAGGTTTTGTGGTATCATTCCCATACTTGCTGTAAAGTCCAATGCTAAAATAATAGGAAAAGAGACAGGATTTACATCACTGTCTCTTGCTTCCCGAAGAAAAATTCCTTGAGATTTCATACTATCATGTGCTTTCTTTTCAGCTATTTGAGTAAAATTCTGTGCAATAGTATTAGTATAAAAAGCATTTACACTTCTAGTATTCTCAGCATTTGAAGCACTATATACTGTGCCTCCCATTATTCTACTTCATAGGTATGACCAAACAAATAGTTGTATCGTTTTTTAGCGATACTTAATTTGATTGTTTCATTATGCATCAATAAAGCTGTGGCCAAATCTTCATCTTTAACTTGCCCAGCGTCAAAGTCTTTACCCATAACCAATGATTGGCTATTAGTAGGAGAAAAGTCAAAGGCATTTGTTTGTTGCCTTTCTAATCTCTTAATTACAATTCTTTTGTCTTCAATTTCTCTTTTGTAGATCATCTCCAAATCTTCAGCAATCGCGTCACCACGTTCTAATCTGATTTGTTTATTACTTCTACTTAAAGATTCTTGTACAAATCCTTTTTTTACTTCTACTGTTTCTTCTGTGTCTTTAGACATAATTTCTAGTTTTTATTAAATTATTTAATGATTGTTTAAAAAAGATAAAAGAGGAACCCTATCCTCTTTTATCAAAATGAAGAGTCTAACCCCTTAGACTCTTCTAAAATTCTAAGTTAGAATTATTTTACTACTCCTTTAGTTAAACGTGCAATACGTTTAGTTCTAATAGCTTTTTGTTTGTTGAGGTTTTCCAGTTTTTCTTTGTGAACTTCTTTAGCTTTAGTGATTTTTTCTTCAAATCCTAAGACAAGTCCTTCAGCTTTATCAATTGCTTCAAGATAAATTTCTTTATAGACACGTTGAGCAGCGTTGTCTTTTAAATCTTTAGGATCAATAGATGTGTAAGCCTCTTCAACGGCAGTTTGAGCATCTTCCAAATCATCATTCATTCCTCTAAGTTCTGTTTTTAGATTGTGTTTGGCATTGGCAATACTCTGGTCAATGGTTTCACTTTCACGTTCCAAGGCTTTTGCAGTTCTTTGAACGAAATTTTCTACTTTTCCATAATCTCCTAAATTTAATGCTACTACTACAGCATTAACAATTGCAAATTTACTTAACTTTTTTACTTCTCTTGACTGTGTCATTTTTAACGGTTTTATTTATTATTAATTTACTTTTTTACTTTAATTGTTCTATCTTTTACAGATTCTAATTCAATGATTAATTCTGGATTATCTTTAACAAATTTATCATTTTTATCAGGTATATGTTGTGATTTAACTACTCTATTTTTTATTACAGGTTCTTTAATATTTTTTTTACCTTCTTTAAGGTCAAAATCAAAAATATTTTTTTTAGCTTTTCTATCTGTTAAAGCATGTACATAAGGATCTATTCCTCCTATATGCCTAGAAGGATCAAATACACCTAAATTTCCTTGATGCATAAAAATACCCTCTCTAGTTGCAGATCTAAGGCCTTGAGGGCTTCTTTGTCGTTGTATCTGATGTTTATGAAATGCACTTCCTAATTTATTTATTGTTTTTTTTGTAACCTCAATATCATCTTTATGCACTTTATATATTCTTCCCTGTGGATAACGATTATAAAATTCAATATCACAATGTGGACCAGGATATACTCCTATAATAAGTCCTATACAACCACGCGTATAATCATATCCCATTATATCTCTAGTAACTATTACATGTTCACCAACTCCAAAATTCTTAGAATATTTTCTTCTTTGAATTCTTAAATCTTCAGGAGAATTAGTAACAGGTCCCGAAGCATAACGTAAATCTTCAAATTTGCAAAAATATCTAACCTCTTTTATATCTGAACCACTTGCATCATAAAAACCAATATTTAGCATATTGTTTGAATCTACTACCCATCCTATTTGTCCTACTAAATGTTTGATTTTTAAGTTTTCAGTATATATAAGTTTAACGGCATCTCCAGTATTGAAAGAGTGTTGAGCAACATAAGAAACATCACTACCACTACCACTATCACTACTAATATTACTTAAACTTATACTTCCTGTAGTTCCTACATCTGTAAGAATACTTTCTGTTTCTTTTAATCCTTTATCATAGGCTTCTCCTTCTTTTCCTCTTTTAATAAGTTCTATGTCTTTATTACTATAATTGAATTTATCCTCAAGTTCAATAGTTAAACCATTATCATGTCTAACTGTACCTAATGCTCCAATATGATTTTTCATACTTTGTACTTGAGTACTGTGTTTTATACTAGTTACCATAACTTCATCTCCTATAAAATATTTATCCCTCATTTTATCAGGATCAGGTGGTCTAGGAAAAGAACTAGCTATGACTTCTTCTTTATCTAATAATTTCTCAAATCTTTCTGTTTTTTCTACATCTACTTTGTCTTCTTCATCTTCATCAAAACTACTACCAAATTTTTCAGATATAAAATGTGTTAAATCCTTATACTTATACCTAGGTTTGCCAGAAGTAGCAAAAATTGTCCAATAACTAGATCTACTCCAAGCATATCCAGCATTTCCTGGTTCTTTTAAATCTGAATTACATCTATCGGCTAAAAAGTGTCCTAACTCTGATTTAGCATCATCACACCATCCTTCAATAGGAAATTTAGCTAATTTAACTACTCTATCTGAAGGTAAATCATTGAATTTTCTTTCAAGTTTAAGTCCTCTATTTTCTACTGCTTGCCAAAAATTATTGATTTCTTTTTTTGTAGCAGAATAAACATTATAAGAGAAACGATTAAAATCTCCATCACTTACAGCCATTATAGAGGCATCACTTGTACTCCAATATGCTGTACTATGTGTTGTTTTTTCTCCTACTTCTTTTACTTGTGCAATATAATCTGAATAGGTACTTATATTAAATCTATATACTTCTCCAACAATTAAGTCTTTATGTTCTAATTTTTCCATTATGATTTATTTATAATTGTATTTTAAACAAAAACCTCCTTTAATATCACTAAATATTAAAGGAGGAAATTATTATGAATGAAATTCATGAGGCTAAAATTGCGTAACTAGCCTAGTTTAAAGAACATTTAAATATACAAATTTTTTTATAATATTTAATATTCTTCTATAGATTTCTTTTGAATATATTTTGTAAAATGCTCAAAATCTTTGAAATCTTCAAATTTATAATCTTTATAACTTTGTTTAATATATGCTTTACCTTTAATAATAAAACGATGTCGCCAAGCTTTTACATTATTTTTTGTATCTTTGAAACTAGAAATTGATTCATTTGGCGATAGTCTCTTATACTCCAATGTTAATTTTGTCATATTCAAGGTTTTTATGTGAATAAGGAAAGGGTCTAATTAGACTCTTTCTTCTTTATAATACTTCTTCTTCAGTGGATAAAAATTCATTAATTGAATTATTAACCATCTTACCTCTTTGTTTTTCTTCAATAATATATTTTACTACATCTAATTTGTCTTGGTTTATATTAGTAGATTTTCCTCCAAGTAAACTATCTTCATGCTCTTTTATATCTTTCATAATAGTTTTACCTATCCTATCTAAAGATTGTAATGATAAATCTAATAAATCTTCAATAGTTAAATTTCCCTTTCTTGAAGGAAATCTGTATTTGTTTCTTACTGCTTTTTCAAAAATGTTCATATTGTTTTAAGTTTTTAATTAATTGAAAAGAGAGCAGGACTCGAACCTGCGACCACCTCTTCCGTAGAAAGGAGCTCTAACCAACTGAGCTATCTCTTTTATTTACTATTGTCCAGGGAGTATGATTTGAACATACGACCTCTTTCTGTGTATGATACGAAAGTGCTCTGAACCGAACTGAGCTATCCCTGATTTTAAAATTATTCTAAGAGGCTTTGTTTATACTCACTCATTGTCTACTATATAGCTGTAACAAGGCTTCAATGACTATATAGAGTGTTTACTTTGCGAAGTCCCTGTGCTTGCCGTTTGTGAGACAGGTATAATTTAATCATTTTACCTCTTCATGCCTGAACCTCTTAGAATAATTCTTTGTCGGAAGGAGTCGATTTGAACGACTGACCTCTTGTATATGGTAATCCCGACAGGATTTTAACCTGCGACCTCCTGATTAAGAATCAGGTGCTCTAACAACTGAGCTACGGGATTGGCAAGTGCTCTACCAAGCTGAGCTACCTTCCAATTTGTTGGAAAAACAGGATTTGAACCTGTGGCCTTCATTATGTTGAACCCAACGTCCCTTACGAGACGTTGCTGGAGTCGAACCAGCCTAGAATGACGCTCTACCGAACTGAGCTATTTTCCAATTTGGGGAGTATCGTTTCTCCCCAACGTCTTATGCTGCCTGTCTTACAGGAGCATAAAAAAGTGTAATAACTTTTCCAGTTATTGGTTTATCATTAATACCCATTTACTTCACTTTACAACTGTCAAAACCCTTCGTCCCCATATGACACAGGAAAATACTATTATAGGCTTTTATTTAAGTATCTATTCTCACGTATTCTAGCTTCAAGGAACCTGTGTCTGTAACGGCAGGAGTGTTATTCTCGATCAACTTAATGTAGGCGAGCACTCCCAAGAGTGGAGACGCTGGGAATCGAACCCAGGTCCAAATTGCTAGATTCATAACCTAACAGTACTAATAATGTTTTAAAAACTCCTATGCCTGACTAATACAGACCGTAAACCGTATCGTTTAGATAGGAGTTAAAAGTATTTCTTTGTTTTCCTTGACTTACTACGTCTGTAGCTGTGGCTTATGCCTTGTCTCCTTCAAAAACTGTGGTCACAATATCAACTACGTTATTATTGACGGCAGTTTCATATACGGGACTTATACGTCATCTGTTTTCCCAAAATGCTTTATTTCTTTTACTTCACCTGTACCAATTATTTTTCGATAGCTTTCATCTTTAATTTGTTTCTTATACCAATTTAAATAATGTCCTTGATTATCAAATTCATATATTTTATTCTTAAAGCCTCCTGCAGTCATTTTAAAATTTACTCTTATTTTAAGCATAAGTATGAATTTTAAGGGTAAAGTATTATAACTTTACCCTAATTTTTATCTATACTTTTTTCCTAAATTAAAAAAGAATAGAAATACTTTATTAAATCTATCATATAACCAAGAACCTATTTGTCTTATAAAATCAGTAAGTAACCAATTAAACAACGATATAGGCCAAAGTGACCACCATCTTAAAACATTATCTTTTAATCCTTCAGATAATTTTTCATCTTGTTCTTTTAAATTTTGTTTTATCTTTTCTTCTGAGATTATTCCTATACCATTATATACAAGTTTCTTATTTCCATAAAGAAAAGCTCTTATTAATGCAAATACTGCACCTATAAGAAAATAATATCCTATTCTTTGCAAAGTTATAAAGGTAAATATTTTTATATCCCCCCAAAAATATACAATGACAATAAATATCATTATAGATGATATAGAAGATATTGACCTTTCATGAAAATCCAAATAAAACAATAATGCTAACAATACTAAAGTACATGCCCAAAAAGCTACTACATTCCCAAATAGTGATACTTGGGGTAAAAATTCATTAACTGTTTCCATATTTTAAAATTTAATTTTTAATAATCGTTTAAATTTACCCTCTACTCTTAATATAACTTCAGATGCTATAGTCTCACTGAAACCAATTCCTGATAGTTGATCCTGAGAAGCAACAACTGACATCTTATTTCCCATCACTTCAAACACCTTTCTATTCTCATTAAATTCTGATTTTAAGAATTCATTAAAGAATGGTCTAACTACTTCATTGTTAACACAACCATCTAACATAAACATAAAGTGTTTATTACCAGTACCAATACCTTCCCAGTAGTTAGGAGACAAAAGTAAGTGTTTTACTTTAATAAAACTATTAGTTTCTAATCCCCATTTTTGTTTAACAGCTACTTTGGAATCAACTTCCTTAGAAAATGTTATCCCTTTGAAGCTATCATACATGATGTCTATTATGGCTTGTTTAAATCCTGCTTTAGGAGACTTATCAAAGTGCATATCAGTGATATTACCATCATGTTCAATTTGTATATCAAATCCTACATCAACAAGTTCTCTTCTGCTATATTGATTAACCATAACCCTGTATGTACCATTGTCCATAGTGTGTTTATCAGGAAAGATAATATTTTCTACAGCCTCACGGGTGTTTCCTCCTCCTGCATTCATATCAACATCAAGGTTACCTTTTGTACGTCGGTCTACTTTATTTGAAAAGTAAATCTCATTACCTTGAGGTGTTACAACATGTAAATCAAGGTCATCAAAGTTATACCAAGATAGTGATGCACGTAATTCTCCTGTTACTTGTCCACCTGCTCGTTTGACACGTTCCTTGATACTATCAGTGATTCCTCCTGTATACGACCATGAAAACAGGTTATTCCATTGAAACAGACTTGTTGCATCCTTGTTTTCACCAGTTATCAAGCTACATAATTTTGCTAAGTGATTGTTCTCTAGAAATAATTCTATACTCTTTGCAGTAGGAAGTACATCACTGATAAATTTCTCTATAGTAATTTCTTCTACTTTCTTAAGTGTCTTGACATTGATGCGTTTCTTACTTTCAGTAGACATCTCATCAAATACATCAGTCAATTCGCTACTGCGATCAACAAATAAGAAATTTTCTGCACTAAGGTCAGTCTCAATAGCAAATCTTCTCTCCAAGGAGTCAAGAAGTCCTAACTCAGTAAGTTTAGCTTTAGCATTTTCTATCATACGAGGAGTAATAAGTGCTGTAGGCCTTTTATAATTAGTAGGTGCAACAACAGCTTCAAATTTAGTTACAGCCATGTCTAATTCCATACCCTCACTTAAGTTTACAAGTAAGGTACCAATAGATGTGTTTCGGATACCAACAACAGGTTCAGATACACCAGATACACTTTTCCAAGTAAAGTTTACACGTTCATCTTCATCTACTATATTACGATAATCAGTTAAAACACCTATAAAATCATTAATCATGTGAGTATAAGTATTACCTCTATATAAACTTCCCTGAGCTATAAGCTCATTTACAGTCAATAATGCATCAGGTTTTAATTCCTTAAGAGCTCTTTCAAACATCTTCCTATTTGTTCTGAATTTACCACGCTTTTTGTCTATTAATCCATTCTCTACAAAACGAGATGGCGTCATAAAATATAAATGACTCCATGTAATAGTATCTGCACCATTCCTATTCTCATCTACACCACAATGCTTATCATCTGTTAAGAAGATATCAGTAATAGGTAAGCTATGAATATATAATGCTATTTCATCTATACTTGACTGAAATTCTGCAGGTGCATCAATGTTGTCCCAAATGCTGACTCTCTTGTAGCCTTCAATAGCGACAATACCAGCATACTTACGTAAGAAACCTTTACAATTATTGCAATTATGTTCTTGTTTGTGATCATCATGGAAACTTTCTAAATATTTTTCCCATACCTTATCTTTACTAATTTGAGTATAAAATAATACATCACTATTCTCAGCCATTTTATCAAAGTTGGCTCTAACTTGTCTTTTTAAGTCTTTAAACATTTTTTAAGATTTTAAGGTTTTTATTTTATATTTTCTGTGAAATTGTCATCAAGGGCTATTTTTAACCACTCTTTAAGGGAAAGCAAATATAATGTACGACATACATACAATATACTTTCCTGTCTGCTTATTTTATACCAACCTCCCTGACCTTTCATAAAGCATTTAGATGCATTATTGTATATTAAAAAACTATCTAACATACGCGTATCAGTAGGTGGTTTTTTAGGATTTACTTTTTTAAAAGCATCCCTATGCCATATTTTAGTAATCATCTTAAGTTAATTTATTTCAATTACTGGAAGTGCTAAAATAGATCCCTTCAAAATCATACTACCCATATTAGTAGCAAACCATTGTCTGATACGTGGTTTTAACCCATAAGTCCAAGTATCATCTTGTGATTTATATACTTTAGCAACTGAATAGGATATTACCTCATATTGTTGAGTTTTTCTATTCCAATCATAAGTACTATATTCACTATCAACACTTTTTATATAAAACTTAACCATAGAATTCCAATTCAATGGTATATTTGATTTTAAACATTTATGAAGAACTTTTAATAAAGCTTGTTGTTTTACATTCAATTGATTATTGATACCAACACTCATTAAAGAAATTGCTTTCCCATTCAACGTTATTATATTACTCATAATTGATTTTATTTACATTCATTACACGTTACATTCAAAATTGTATGCTCTGTTATTTTTTCACAAAAAGGACACTTCATTTTACTCATTTCTTTGTGATATGTTCCAACAAGAACAGATATTTCTTTATATAAATTTATTCTTAGTTTTTCTTGTTCAGTATTAATACCATTTGAAGGTAAATACTTATCCAACAATTTTGATACTGTTATTGCTATAGTCATATTATTTAACAGGTTTCATTACTTGAGCTAACCAATATGGTATTTCAAGAGTGCTTTCGCATTGATTTATTGTACATTGAGATTTCGGAACCCAAAATCTATACACATCTTCGGCGACTTTAATATCCATAAGCCATGCCTTTTCAGTTTCAACGATTATTTCTGTTATATCTCTGATGATAGGGTCTCTTTCTTGTTCTAAGTATACTCTACCAGATGTATTATTAGGGCCACATTCGTCGTAATAACCACCATAGTCATCAAAACCGTAATCTGAAGGGATATTGTATCCCATTTCTTCTGCAAAACTCATATTTTTATTTTAAATAGAATTAATTAACCAATCCCTAGCATACCTAGGAAGAGTTGATTTATTTTGTTTTATTAATTCAATCTCATCAAAAATACCTCTGTTTGTGCGAAGTAAATGATGAATTACTTTGTTTCTAATGAATAGAAATCTATTATGTGTCTTATGCACTTTTCTCTGCTCCTTTGTATAAGGTACAGTAGACCATGATTTACCATCAGGTTTTGTAAATACTCCTAATGGTTCATAAGTCAAAGAGTCCCCATTCTTATCTGTCCAACCTGATATAAACATATTAATTTACTGTTTTTTCATCTACAAGTGTTAAATCATCTATATAGCGACCATTTTGTCTTAATAAACTACCAATACCACAATAATCATATTTAGGATTCATAATAGCTTTTTTATGTAAAGGAGAACCAAACCAACCATAACCATTTCTAATTACTTTACCATCTTTATCTAAAATTGGTTCTCTACCTACAACTGTTAAAGGAGTTCTATAATATTTATTAATTAAATCAGCACTACCATCTGCACCATCTATTTTTAATTCAAGTGCTTCATTACGTGATTCTTTATGATCTATTTGATTAAGAGTATCCATTTCTACTACTCTGCCTTGAGCTTTTGTCATTATATTATAACAAATCTTATATGGTTTTCTACCACGTTTAACAACTTCTTTATTTAATAATATAAATATATCATGTTGTCGTTTTAAATTATCTGCCCATGCTACAGGTTCACATGGAAATATTATATTAGGTATTGGTTTATTCTTTTTTCTAAATCTTAAATAATTCTTGATTACTAAATAGGCTATTAAACCTAAAGCAAATCCTATAATAAAATATTGATATACTGGCATAATTTTTTAATTTTAAGTTAAAATATATCCCTACGATGAGAATGTGTTAATTTTTGCATTCTCATTCCAGGATATAGATGAATGTTATCTCGAAGTTCTTGTTCTGTATTAAATCGCTTTATTATCTCACCAACATCTCCATCTCTTACTATGTATCTTTGCATCCTTGAATGATGTCTACAAAAATAATGTGTTCCATTAAAATAAGTAGCAAGTGTAGTACATGGTGATTTACCTCCTTTGCCCCAAGGAGTGTGATGTTGTTTCATTTTACAACATATAATATTAGTTGTATTATTAAATAATTTCATCATTTAATCTTCTTCTTTAAAATCTCCATCAGCGTCACAATGACTTGGTGGATAACCGTGTTTTCTAATGTTCCAATGTCTTAATGGTCTATTAATAGCTATTATTAATACTTGTGCAGGAATACCTAACATCATTCCTACCATTATCCAATAACCACAAAATTTCCAAAATCCTCCACTTACAGATTCTATTATTATTTGATGTATTATTTCCATAATCAAAACCAATTTCCTTGTGAATCTTGTAATACTGCTTTACTACATCTTGGACACTTTCCTGTAGAAGAGCATCCATTAAATCCTATTATTTCAGGTCGTTTATGCCATCCCCAAAAGGAACAGAACCATTTATTATCAGAATAATAATTAATGATTAGCATTGGTAGACATATAATTATAAGTATTGGTAGCATCCACCATCTTATATCTGATAATTCTTTTTTAATTGTTCTTGTTTTCATAATTTAATTAAATTTAAAAACCACCATAGTATGACCATATCCGACTAACTCGAGTATAATGGTTTACCTCTTGCGTGGACTTTACTATGGTGGAATATTTTATAATTTAGATAATACTTTTTGTAAATGATATCTTCCATTGTTTCCTTGTTCTTGGTCAAATAACATAAGGGCCGCGGCAATTGCAAAGCCATCAATAGTTCTGAGAGTACCAGTGTCAGGCATTTTATGTTGCTCATTACATTCCTTAGGATCATCTACACTATTGTACAATCTACATATAGAAGGTCTGTAATCATATACTTTGCATTCACCTTTATCATCTAACAAAGCACAACGCTTATCTGCATATTTTAACCTATGATGAGGTTTATTATTTTGTCGTTTAATTAATTCCTTATCAATAGATATCTTAAATTGTTTAATAGCTGAATAAATAACAGTAGACTCTACATATGATAGCTCAATTTCTCCATAGCAACAAAAATGACATCCTACCTTACATGAAATTTTCGCTGTAAGTCCTGAGCCATCATTAGTGGCATCGATATATTTGTGCGCATAATCTGTGACTCCCTGGGGACCATGTTTCTTATAAGCCTCATGAAATACAGGAGCTATTTGTATAGCCTTAGCTGAAATCTCTTTAAAATTCTTTTCTAAGAAATCTTTAATACCTTTTTTCTTACTCATTGTTTAATAAATTTTTAATTATCCATCTTAATCCTGGTTTCTTCCATTTATTTTTCTTTCTGATAAGTAAATTATTAGCCTTAGGAAAATAGTCTATAATACCATATTTAAATGTAGATATACTATAACTACCATTATTTCTATATACTACAGGATATCGCATCTCAAGAGGCTTTAACCAACCATCTACAAATTTTTCACTCCTGCTTTCACGGAGAGCTTTACATAAGATGCCAAGGGCTTTAAGATCATTTTCTTCCATACTTGCTTCTAATTCCAACGCTTTAGATTTTTTCATATCGTAATAATATCTTTTGTAAACAATTTCTCTGCTTCATATTCAGCTATACGATACATATCTTTAAGCTTTAATGTAAAATATGTTTCTTTAAATATAAGACTTGCAGTAGTTTTTTTAAATTCTACATTAAGAGGATTTTCAATGGATTTAACCTTATCATTTGCCCTGTATGCAAGAATATAATTTAAACATTTTAAGAATTCCTTTAAAGTAATATTTTCTTTTAAAATAACCTTAGGTGTCCATTTTGTTAATTTGCTAAATACTAATGTAATGACAACTTCATTATCTTTTACACTAGCTTTAGTATTAAATAAGTCTGCTTTTTTCATGATAGTTTTAAGTTTTTAATTATTAAAAAAGAGTAGATCACGCTCAATATAGGAGGTGTGTACAGCTATATTTTAACTGTTGGTGATTTTAGAAGTAACTACTCTTTTAAGTTTTTTGAAAAGACACCTTCTGTCTTAGGATTTAGTATGTTTTATAATTAAAACTCCAACGCAACGCTAGAAAAAGATAAATTAAAAGTGTTTTAGGATAATAGGCCATCACGTCCTCGTCACAGACTCTCGCACTAATTTCAACTACTAAAGTTACTCCTTCTCTATTGAGTGGGACATCTTAGCAATACTTACCATTCTGGTTCTTTTTAGAGTTTTAATGTTAATCAATACCTCTTGACGAACTCGCCTCTAAAACACCTTATTTATTGTTCTCGCCAACCTTTACCATATTTAATGTTAATTGTTTGACGACATTCATTAACAATTACATTTTCATTCTTATCAGGATTAGTAAATTTAGTTTCCTTAATTAAAATAGCTAACTCTTTACGAATTACTTTAGTTCTTTTAGAATATTGAGGACTATTATAAAATCCTCTCATCATAGTACGTGGAAATCCTTCACCTCCACCTAACCATTCTCCTGTTTGTTCATCAACATCTCCATTGATGATATCATCTGCATTATCTCCCATAATATTTTATTGTAAACCAAACAAGGTATCTAATATCCATACTAATGTCATAACACCAACAACAATAATTAATGCTAATATCCATTGATTTTTTTGTTTTTTATTCATAAGTCAAGTTGTTTTAAGGTTATGTCAACTATTTCAGAAATAGTTAAACGTGGATTGCTTTTAGCTATTAATATACAAGCTACTATTACATTAACAGGATCATCATCTTCTGCTTTATCTAATAATATAGTAATGGCTCTTTGTTGTAATTCATCTGTGGTCATCTTTTGGTTTTTTTACGTTTCTTTTTACGCTTAGCTTTAGCTTTGCGTGCTTGTTGTTCTTTTTGTAATTCTTTAGTAGTTCTTAAACTCATAATTATTGTTTTTGAAATAGAAAATCATCATTAAATTTTTCTTTATGTAAAGAAGATGCTATAACCATACCTCTTACCATACTATCATATCCTCCTTTACGTAACAATCTGCGTTCAGCTTCAAACATATTAACTAACATATCCTCCCCAGGAGGAAGAATAACATCATTAACTTTAATGCAGTGAAACTTACGTTCAATATCATTATAGTCTATCATGTCAATAGCTACAGCTTTATTATCAATAATAAGAGCTGATTTAGTACTATCATTCAATTCTAATGCTCTAAATATTTTACCTTGTAATTCTTCAGGTGTATGCATTACTGCATGTTCACATTTAGCATCATTTTTTACTAATACATATCCTGTTATATCTCCTAACATAATTATTTATCTTCGTTTTTATTATCTAATCCATCACAATTATCAGACTGTGCACGCATTTGTGATACTCTTAAATCAATGATAGTTTTAAGTGTACCTAATTTTTCACATTCAAATCCATTAACTCCAACAGTTAAATATCTACAACATTTTTTACCTTGACCTATTTTACAAGTTTCAGTCATATATTCATTACTTATTCTCATAATTATTTCAAGTTTTTAATTATTTAAGGTTATTTTTAATCCATTCATTTATACCCCATTCAGATATTTGTTCTCCATGACATTTATTTAATAATATTATCACTTCCTCTTTAGACCAACTATCCTTAACTGAATGAATAGTAATAGTATTATCTGAATCTACTTTGAGATTTCCTGGATAAGTATCCATATCAAATGAATCAGCACACATTATTGTATGATATTCAACCATGACTTCATTAATACCACCTTTTCTAACATATTTATCAATAAACATTTGATGTGGTTGAGGTAATTTACCGTTAGAACCAGCTACAATTTTACCATCAACTGCCATAGTTTTAAAAACATTAAGACTAGAATCAGTAGTAGCTATAATCTTTCTACAATCTTCACAATGCCAACCTAAAGTTTTACCAAGTTGTCTACCATCTATATCATAATGACAATTAGCTTGACCTACTTCTCTAGTACTTGTCACTTTTCCTATAAAATGAGAATTATAATCAGGATTATTATAGCCAGCTACATCATAAGTTACCCAATCATCCTTTTCAATTCCATCATCTGTTACAAAATATAAATGTACTGCATGCCAATTTTCATTAGTAAACAAATCTTTTCTAGTTTTAATAGCATGCCCTGTTTTGGATTTATATAAATCACTATTATTAGTTGTTGGTAACATTATTACCTTTGCTCTTTTAAGTTCCATGTATTTATTAATTTTTAAGATTAATTAGTAGAGGAAACTGGGCAGCAACCACGCATACCCAGAACCTTCCACTAATAAGATTAAAGAGAAGTGATAGTTATATAACCAGGCTCTCCTTCGCGTAAAATATTTCTTACCCAATTGGCAAAAGACATATCCTTAGGACAACGTCGTTTAATGTGCTCTTCTTCATTATATTTCTTCACAGACTTTAAAATGCCTGGTGTACAATCAGGACATACAGCTTTAGAACCAAATTCTACTCCTCCTGATTCATCACTGTCGGTATAGTCCTTATTACAAAGGTCACAATTGACCTTATCTCCTAATATTACTGTTTTATCCTTCATAATTCAATATTTCTGGTTCTTTTATAATAAGAGTAGTAATATCTCTAACATCTGTATAAGTTAGACCAGAACATGCATTAATAAGGTCTAAAGTATGACCATCTTTCCTAGCTATTTCACTAGCTATTCTATCTATTGTCATAAATAGTACATTAAATAATAAGTCCTTGTCTAATCTTTCAGTAGCATTCATGCCATCCTGGAATTCAGCTATTTTGTCAATTCTTGCTAATAAATATATGTAATACGCATTTTTATTCATAATTTAAATTTAAATATTCTTATTTCTTATTATTTTTCTACTACTTTCCCATGCCTTATTTATCAACGCACTCGCATGTGTTGCTGTAAATGATAAGGGTTCTACCTTATAAATAACAACTTCTTTGTTGAGTGCAGTCTGATATGCAATCTCTCTTAGGATATCATACATTGATTGATCCTTTCTGTCCCCACTGGAGCTCACTGATGCTATTGCATAACATTCAGCTAACATTTGAAGTGGTTTCTTTGTCTTAGTGCCATTATTGACTACAACAATAACTTCTAAATGTTCTAATAACATGTAGAGGTATTGATTATAGACTTCTCTAGCAGCACATATACTGGCTATTTGTTCTAATCTATCGTTAAGATCTATCATCCTATGTAGGTTTTTCGGTCATCATATTATCTCTCGCTTAGAATCATATCTTAAATTAGCATAATAAAATGCATGCTTAAGGGTAATTAATAAATATACACTCACAATAAGATTCATTAGAAACATCAATGATGCATAATAATTCTCTTCATAAGTAGCAAGAGTAAAATATGTATTCATTGTTATCAATATTATTAAAATCATTATCTTAAAAGTATGTATAATATAAGCCCTTTTCATTCTTTTTTTAGTCTTTATATAACTCATGTCTTTTTAGTTTAAAGATTAGCATACTTCCATCTGATTTAGGACTACAATGTTCACTGAATAGCTTACAAAGAGTACTCTTATCATCAAATTTACAACCTTTACATATTCCAGAAAACCCGTCCTGGATCTCCTGTCTGTAAATTTGACCTCTGTATTTAACTTCTTTCATTTAATGTATTTTAGAATTTATTTAGTCGCTGATAATATGGCATTAATAATAAACCCAATACTACACACACATATTATGCAGTATCAGGTTTATAATAGCAGACTTAGTCTATTTTCAGTATTTATCTATATTTTATCTAATGATTATAAGAACGAAAAGGGAGGTTGTTGTCACCTCCCTAAAATATGTCTACATTGGTTCCATAATCATTAAGTATTAGTTGCTTATCTAAGTTTCTTGATCAGATGTTGAAGAAATATTATCTTCTCTCTGTTTATAGCTATATTAACTGTGTTTGAATCAGGATTACCATCATAATTCCACCAAGGTACATCTACAGTTAAAACTTCATCATTATTTCTAAATAAAGGTAACTCAAATATTACCTTATTCTTAACCTTTGTAGGCATCTCACCATGTAAATAAACTAGAGCATTCGGTAATATTCTATCATTCAATCCACATTTTGCTTTATAGCCTTTATCATTGTATTTACAAAGATCTCTGTCCATATTACATAAGAAATTAGTACCACTAACTAAATGTTTCTCAATATAAGAGATGTACATTAAGTACACCTCTTGTATTTCTACGCGTTCTTTCTTTAAATATCTCATACACAATTCTTTAAAGATAATATACTAGGAACATAAAGTATCCTGACTCTTTTATGATGTCTCTTGCGTTTAATCCTTTTCAAAGCATAATGTCTTATCTTAGCTATCAAAGGCTGATGAGTAATATTCAATTGCACATGTTCTACTTTATCAGTTTCCATTGCTCGAACAAACTGCTCGTCGTGGGTAACGAGCATAGTTCTATTGAATTCAAACTTGTGATATTTCTTAGCATTGTCATTTAATGCTGTGCCCAAGTATACAAGGTCTTTTAAATCGGTAGTATCTAATACTATTGTTTTCATTTGTGGTTTAGGTTTTTAAGGAATTTAATTAATATTCATCTAAATGATCGTACTCTTCCTGTATGTATTTATCCTGTTTAGAGCGACATTTGCTGCAAACATAATAAACAGGCCCATTTAAGCCTTCTTCAAAGTCACGTATTGGTGTTAAATGTTTTTTATGCTTACACCAGTCACATATTTCGTCTTCTTGCTTGTCTTCGTCTTTCATACACTTCGACACACAACTATCACAATAATAGTGATATTCTGCTCCAAAGGAGTCAGTTTCTCCTTGCAACCTGTTAGTCACTAAAGAGGTACATTCACAATTGTATCCATCACACACTTGGTCTAGTGTATGGAATTTAATAATATCTCCAGGTAGTCCCATAACTATTTAATTCTAACTGCAGTTGCATATTGATACCTAATACCTGATGATGCCGTTGCACCTTTAGGCAATGTTCCCTTATACTTGCCATACAATGTAGTTCCACTACGAGATGACAACATTACTACTACAGTATCACCTACTTCAACGACTGAGTGTGTGTCTGTTACTGATGTAATTCTTCCTGAAGTTACTTCTTCAACTATAATGTACCTACTATGACATGCTGTTAACATGAATACAAGAACTATTATTAAAAGGTTTAATCTTTTCATTATTAGTGGTTGTTTTTAGGCTTATTAGTGTTAAAAAGGTCATTTACAGCCTATAAATGTCCTAATTGTTCCTAGTATACTACTAGTGAACATAATTACTTGATACTATTCTATTAATGTCTTAATGCTATGCTTACCCCATGAATATGTATTTTGAACAATTCTTAAATACACTTTAAAGGTGGATGAGGTCATGCCTCTGAGCACGAACTTACACACAAACACACAGTATTTCGTGTGAGATGAGCTAAATTCTATTGCATTATTCGCAACAAGTAGCTGATTTCTCCCGAGGGAAATATGTAAGATTCGCAATGAAAGTCCAAATAGCTGAGAATAGTGCAAAAAGAGGCTTAAAATGATGGAAAGGTCGCTCCACCCCACCCCTGGGCTTGTAAATCCCTATATTGCTCGCGTAATGTTGGCACGATTCGTTCTCGTTACAAGTATCACGAACTGTTGGCACGTTATCTCTCAATAGGTAAAAGAGAGAGCGTGGGGAACTCTCTCTGTTGAGGACAATCAATTACAATGACCCGTCCAATACTTTACTCAAAATACCACTATCGCGAAGAGCTGTTGGGTCTGCTGAGAACGTATTGGGATTAAAGATTGCAGACTTGAACTTATCCATTCGTTCGTAGTCGTGGTCTTTTTTAGAAACAATAGTGTTGATTTCCCAACGGACTTCAGGACGCTGTTCATCGTACTCTGTAGCCTTTAAGGTGCGACCCGAAACGACTGATGTAAGTACAAAAGAGTGAACATCTTTGTTAAGAAAGTCTTTGATGAACTCTCTGTCGTCCGAAATGAAAGGTATTTCAAGACTACCCTTTTTGTAAAGAAAGGCGTCAAACCCAAGTGGATGTTTCTTAACTGCCGAAGGTTTAGTGTACTGACGATTGTATTTGTGACGAACGTTGGTAATCTGTTCACGACCAATTACAATATCAATGCCGTCGTCTGTCGGAACAGTAGGTGCAGGTCTTTTAACTATTACTTGGTCGTCGGTGTAGGGTGATATAACACCGTCGTCCGTGGTTGGCACGATAGGTGTGCTTGCCACTATTGGTAATCCATTGTCTTTGGATAATTGCTCCAAAGTTTCTTTGTTGTCCGTCGACGAGTACTGAACATTGTTAGCGTCTAACTGAGCTTTTAATTGAGCTACGGTCATAATCGTTTATGATTTAAATTAATAAAATAAGAAAGAAGGTCTACCTACCATTGAAGGCGGGGCTACCCCAGTCTGCTAAATAATAGGTGGGGTTTGATTATGATGTACCCTCACCAAGTACACATACGACAATTTTTGGGGATCGGTATGGGGGTGTTATGAGATTGGGATATAAAATTTCTAACTAAATCTGTTAGCCAAATTTGAAATTTATAATTTTTTAAGTTATCTTTGGGCTAACTACATAAAATAAGATATGGAAGTACAGAGATTGAATAAACAAGTAAAGGACTCTTTTGCATTAGCCCAGAAGTATTATCAGATAATTAGTGTGCTGAATGATTTAGGGTTAGCCCAGGGAGAGATACAGTTAGTGGCGTATAGTGCGATAATGGGGAATATGGCTGATCCTACCTTGAGGAAGGCTTATTGTGAGCAGTATGGGACGACACCTGCGACTATTAATAATATTGTATATAGGTTGAAGAAGAAGAATATCTTTTTAAAGAAGGATAAGAAGATTTTTGTGAATCCTAGTTTGACGAAGTTAGATTTTTCTAAGGCAACGACGTTGGTTGTGAGCCTGACACTTCAGACAAAGCCTACAGTGAAAGATGAATAAACCAAGGACAATGAGTGTAAAGGAGCATGTTTATAGGATGGTCTCCCAGGAGCTAGATGTTCCTCATGATACTGTCAAGAGGGTATTGGACAATCAGTTTCGGACTGCCCTCAGTGCCTTGAAGGATAATAATTCTTTAGAGATAGCAGGGTTTGGGAAGATACTTATGAACAGGCACAGGTTACGAAGTCACATCAGGCGTCAGAAAGAAGTAATTAAATATTATAAGAAGCAGATAAAGGATTCTTTAGTAAAGGAGACAGTAAAGGTAGATTTTAGAGAAAGATTAAAGGTAGAGATCATAGAGTTGAAAGATTTAGAATTAAGAGCAATTAAATACGATCAGACTCATGGAAACAATGAAAAGTAGTATAGAGGAAAAGTTAGCTAAGGCTAACAAGCTACTCTCAGAAATAGCTGAGGGGTGGAGGAATCATGCAATCCCACCAAAGAATCTCGAAGGAATTATTAATTCTGTCAGTAAGTACAGGGTTACTATATGTGAGACTTGTCCGTTTCACAGTAAGTTTCACAGTACACCTTTAAGACCTGATAATCACTGTACGGATTGTGGGTGTACTTTAGCAGCTAAAACAAAATGTTTATCTTGCAGGTGTCCTTTAGGGGATCCTAAATGGGTAGAAGTACAAACTTAAATAATATGATAGCGAGTAGTAGTAGTTATAGTGGTAGTACTTTAGATATTACAGATACTACAAGTAGTAGCGATTGTACAGCAACTGTTACGGAATATTATGATACGCCTTATTCTTATGTTAAGGAAGAAGAAGTAGAACAAGAGATATTACCTCCAAAGGTAGATATTTCATTTAAGAGTAGGAATATTTCATATAAGAACAGGCTTAATAGTAAAAATAAATTTAGAACCCATAGAACCAGAAACAGATGAAAACAACTGTAACAGTAAAGAAGATACCTACGGATGCTATTTTTGAGATTATGTTAAAGATGAGGGAAGCAGGTGTAGAGCATGTGAATTTTGTGTGCGAAATGACACCTACACAGGATAATGTAACTGTAGTAGAATACAGACCCACAGGGAAGGACTCTAATCAGCATACTTTAGATATAGATTTTGAAAATGTAGAAGAGCAACGTATAGATTATATTAAGAAAATTTTAAAAGGCGACAATGGCACCAGCAGCAGCTAAACCTCTACTTATAGAGTATGAATTAAAGTTCTTAGAGAAGAAACTTAAGGAATTAAAGCAGTATATTGCGGCTAATCCTTATAATAAATTAGATGACAGGACTGTTATCAGTGGGACTAAGAATTTTAAGGATGGGTCCACTTTTGATACTTATAAAATAGTAGCGACAAAAGAAGCCCAACGCAGAGATTTGACTTCGGCATTGAAAGATTATGCTGAAATTGTAAGGACTGTTGATGAAATGAGAACTCAGGAAGAGAAGAAGAAGATAGCTGTAAGGGGAGATGAGACATTAGGCTCTCAGGCTGAGAAATTCTTAGCCTCCAGAGAGAAAAAATAATATATGGAAGGTCTTAGCAATATAGAGTATAAAGATTTTTATTTAAATTCAGGTAGGTTACCTGATGAACAAAGCGCAGAATATAAGGAGTTTTATGAAATGCATAAAGGTTTTTGTATCGATGGGGTTATGATGGACGGTGTCTATATTAACCCTTTTCTTTATTGGCATCTGAATTTTTGGCACACGGAAGTAGATTTCGTAGATGCACGGGGAAGGATTTCCCAGAAGTATGCGAATCCTCTGATGAGAGATAATGAGTGGCTGATCACTAATGAGATCGATAGAGCACATCATGAAAGGAAAGGCCTCGTCTTATTAGGGATTAGACGTTCTGCCAAGTCTGTTATAGAAAGTTCCTATATTGGATGGGGTGCTACCTTTGATGAGAACTCACAAAATGTAATAGCAGGATTGAATGCTCCTGATATTAAATTGATCACTGATAAGTTAGATAAAGGACTCAACTTTGTACCTAAAGCGTGGAGGTGGCAAAGGGTAGAAGACAACTGGACAAAACAAGTTACATTAGGGATAAAAACAAAAGCTGGAGAAAGAATACCTTTTAGTCAAATATTAATTCGTAACTTAGACGGTGGTGCAAATGAAGAAGCAATTGCAGGTACAAAACCAAGAAAACTAATTATTGATGAGATAGGAAAGGGTAGTTTTTTGAGAGCACTCCAGGCAGCAATACCTGGGTTTACTACACCTTACGGGTGGGGTTGTTCTCCTATTTTGACAGGAACAGGTGGAGACATGAAAATGTTTCAGGACGCTAAAAGTCTGATGTTCGATGTAGAGAATTTTAACTTCCTTCACTATCAGAATGAGAAAGATACCAGAAGTTTTCATGGTTTGTTTGTAGGGCATAAGTATCGTATGGAGGCCAAAAGACCTTCTACGTTAGGAAAGTTTTTAGATAAACCTCTTGATAGTAACCTACACAAGATGCCAATGCTTGTAGGTGACTTTGATGAAGCTGAAAGAATTACAAATGAAAATTTAATTAGGCTAAAAAAAGCTGGAGACAGAGTAGCTTATTTAAAAGAAAAGATGTACTTTCCTAAGGAAGTAGATGATATCTTTTTGAATGAAGATACCAACATCTTTGATATAGAGGCTGCCAAGCGACAAAAAGCTAGGCTACTGGATCAGGAAAGATTAGGAACACCTGTAGTTTTGTTCGATGATGGTGATGGTGTGAAACATGAGTTCACAGATAAGTTACCTATCAGTAACTTTCCTTTAAAGGCTATAGATGATAAAAATGCTCCTGTAGTAATATATGAGTATCCTATAGAAGATCCTCCTTATGGATTATACGTAGCAGGCGTCGATCCATACAGACAAGGTAAAGCTGCATACTCTGATTCCCTAGGAAGTGTGTATATTTACAAAAGAATGCATGAAATCACTGGGGAAAAATATCAGGACATGTTCGTAGCAAGTTATAGTGCGAGACCTGATAAAAAAGAAACCTGGGAACAGCAAGCCAGATACCTAATTAAATATTATAACGCTCGTACTCTTTGTGAGAATGATGAAATTTCCTTTATAGATTATATGATCGCTAAAGGAGATTCTCGATATTTAGAGCGTCAGCCTGAGTGGTTAAAGGAAATCGTTCCTAATACTACAGTGAGGAGAGACTTCGGTATACACCGTAGCTCAGAAAAGGTCAGGGATTTTTTACATGGGGCGCTGAAGAAGTACTCAGAAGAAGTTATTAACAAAGTTTTAAACGATGATGGAGAGGTCATAAAACAGGTAAAAGGGATGGGTAAAATATTAGATCCTGTACTATTGGAAGAGATGATACAGTATAATGAGATAGGAAACTTTGATAGGATTATCGCAGCAGAGTTAGCAGTAGCACTAGCAGCAAAATTAGGAATTACAATGGGTACGATAGGAGGAAGAAAAGACCCTAGGATTTTAGGATTTGATAAGAAGAGTGCAAATACTTTATTTGCAGGAAGTAATAAAATGTTCACTAAGAGAAAATCTAAATTATTCAGATAATGGCAATTATAAAACATACTAAAGACTCAGCAGAAAAATATGCTTATCTTAATATTTTTCCAGATCAATTTAAAACTGAAAAACAAAAACAAGAAGACAGCTATGTAAAGAATTCGTTAGATTATTTTGCGAACAAGGCATATGCAGAGTACGTAAGGAACAAAAAAGACTTCGTAAAAAATTATGACCTACTGAAAGGTATCCTGACAATACAGGATTTTTATCAGGAACCACAGGTCAAGTCCTTTACAGAGATGCTCACTCCCACAGAAGAATTACCACTACATGTAAAACAATACTCAATAATGACTACTCCTATAAATGAATTAGTAGGAGAAATCAGTAAGCGACCAGATTCATACAGGGTGAAAGCCTTTGATGATGATTCCAAATCTGAAGAACTTAAATTCAAGACAGATATATTGCATGAGTATATTATCACTACTGCGAGACAGAAGATAATGGAAAAGGCTGCAATGGAAGGACAACAAATAGAACCTGAACAGTTAGAGAAGATGACAATGAATCAGGTTCAGGAGCAACTAGATACTTATTCCTCCACTGCAGAAAAATGGGCTAATCATGTACTGACATCTACTAAGGCAGATTTTAATACCAAAGAGATGAGTGAGGACGCCTTTAGAGATTTACTAATTAGCTCCAGGGAGTACTATCATATATATGAGGATAATTCTAAGCTAGGATTTAATATAGAAGTCGCTAACCCTAAAAATATATGGTTCTTATCAACACCTGACAGGAAGTATATTTCTGATCCTTCTGGAAGGAACAGAGGTGCTTATGCTGCAGGTATTGTAGAAGTAATGGAGCTTTCTGAAATCATTGAGAGTTGTCCTGAACTTACTGAAGAAGAAATTACTCACCTGCGTACCAGCCTTAATGATTATGGTCTTATTGATGTAAGAGAATCTAACTTAGGTAAATCTCAAAGTATTGCAGGAGAAGACACTGTTATTTATGATACATATGATCCTTTAGTACTTCAGTCACGAATGATGATTGAATCGGAGATGAAGGAAAATAAGGATGACCTTAAAGATTTCTTAGGTCTGACCAATAACGTATCTTCTTTCGGATACAAGTATGTAGTAATGACATGCTACTATATCTCTAAGAAAAAGGTAGGTAGGGTAGAATTTTTAGATGATGCAGGTAATGTTCAATCTATGTTAGTAGATGAGACCTATAAGTCAGGAACTATTCCTACACAGACATCTATAGAATGGGGATGGATCAATCAGTGGTATCAAGGCAAGAAGATAGGACCAGATATCTATCACTCTAAACCATTCGACCTTTTGACATATTGTCCAATCATAGGAACCTTACATGAAGTAAAAAATACAGAACCCAGGTCATTAGTAGATTTGATGTTACCATTTCAGGTAATATATAATGTATCACTTAATCAACTATATGAATTACTAGAAAAGGAGATAGGTCAGGTACAATTAATGTCTCTGAGACACATACCAATCCCTAAGGATGGAGATGCACAGGATGCTCTCGATATATGGGAAGCTGAAGCAAGAGAAAGAGGTGTTGTGTTCATCGATGACTCACCTGAAAACCTTAAGGCGCCGAGTAGCTTTAACCAATTTACATCTTTAGACCTTACACGGACGAAGGAAATTCAGAGCAGATACACTTTAGCTCAGCAAATGAAGATAGAGTGTTGGGAACTTATAGGTATGAGTAAACAACGTATGGGAGATGTATCTGCTTCAGAGACGGCTACAGGAACCAATACTGCAATGCAACAAAGCTATTCTCAGACAGAACCTTTATTTGTAGCTCATGAGTATGTACTAGGTCAATTGTATCAGGCCATTATAGATGCAGCTCTATATATTGAAAGCGCTAAAGAAGAATCAACCTTATCATACATCACCTCCGAAGGGGAATCTGCTTTCGTAAAAGTAAATGGTTCAGATATTAGGTTTAGAGACCTGAAGGTATTCCCAACCAATAGACCAGAAGATACTAAAATGTTTACTGAAATACGTATGCTATCTCAGGCTATTTTACAGAATGGTGGTTCTTTATATGATGTAATAGAACTATATACTACCAAGTCTCAAAGAGATATGAAGAAAACCTTCAAGGATCTTAAAGATAGACAAGATGCACAGATTCAGACTGAGAATGATCAGAAACAACAAGCTCTTGACCAATCACAAAAACAGTTTGAAAGAGGTTTAGAAGAGGCTGAAAGAATCAGACAAGATGAGCAGATTAATGAGAACTATCAGAAAGAATTAGATAGAATTAACAAGAAAGAAGTAGCTGCAATCAATGCTCTCAGACATAATGAGAATGCTACTGCAGATGATGATAATTCTGGTATAGCAGACTCATTAGAGGTAACCAATCAAATGAACGCTAAGTCAAAAGCTAATCAAGATTATCTATCTAAGTTAGCCGATATTAGAACTAAAGCATCTACTGAAAGAGCTAAATTAGCAGTAAAACGTGAGGAGATTCAAGTCAATAGAGAGAATCAAGTCAATGATTTAGCAATTGCTAAAGAAAATGCTAAGGGACGCAGTAAAGTAGGTAAATAACTAACTTAATGCGATATTATGGTTAAAAATTTAAAGATTAGAGTTTTAATCATTTTGTTATTTGCTTAACATTAATTACATTTACACGTACAACGAATATAATATAACTACATATGGCCAAAGATGACGTAAACTCAGAGATGAGTAATTTCAGTATCCAGGATACTATGAATATGGGAGCAGGAAGCACTGAATTACTAGAAAACTTATTAGCTCCTGAAACAGCAGCAGGTAAGCCAGAAGATCTTAAACCAATAATCAAAGAAGTTATTGATCCAATAACTAAAAAGGTTATTACAACGAAGGATGATACTACAGTTGAAGACGCTAACAAGAAACCTGATACATCTATACAGGATTTTTTAGCGAGTACAGATGAGACAACGACGGATGAGACAACAACAGATGAAACAACACAAACTGTAACCGACCAGACTACGACGGATGAAACAACAACAACGAGTGACGAGACCACACAAGCACCAAAAGGAGCAGAAGAAGGTGAAGGCACGGGAGAAGATGGAGAGGAGGGGAATGTACCTTTTAAAGCATTATCCAAAGAGTTAACAGATTTAGGTATTTTTTCAGCGCAAGAAGATGGTGAAGATCCTATTGAAACTCCAGAACAGTTTTTAGCAAAGTTTCAAAGTGAAAAACAGAATGGTGCTATAGAAATGGTAAACAATTTTATAGGACAGTTTGGAGAAGAATACCAAAGTGCTTTTGATTCTATTTTTGTAAAAGGTGTTGATCCTAAAGAATATTTTAATACCTTTAATAAAATAACTGATTTTACAAATCTTGATTTAACTAAAGAAGATAATCAGAAATTAGTATTAAGACAAACTTTAACTGATCAGGGATTTGAAGGAGAAGATATAAATTTAGAGATTGAGAAAATAAATAACTATGGAGATTTAGAAATTACTGCTCAACGTTATCATAAGGTTTTAGTAAAGAAGGAAGCTCAGAATCTGAAAGACATGGATGCAAAAGCTTCTGTAGATTTACAAAACAAAACGGCTATAAAGAATGAATATATAACTAATGTACGAACTATATTACAAGATAAAGTAAAAGAAAAAGGTTTTGATGGGATACCTTTAAATCCTAAAATGGCAAACGAACTACATGACTTCCTATTAGTCGATAAGTACAAAACTTCCTCAGGGGAGACTTTGACTGATTTTGATAGAACGATCTTAGATTTGAAAAAACCTGAGAATCATGCTACCAAAGTTAAAGTTGGTTTGTTACTCAAGATGCTTGAAAAAGATCCAACATTATCTACTATACAAAAGACTGGGGTTACTAAGAAGACCAATAAGTTATTTTCGGAAGTTGCAAGACAAGTTTCAAAGCCAACTGTAATTAAAAAAGTACCTACTGGGCCTGCGCCTAGTTGGTTTGTAAAATAAAAAGCAGCACCATGCTGGTTTAATTAATTAATTTAAAATAAATAAAGATGGCAATTCAAACAATTCCTGGATTAACTGGTTTTTCGTATGCAAGGGTGGCTTCAATGGACAAACGTGCAGTAGGGAAATTAACAGACGCAAATCACTTGGAATCGTTTCACTCTACTGAGCCTGCTGACTATGATAAGAAAATCATCAGTCTGTATACACAGAGCACATTGTATAGTAACGATTTTCTCGACATGATCAACAAGAGCACACCTTTTTACATTGATAACAATAGTGATGCTTGGAAGTGGGACATAGCAGTTCCTTATAAATTTCCAAAAATTTTAACCGTACCCACATCAACACAAGACAATGCCAAGCCTGGTATTGATGGTCAAGAATTTAATTTAGTATTAGATACTAATGAATTCTCTAAAAATGCCATCATCTCCTTGGGTAGTAGACAATATGGGCCTCGCCTGTATGTTGTAAAAGACCCACAGCCTTGGAATAACGGTTTCCTATATTCCTTTACTTTAGTTTCTGACAACCCTATGGTTGACTTTATTACTTCTACATTCTTACAAATTGGTATCGAATGTGAATTAGTGGATGCTGCTATTGGAGAATTTGATCAAGACTTGTTAGGTCTTCCTAGATTAGGTGAAAAAATAACTATGTTTGAATCTCTTGGTTCTGGATATGGTTACGAACACAAAATCACAGAATGGGCAGATCATAAAATGATGAGAGATGCTAGTGGGAAACCATTAGATATCTTAGTATATGCACCTCAACGAAGAAATCAATTACCACTAACTCGTAATGATATTAAGTGGGAACCATTTATTGAGTTCTGGATGCGTAAGTCTATGATTGAAATGAAAGTTAAACGTATGATCTGGGCTAAGCCTGGAACGGTTAAGACAAGTGGTTCCAAGCAGGAAGTGAAAAGAACATCAGCAGGTGTTTATCACAGAATGCGTAATAATGGTAACTTGGTTCAGTATAACCGTGGAGAATTTTCTGCTAATCTGATTCGTTCAGTATTTGGAGATCTTTTCTATCGAAGAGTAGATGTTAAAGACAGACGAGTTAAGATGTATACTAATGAAGCTGGATTCGATGTATTCCAACAAGCTTTAAAAGATGATGCATTGAACTCTGGATTGACTTTCATGGCTGATTCTGGAAACAGATACTTGCAAGGTGAAGGACAACATATCACTTATAACTTTGCATTTGATGCAATGGTTACCAGAGAAACTGGTCGTGTTGAATTGATTCACTTGAAAGAGTTGGATTTACCACAAACTAATTTAGAATTTGGACAAAACAAGAAATCAACTCCTGTATTTATGGTGTTTGATGTTTCTCCTAGTTCTGATGGTTCCATGATTAATAACATTAGAGAAGTTCGTATGAAGGGAGCACCTTCTATGACTTGGGGTTATATTGATGGTACAGCTCATCACTTAGGTTTTGCGAAATCTCAAGGTATGAGTTCTGCTAACAAATTCCCAGGATATGAAATCTGGATGAAAGACAGATGTGATATCTTTATTGAAGACTTGTCTCGTACAGTTCTGATAGAAGAAATTCCACAGTTCTAAAAAATAAATTAATCTCCTCTATTAACTTAGAGGAGATTTCTTATAAAGTATAAACTATAGGTTTGTCTCTTCGATGAGAATACTTTACAGATATAAATTAAAACTACATAGCGATGGGTAAAATGGGAAAAATCTCTGTAATATTGAGAGAATTTGGTAGTTCAGGCCTGCAAACAATGCAACATGGATTAGCTAAGAACAGAATGTCTAGGATTCCAGGTACAGGAGTATTCAAGTATCCTTATAAGGAATTAGATGGTAAATATAGAACAGGATTAGATCCTAAAGCTTCTTATATTCAAAGGATACAAGACCCTTTGGAGAAGAAGTTAGAACTTGAAAGAATTAAAAGTACTTTAGCCAAATTAACGAAAGAATTAGGTAATATTGATTTAGGGCCACGCTCTACTTTCTGGAATTATAGTCTTTCTCTTTCTCCTACAGATGGAACACATGTTCAACCTGTAAAGTTATTAGATTCAGATAATTATTTTGATTTAAATATACCATTTCAAGAAATAGCATTCTCTTGGTTACGTGTTCATCCAACAATTGCTTCCAGCTATCAAGCCTGGGAACGAGGTGAATATCCAGCAGATACCCAATTCTATGTAGCAGATGAAGAAATAGAACAAGCTCTTATCTTTAAAAAGAAAAGAGGAATCAATAAAGCAATTGCTAAGTTTGATTCAATGACACCTGCGAAGAAAAAGAAAGTAGGAAGACTCTTAGGATTAGCAGTAAGTGATGATACTACTGAAGATGTAGTATATAATTTAGTAGATAATATCCTTAAAAAAGGAGAGTTTGAATCTGGTAAGTTCCAGGGACTATCTACTATTGAAGTCTTTAGTCGTTTTGCAGATATGAAAGAAAATCTGTTACACGTTAAAGATTTGGTAAAACAAGCAATAGTTCACTCTATTTACAGAGTCAAGAATAGTGGTAAAGTTTATGAAGGAGAATATGAAGTAGCTAAAGATGAAGAGGAATTGGTAGTATACCTTGTAAATGAGGACCATCAAGATGATTTACTCACGTTAGAAGGTAAACTGAAATCAAAAAAGTTAACATCAGTATAATAATATAATTATGATATCAGTAGATAGTTTATTATATAAAATAGATCAAAAGTTAAATAAACTATCTTCTAATTCTCATCAGAGGATTCAGTTAGAAGATAAGGTTTTAGCGCTTAATGAAGCACAGATCAAACTTATAAAACAGAAAGCTGATGGTATTAGTATTATTAGTGGATTAGGATTTGATTCTTTTAAAAAGAGATATGATGATTTACAAAATTTAGTCGTAAATTTTAGTGATCCTCTTACTTTAACTGAAGTTAATAAAGATTTGAATGAATGGGAAACTACTATTGAAGGACTAGATCCTCAGTATATGTTTTATGTCGATAGTTATTTTTTAGCTGATAAAGGAGAATGTACAGACAGGATTATCTGGACAAACCCAGATTTATTAAAGCATGGAGACTTACAATTACTCCTGAATAATGTCAATACTAAACCTTCTTTTGAATATCAAGAGACATTTAATTCGATTTCTTCAAATAAAATAAGTATATTTACAGATGGGACGTTTACTCCCAAAAAACTATATCTTATGTACATTCGCTACCCACAGTATATCAATAAAGCTGGGTACGTTATGTTAAATGACGAGAACTCAGTCGATAGTGACTGTGAACTTGCCAGTTATCTCGAAGATGAAATCTTAGACTTAGCAGTTCAAAACTTAGCGATGTACACAGAAAATTCTTCTGCTGTGCAGAGTGCTCAATTTAGGATACAAACAAATGAATAAGAATAATAAAATAAATATTAATTTAATCTAAAAATTTAAACAATGGATTTTTCTTTAACAACAGTAGTGGTAGTCCCACCAGGAGCAACAGTAGCTCCAGTAACGGATTCAACACAGGACTTACTTGCTGGTGAAGTAGGATTTTTCGGAGCTGATTACGTAGGTGTAAGTGCAGGTACAATAGCTGCCCAACCTTATTTTTATGTAGCGCAGGGAAGAGAGAATACTTACCTTCAAGGAACAAAACGTTCTGATAAAATTAGTGGATGTCCTCAAGCAGGGGTAGCATGTAACACTAATGTAACCGAATGGTATAAAGTTGCAGGTTGCATAACACCTACAAATCAAATTGTAGAGATAGATGATTTCACTGTAAAATGTGGTGAAAAACTAACATTAACCTTAAGAGGACATTCTAGTTATCTGGATACCCTTTATTTCAACGGATTTACTCGTTCAGTAACTATCAACGCTCCTTGCTGTGACTGTCCTGCTGACAATTGTACGGATGTTGATGCAGAGGCTCTGGTAGATGCTCTTATTGTTGCATTGGAAGCAGGTGCTCCTGGGACTAATTCAGACAATATTCTCTTAACAGATTTTTATACTTTTAGCAAGTTTGGAAGTGGTGCAACTACCAAATTAGTTATTACAGGTGTAGCTGTAACTAAAAACGGACAACCTTGTGATGTCGCTGCTTATCCAGCAGAATATGATAGAATGTGGTTTAATGTTTGGGTTATTGAAGGACCTGCAACAACTGTAGATTTTATTGTGTATGATGCATGTGAACAAGTAGCTACGGCGACTGTAACACAAACTTCTAATTATCCTACGGGAACAGCAGAAGAAATTGCACAGTTAGAGAAAAATTACTATAGCTATCAAGTTGGTTACCTTAAGCATCTTTACAGAACTGCAGGGTACAACCAAAACTTTGAAAGCCATGTAGTAGCAGGAACTACATATGACACTTACTATATTAAGTTCAATGAACTTGATAAGAGTGCATATCAATGGGGTGATTATATCCAAGAAGATAGCACAGTTATCATCGCTATCCCTACTGGAGATGCCGCTGCTTTTGAGGCTATTTTAGTAGCTGGTTTAGGAGCTGTTGCAGCAGATAATGCTTGTGTAACTACCACAACAACTGTAGCACCGTCGACTACGACAACTACAACTGTTGCGCCAACAACTACAACTACTACAACAGGAGCTTAGTAGTAAACAAAATAGTATAACCTAAATGTCAGGGGAAAGAGGATAACTCCTATCCTCTGACATTTTTTTATTTTACAAAAAATGGCAACAACTACCACCACGACAACAACAGTAGTAGCCCCTGATTTAAGGCTAGATATATTTGTTCTCGAAACTTATAATGTAAAAACAATAGCATTCTCTGATGCATCTATATATCCAAATGATCCTCCAGAAGTAACTCTTCCTACTATAAGGATTACTCCTCCTGGGTTTGATGAAGTCGCACTCCCTTTTTCAATGGAAACTTATAATGTATACAATTCTGCATCTTTATTAATTTCAGAAGTAGGGACAGAAGACCCTTTACCTGATGGTGTCTGGTCTGTATCTTATAGTGTTTTTGATACTAAAACGGTGTGTATAACCAAGTCATTTATGAGGGTTAATAAGATTCAAGAAAAATTTGATAATGCTTTTATGACATTAGATATGATGGAATGTGATAGTAAAATTAAGGCTCAAGCTAAAATAGAATTAAATTCCATTTGGTTTTTCATTCAAGGATCAATAGCAGCAGCCAATAATTGTGCTATTTTACAATCTGAGAAATTATATGCTAAAGCAGATTCAATGCTTACACGTTTTTTAAACAATAATTGTGGATGTAGTGGATCTTTATACAACTATTAGATGGCAAATTGCAAAAAATGTGGTGCCAAAGTAGGATGTGGGTGCCAATTAATAAATGGATTGTGTGCAAGTTGCAGAGCAATCGCAAAAAAATTTAAAACATTATGCTAACTATCAAAATGACAGATTGTGATCAATGTGGTGATATTTTAGCACTAATATCAGGAATCGATTGCACTATTACAAAGATTGGGAATGACATATATAATGACCTTATATTTGCTCTGAACAAATCTTGTAGAACTAGTGATATGTCTGATCTTCTTCATTACAGAAGAATTTTGATAAATAAGTGGTGTAATCCTTATTATACTGAAGATTATACTACTTTACAAATAGCTAGTAAAGTACAACTCATGACATCAGGATGTATTCCACAGGAATGTTGTGATGAATGTGATTATGATGAATGTGATTATGATGGAGGTACAGTAGAAAGAGTAGCGCTAGAGTGTAATTATGATGGAGGTACTGTAGATCGTATATAGAAGACTAAGTTTGAATAAAATTAAAATATAAAAAATGAAGATACTTATAACACTTGCTCCCTTTGGAGAGGACTTAGGGCCATTCGATTTATACTCTGATGCAGATAATTATGCTGTTCCTTTTGATACGAATATCCTAGCATCAGAAATTGAGGCAGGATACACTAGTGTATTGGCTCCCGATGATGCTTTAATTATAAGAGCATTATCTACAGGTACTTGTACTAATTATTTAAATTTAGTATTACCAACTACCACGACTACTACAACAATAGCCCCTTCTACTACAACGACAACAACATTAGCAGGAATATTATGTGAAGAGACAGTTGCCTCAGGAGGATATGGAGTGACTGACAATATTGTAGTTATGGCTTCTGATACAGAAGGTACAGGAGGTATCATCATTATTGATTTATCTTGTGTTTCTGTTCCAGATAAATTAGAGATAATTCATAATGGTGTCAAAGTAGCAACAACAGGTGTAGCTGGTGGTAATGCTGGACCATTTGATAATGTATATGGAATTCCTAGTAATAACTATCCTACTGGTAGTGGAGATGTACTTCTTATTGACCAATTTGTTGGAGATGGTAAGCCAGGATCTAATCCTTCAAGGGATGCAGAGTTCTTAGCAGATACAGGTATTCCAGGTATCACAGCTAATAAACAACAATTAATCTGGTGGGAATATACTACTATAGATTATGCAGTTTCTACTAGTGTAACTATAAGAGTTGTTGGTTATCCAGGAACTTATTGGGAATTTACAAGAAGATGTCCTGCTGTAACAACGACTACTACAACAACAAGTAGTCCGACAACGACAACGACAACAACAGCTAGTCCTACAACAACGACTACAACGACAATATAAAATGAAAATATTAATTTAATAAAAAAAATATGAGCTGCAAGAATTGTTTTAACGGATGTGCTAGTATAACATCAGACAAGTGTGTAAAATATACAGGAGTTAGCATTCCTGCACTAGGAATAGATAAAGGAGATAGCTTGTTTGTTGTAGAAAATAATATTTTACAACATCTCTTAAACTTAATAGATGGCACAGGTATTATAGTCAAGATACCTGAAGAGGCTCTTTGTGCAGTAATAGAGAGTTATTTGCCAACTAGTGGAGACATAAGTATTGATCAATACATCACTGCTTTGATACAATCTGTTTGTTTTTTACAAGCTGAGGTTGATGCTACAGATGCAAGAGTTAATAAGATTGAGGCTAATTATACGAAAGGATGTTTAACAGGAATAGATGCTGATGATGGAACACATGCCTTCCTTCAAGCTACTATAGATTTTCTATGTACTTTGAATACTACAGTAGTTGCTTTATCTTTAAATTTAGCCAGTAACTATACAACTACTGCAGATTTACCTGCTCTTATAGAAACTCTAGTTGCAGAAGAACCAGAAACAAGTTTATATAAAAATAAAATGATTCCTATGACTGTAATGGAATACTATGGTTCTACAGGAAACTTCGATGGTTCGGGTGCAGGTATAGGAGATTACATAGATATCTATTTATGTAATGGTGATAATGGTACCCCTGATAAAAGAGGTAGAGTAGGTGTTGGTGCCACTACAGGAATGGGTGGAGGTGCTATGGCGCCTGCAGTTGATCCTGGTGTATCTGGCAATCCTGGATATACTTTATTATCAGCAGAAGGTGCAAACACAGTAGCTTTGTCTATTTCTCAAATGCCTACACATACTCATACAGCTTCTGCTACTTCAGAGGGAGACCATGTACATGCATATGGCACAGGATATGTTAGAACTGATGATGATGAGCCAGGAAATGATGAAGAAGCAGTCAGACATTCAGGATCTGATGAGCATAACAGAGCAAGTACTACTTCTACTCTAGGAAATGGAGCACATGGACATACTATTACTGTAGATGCTGTTGGCGATGGAGATAGTCATGATAATATTCAACCAGTATTAACTTGTTACTATATAATGTATATACCATCTTAATAAACACTTAAGAGCATGACAGGAATTGTAACACTATTGGCAGCAGGAATTGATTCAGGCCCATTTAATCTTTATTCAGATGTAGATGGGTTTGTAGTACCATTTGAGAGCTTAATAGATAAGGCACTGCTATTAGCTGGCTACCCAGTCAACACGATCCCTGGGGGAACGACTAGTATAAGAATTAAGTCCATAAGTGCTGTTTGTTCAAATTATGTAGATGTAGTAATGCCGACTACAACTACGACAACGACAATATAAAATTAATATATGATAGTATTATTAACTTTAACAACAGCAGGAACAGATACAGGACCATTTGATTTATATTCAAATGTAGATGATTTTATAACTCCTTTTGAAACAGGGATATTAAAAGCAACTCTTATAGCAGGGTATTCAACTACTGTGCCTGATGCTGCAACAGTTGTTAGAGTTCAATCTAATAATATTTGTACTAATTATAAAGATATTGTTTTATATAAACCACAATGTTCTCCTTTTGAGGGTACTGCAGGAGTTCAAACTTATTTTAATCAATATCTTGCACAAGTAATAGCCTTAGATAATTGTAATATTTTTTATTATGGTTATCAATCTTCATATGTTAACAATCCTGTTGATGAACTTACATATAATTCTAATAGAATTACACTCTTAGATACTTGTGGAAATATTAATCAATCATTTCAAATTAGTTTTGAAACTGGTTTAAATAGTGTGTATGCTTATACTAATGAAGGTATAGATTTTGATATTGATGGAAATCTTTATATAGGTGGTAATTTTACTACTGTACAAGGGCTTTCTTATGTAAGACTTGTAAAAATAAAACCTGATGGAACTATAGATTTAACATTTATAGTAGGTACAGGATTTACTGGAGGAGCAAATACAGTTTCCAGACCATTTGTAGATGATGCTAATCAGAATGTTTGGGTAGGTGGTAATTATAATACTTATAATGGTTCAGGAGCTTTACAACTTGTAAAACTTGATATGTTTGGTGCTATAGATCCTTCCTTTACTTCTTTAGGATTTAATAATACAATAGAAGGAATATTAGAAGCTGGTGGTGGTAAAATATGGGTACATGGTTATTTCACTCAATACAATTCAATAAACAGAGGTCACTTTATTTTATTGAATAAATCAGATGGTAGTGTAGATGAGAGTTTTGTTTGTCCAACGGGTCCTAATCAATATGGTAGCCCAGGGGAAGAACCAGCATGTGTAGTAACTGATGGAGATGATTTAATGTTTGTGAGCTTTTATGGAAATACCACATTTGATGGAGTATCTTGTCCAAGAGACATATTCAAGATAAAACGTAATGGTTCATTAGATGCTACTTTCTCAGCGAATGTAGGTACAGGATTTGATACAGGTGGAATGAGAGTTATTAATGATGGTGGTAAATTTGTTATTACTTGTTATTTTACCAATACTACATTGAATGGTGTACCAATACCTAAAATAATTCGATTAAACAATGATGGTACTATAGATAATGCCTTTAATTTTGATATGACATCTTGGGATCACTTCTGGGATATTACAAGAGCAGGAGATAATTATTATACAATTGCTTCACCTGGAGACGGTTGGGGATTAGAGTATCCAATACAAATAGATTTAGATGGTACTGCTAGATTACAAAATGGTTGTCCTGATGAGGATCCTTGTATCGTTACAACAACTACAACCACAACTGCTGGTCCTACAACTACGACCACAACAACGACTGCAGCTCCAACTACTACAACGACGACAATTGCGCCAACTACAACTACCACAACTACGGCTAGTCCTACTACAACTACGACCACTACTATTAGTCCTACGACTACTACAACAACAACTGTGGCTCCAACTACGACTACCACTACAACGGCTAGTCCTACGACTACAACCACTACTACGGTTGCACCTACAACGACTACTACCACGACTGTTAGTCCAACAACAACAACTACAACTACCGTAGCACCAACTACGACGACAACTACTACAGTTGCTCCGACTACAACGACTACGACAACTGTAGCACCAACAACAACTACCACTACGACTGTAGCGCCTACTACGACGACTACAACAACGATAGCGCCTACAACTACGACGACTACAACTGTGGCACCTACGACTACAACTACAACTACTGTTAGTCCTACAACTACGACGACCACTATTGCACCAACAACTACGACTACAACTATAGCTCCGACTACGACTACGACTACTCTTAGTCCAACGACGACAACTACGACTAGTGCTGCGGCGCCTACTACGACTACAACAACTTCTTGTGAAGTTTTCCCAGATGGTAATTATTCTGAATTTGAATCTAGTGGAGCTGTAACAACGACTGGTGGAACTCAATTAGCTCTTGATGGTGATGAAGTATTTGAAGAAGTAACTATACCATTTACTTTTGATTTTTATGGTAACCCATTTACAAGTGTATGGGTTACAGATAATGGATATATGTCTTTTGATGAAATTGATGGTACAGATTATACTCCTACAGCATTACCTTGGGAGGATCCTAATAGTGGAGACCAATATAAGAACATGTTATTCCCTTATTTCTATGACATGGCTGTAGAAAATACTTATGGTTATTATATTTACAAGATTACAGAAGGAGTAACTCCTAATAGAGTTTTTGTATTGAGATATGAAAATACTAATTATGATAATAGAGAAACTCCAGGTTTACCTGTAATTTTTGAAGTTAGATTATCAGAAACTTCAAATTTAATAGAATATAGATATGGAGTTAGAACAGGAGATGATGCTGGTGATATGACTATAGGTGTACAAGAAAATGGAGGAGCTCATTATACTGAGTATGCTGACAGTAGTAATATTGTACCAGGAAAATCACTTATATATTCTCCTAATACTTGTTATACACAACCAACAACTACTACGACAACTACTAATCCTTTAGCTCCTTTACTGATACTTAAGACATCTGGTGGATTTACAGGAGATTATAGTCTTACTGATAATTATAGTTCTTTCCCATTGGAAGGTGGAAGTGGTATTGTAAATACAGGAGGAACAATAGATTGGGCAATAGATGATACTTTTGGTATTGAACATGTTTATGGAGATCAGCCTAATGATCCTGTTGATGTAATGGACTTTAGTAGTAACCCAGGAGAGATAACAATAACAATGTCTAATGTTCTTGATATGTCATATATAAATCTGAATTACTATTCAGAGCTTACATACATTGAAGCTAAATATCTTCCTAATTTGACAACAATTATATCAGAAGCGTGTTATGTAGAAGACTTAATTCTTACAGGAACTTCTAATTTAGAACATATAGAACTTCCAGCATCTAGTTCATATGGTAGTTTAAGTTCATTGACTTTATCACAATCATCTTTAACTTATTTAGACCTTGATAATCATACTTTAATAACCTTTGATGCAAGTAATTGTACTGCTTTAGAGACTTTAAATTTACGTAGAAATAGTCTGACAAGTTTGACTCTTACAGGATTAACAAGTTTAACAGAATTACGTATAGATAATAATCCGTTTATAACTGGTCCTACTATGACAGGATTAACTGCTTTAGAAATTTTATATGTAGATAATAATACTGTAATGACTTCATTTAGTATCGCAGCTTGTACAGGTTTATTACAATATCGTGGTGATAAAAATTATACTTTAACATCCTTGAGTTTCTCAGCAAATACTTTATTAACTTATGTAGATTGTTCTCAGAATTCAGTATTAACCTCTTTAGACTTTGTTAATAATACTGCTTTACTTACTCTTTTAGTTGATGCTTGTAATCTTTCAACTTTAACAAATGTGAAAAGTACTGTATTGACTAATATAAATTGTGGTAATAATTCAAGTCTTACTACACTTGATCTTAGTCTTTGTACAGCACTTACTTCATTCTCCTTTGCAAATTCAGGATTATTAGATATGGATCTTACAGCAAATACATTATTAGAAACAATGTATGGTGCTGGAAGTGATTTACAAGATATAGACCTTACAACATTAGATGTTCTTACATCATTTACAATGAATGATTGTGATTTAGGTTCTGGGGCTGGTATCGATTTAACTGGATGTGATGTTTTAGCTTTTGTAAATGTAGAAGGAAATAGTATGACTCCTGCAATGACAGATCAATTGTATATTGATTTAGCAGCAGGAACAGTAGATTCAGGTACTTTAATATGTAGAAACAATAGAACAGCAGCTAGTGATGCTGCTCGTGCAACATTATTAGGAGCACCAAGAGGTCCTTGGACTATTCAAGATTTTTATTCAACATAATTAAATAATTTAACAAATGGCAATAACAGTATTAATTACAATAACAGCAGCAGGAAATGACCTAGATAATTTTGGGTTATACTCTGATACAGATGCTTATGTTACCCCTTTTGAGACAGGAGTGAGCAGAGTGCAACTGTTAGCAGGGTATATTTCTACAGTAGTACCAGATGGAACAACAATCATTAGGGTAACCTCTACAGGTTTATGTACAAATAGTGCAGATATTACTATAAATGTGGTGACGACAACTACCACAACAACTGTTGCGCCAACGACGACAACGACTACGACAGTAGCTCCAACAACCACCACAACAACTACAACCCCATAGGGCTAATTGTTTAATTTGGTTTGTGTAAAACTATTATTTATCTTTACCTTAATAAAAATTAAAAGATGGCAACAGGAAGAAAATTAGTATCAGATGTAAGGTCAATGCATAAGCTTATCAGTGCTGATGCATCTATTACAGACCGTGCTATTTTATCTGAAGTTAGGAATAATTCACTTCTACTTATTAAACGAGAAACTAATCTTAGGAAACTTTGGGCTACTGATACTCTTTTTACTACATTGCCATGTTTAGAGATGATAGAAGTTCCTGTTTCAGAGTGTTGTGGGTATGTTGATGATCAGAAAATTGCAAGAACTAAATATAAAATACCTAATATAGCTGAAGGTAATTATCAGTATGTTATCCAAGGAGTTTATTCTATTAATGCTCTTGGTGGCAGAGGTACAAAAATAAAAGAAATAACTATTAACAGATATATCAATTTATTAGAATTAGCCAAACGTAAGATAGAAATGTACTATATGATAATTAATGATTATTTATATATTACAAATCCAAATATTCAGGCAATTAGATTATCAGCATTATTTACAGGAGAAGTATCTAATGATCTGCTTTACCCTGATTGCTGTTGTGGAGAGGAAATTACTTCTAAAGATGATATATGTATAAATCCACTAGACAAAGAGTTTCCTTTGCCTGGGTACTTAGAAGAACAAGTATTGAAACTAACTTCGATAAGATTATTAGAAAGTTATTTTAGACTTAAAACAGATATTGCAGCAGATGGTATAGATGGACAAGCTCCTAATGCGCCTAACTTAAAGTAATATGAGAACAGCAGTAGATTGGATATCCTATGGAAGAAAGAATTATAAAGAATTTTGTATAGGGAATCCAGAAATTAAACTTACATATGACGAATGGAGAAATATTCTTTATACGTTTAGTGAACAGTTTAAATTTTATATATTAGAAACAGGAGAAAAAGCGAGATTGCCGTTTGGTTTTGGAGATTTCGCAATAGGAAAGAAGAAAAGGAGAAGGATGAAAGGTCCTAATGACGAGTTCATCAATCTCCCAGTAGACTGGAAGAAAACTAAAGAAAAGGGGAAGAAGATCTATAACTTCAACTATCATACAGAAGGATACTTCTTTGGTTGGCTGTGGTTTAAAAAGACAATCTTGTTTAAGAATTCTAAATTATGGTACTTTAAACCCTCAAGAGTTACTTCTAGGTTATTAGCACATTATATTCATTCAGATAAAAAGTATATGAATATATATCAAGAGTGGGATGCTAAAATGTAAGTCAGAGAATAAGTGTCGCTTACGTCATGTTTATGGTAATAGATGTGTTTTATACACTTTTATAAATTAAGATTATGTCATATTACTATAAGTACAATTTCACATCACCTAAACCAACCTATGCAATTGTAAAGGAAGAGTTAAAAAGTTATTTTGATACAGGTGCAGTAGATGATTTAATGTTTCCTACTTATCTCACTAAATGCTTAACCAAACTCAGCAGAGCTACAAAGCCTATTGATGAAGTACCTTTATTCATAGTGGACTTTGAAGCAAGACTTCCAGATAATTTTCATGCTGCACGCGAAGTATGGATGTGTGCAGAAATAAATATGAGTCCTTTTCAAGACTCTAGTTCATTCTATTCTCAAACAGGAACTTGTAGTATGCAAATATCTCCTATGATCGTAGATGGGAATACTTGTGATGGTAATTGTGATTGTCCTACTTGTCCTGACTGTGCAGATGAAGAAGTTACTCAGGCTGTGTATAAGAATACGAATATTACTGATAGAGTGTTCAGACAAATGTATCTTTTAAAACCTGGGAATATTTCAGTTAGAAATGATTGTTCAGTAAATTATTACAGAAATTGGACTAGATATGGTCAAACACCTGGAGCTAACCAAATAGATTCATTCGATATCAGAGATAATAAATTGCAGACTAATTTTAGGAATGGAACAGTTCATTTGATCTTCTATGCAGAAGATTCTGATAAATGTGGAAATCAACTTATACCAGATAATTATCGTATCAAAGAATATGTTGAAGCATTTATCAAATACAAAGTCTTTGAGATGCTTTCTAATCAAATAAATGATGAGACCTTTAATCAGATTCATCAGAAAATGCTTTATTATAAACAACTTTCTGATGAGGCATATATTTTAGCTGATATAGAAGTCAAGAAAGAAACTATTGAGAAGAAAATCAGGAAAATAAAAAAAGATAAGAGAAGATTAAATAAGTATGAAAGAATAACTTCTTCAGGATATGGTTCATCTATTAAACGTAGTATCTAATGGCTAAGAAAAAAAGCAATGAGACTTCTAGTAAAAACAAGAGTCTTACCAATATCATAAAAGAATATAACATAGCCAGACTGGGTATGGATATGGATAGCAGTACTGCTCAGATTGTGAAAGGTAAGCTTTCTTATGCTTTGAATGCTGTTGTTGAGAACTTTGATGCTAATTCTATTAATTATCAGAATGAACCTGGTAATATTTTTTGCTTAGATTTCCCTGAAGATTATATCTTAATAGGAAGATACTTCATAAATGAACAATATAAGCACATATTCTTTTTAACTAATCCAATCACAGGAAACAGCCAAATAGGATACATGGTCAACAATGATTGTGTATATCATATATTGGTAAAAGATCCTTGCTTAGGATTTGATGTTAATTTCCCTATACATAAAGTAGTACATAAGATTACCAACTGTTCTACAGAAATATATTGGACAGATAATATAGCTAGAAGATATTTAGATATTGACAATATACCATATAAATTATTAAGTGGTACTGCTGCTTGTGATCCAATTTATTCAGATACAATAGATTGTAATCAGCTTAAAGTTCAACCAAATTTTACAGTACCATCATTAGAGATAGTAGGAGTTAGTGCAGGAGGAGACCTCATCAGTGGTACCTATCAATTTGCTATACAGTATGCTGATGCCGTAGGTGAACCTTTGACATCTTATTATTCTATTACAAACCCTTGTCCTATAAATGACCCATTTACAGTAAGTGTAAATTATAATACTCCTGTAGGAAAATCAATTACAGTCAGAGCAGGTAACCTCGATACCTCAGGACAGTTTGAATATTTTAATTTAGCTGTAATCAAGACAATAAATAATATTGCAGAAGTTGAGCTCGTCGGTACATACTCTCTCCCAGGGTTAACGAAGGATATTACTTACTCTGGTGCTAATAAAATATTAATTCCATTAGCAATAGCTGATATAACAGAGAAATTTCCATATTATGATCAAGCCGATGACATAACCACAGCTAGAGATATCCTTATATGGAAGGGACTAACTACTATTGATAGAATTAATTATCAATCAATTGCCAGTGATATAACATTGGATTGGGAGACACACCGTATTCCTGCTGATGAAAACTATGCAGATGAATTGAATGCTACAAATATGAGAGGTTACCTTAGAGATGAGGTATATCCTTTTGAAATAGTATTCATCTTAACCAATGGTAGACAAACTGATGGATTTCATATCCCAGGGAGAGAGATCTCCAGAGAGGAAAGTATTACACCTGAAGTATCTACAGCAAATGCTGATTTTATAGGACCTCCTGAGAGAATGTCAGGTGATATAGGATATAGTCCTTATTGGAAGATATACAATACTGCTAGTGTTACTGGGTATTCCCCAGGTAAACAAGATACTGATGATTATAAAGGGCCTTATCAATATGGTAAGTTCGCGTACTGGGAATCTAATGATGAGTACTCATGTAATGAAGATTTATGGGGAGACTTAGCAGGAAAGAAGATACGTCACCATAAATTTCCTGATGTAAATGTTTCTCCTATTAATGAATCTTCTCCATTTACTACTTCTGAAGGAATGGTAATGGAAGATACTGCTATATATCCGATAGGTGTTAGAATTAGTTTAGATCAGGTAAATACTCTTATCAAACATTCAAATCTTTCTCAAGCACAGAAAGATGAGATTGCTGGTATAAAAATCATTAGAGGTAACAGAGGAACTAATAAGTCAATTATCGGTAAAGGTATTTTGCGTAATGTAGGAAAATATGGAAGAGAAGGAGAAGAATATTATTTCCCTAATTATCCTTACAATGATATAAGTGAAGATCCTTTTTTAAATAAAATTAATAATGCTTGGTCTGCAGAATGTGATCAGTATATAATTGAAATAACTGAACTTGTAGAAGGAAAAGCTATTGTAACTTATAAAAATTGTGATAATAATAAATCTGATACCAAGACATATGATAGTATAGGAATTCAAGAACCATTATGCTCTATAGGATTTCCTGTATTGAATGCTCCAGGCACTGTAAAAATAGCTAATTATGAAATATGGAAAATCAATTCACATGAAGTATGGACATGGCATTTGATTCCTCCTCATTATGGGCCAAGTTTTTGTGCAGGATGGAAAGCAGAATGGATAAATGCTTCAGGAGAAGTACAGCAAGAATGGGTAGAAGGGTGGCCTACTTTTTCTTCATATGATATAGAAGTACTTCCAGGCACAGAACCTAAATGTATAGATGGATGTAGTCATTGTGGTAAATATATTAGTGATGGTCCTGTTAGTACGGTAGAAGGAACAGGTGCTTGTGATGATGAAACTCCTATGGATCCAATAGAAGAATTAGATACTTTACGTCAAGTATTCAACTCACCTGAGACTTCGTTCGGTCAACCATTTTTAGGTAGTGTACTTAAATTAGAGAATGTACTCTTTGGTAGAGGTAAAGCTCATTTTGTAGAGGTTAAAGATAATGCTAAGTATAAGTTACTTTCAATAGAAGCTCAACAAGATGCTGTAGAAGCTTCTGAAACTATAGGTTTAATAACTGATCCGTTTAATCCAGGTGGTTTTTTTGTATCATATCAAGCATACATGGAGATTTATATTAAGAGTATCTCAAGAAAGAATTATGCTTATTCGTATAATTCTATTGCTAGTTATAACTACAATAAGAGTATACCTAATGGTTTAGGAATAAAACAAAGAAATTTAGACATTTATAGATATTTAATTCCTGGAGTACAATCAATCGGAGAAGATATAACTATCAATAATTATAACAGAGAATCTTCAGTATTTTTAAAAACTGATGAAGAAGTATCTCAATTACCTTTTCCTAAAGATAGCCTAAATATGCTTCCAACAGGAGTAGAGGATATTTCTAGGCACACTTTGTCAGAGAAAGAAAATTGTTCAACTCCTGCATTAGAGGAAAATATTTCTGTAGTATCATATTATGCTTCTCTTAAGAATCCAATAATTAATCAATGGGGACAAATTTATTCGTATATTACTGTTGATACAGGGTTTCAAAGAACTATAAATGATCCTTATGAATATTATACAATATTTGGTGGAGATACATTTATCAGCAAATTTGCATTTAAAACAAAACTTCCATTCTTTATAGATAATAGAGTAAATGGTTTAGATGATAGTGATATATTTTATGATGAGATTGGTAATATAGCTTATCCTAAATATTGGCATTCAGCAAGAAGTATAACTGAAGATGTGACTATTTCAGGTGTGGGAACACTACCTAATTTTCTTTCATATAAGGCACATAATTTTGATTGTCCTAATAATCAAACATTAGGAACGGATCCTGAAGAGCCTGAGAATACATTACCACCTAGTACAAATCCTGATAGAATGTTTTATGATGGGTACTACTATTTATTTGCATATGGTATTCCTAGTTTTTACTGTGAGAGCTCTTATAACTTAGATCTAAGACAAGCATTTAACGCGAGAGAAGGAGAATACTGGCCACATGTAAGCACTTCTATTCCTGATGATTGGGTACAAGAAAGTTATGTAAGTATTTTAAATGATAATACATATACCTATAATGTTACTTATTCTAAACAGAACAAAGAAGATTCTTTTACAAATCTTCCTGCTAATTGGAGTGATAAACTGTGTTACACTCATTTCCCTTTTAGAGCGATATATAGTGATGTACAAAATACCGATCAAGATAACAGATCTAATAATTGGTTGATTTATAGAGCTGTTTCTTACTTTGATTTTCCTCAGAACTATGGTAAGTTTACATCAATAGATGGTATAGCAGATAAGGCAATTCTTGCAAGGTTTGAGAACAAGTCTTTGTTATATAACAATTTGCTTACAATTGATACAAGTAATCCTCAAGCAGCCTATATAGGTAATAATAGATTATTTAGTGATGCACCTCCTGTTGATTTTGCTGATACAGACTTAGGATTTGTGGGCACACAAAATAAGATGTTGCTTAAAATACCTAATGGACAAATATCCGTAGATGCTAAGCGTGGACAAATATTTTTATTGAATGGTACCAATGCAGAGATTATCTCTAAATATGGTAGTGGTATGAACAGTTTCTTAAAAGAACATTTACCATATAAAATGCTTAAACATTTTCCTGAGACCAAAATAACTGTTGACGACGACATCATCACTGTCCCAGGGATAAATATAGATAACAATTTCATAGGTGTAGGACTACATGGTGTATATGATAATAGATTCGATAGAGTCTTAATCACTAAATTAGATTACTTACCATTATTTGATGATATTGAATTAGACCCTTATACTCAAAAGTTCTCACTTGATGGTATAGATATTGAATTGACTGATCCTACATATTTTTGTAATAAGAGTTGGACATTATCCTTTAATTTGAATACGAAGAGTTGGATATCTTTTCATAGTTATGTACCAAACTTTTATATAGCAGAGAATAACTTCTTTTATTCAGGATTGAATGATTGTTGTACTGCTGCTGCAATTAGTGGTAATGATGGGGGTAAAAGTTCTTTTGACTTTATAGTAGGAGAAATAATTGAGAATCCTATTACGACTACAACGACTACGGTATACAGACCTATTTGTACTCCATTGTTTGGAAATGCAGTACAACAATATACAGTAGAATGTGACCCATTAGAAGGAGAGGTAGAACTTACAGATTGTATAATAGTAGGTGTAGGAATAATAACTACAGGACCAGTTATTCCTTGTGAACGTCCAGATGGTTTAACTTTAAATTATTTTATTACAGGATATAACGATGGTACCCCTGTAGATACTACTGTTTCTGAAATAGCTGCTTGTAGTGGAAGTTTCTTCTTAAAGAATACTATTGATCCTACAGTAACTGTTTCTGTCATAGAAGGAGAACATCAAGATATTGCTTTAAATAATATTATTTATGCTGGTGTTGATTTAGAAGATTGTACTGTTATACCAGATGGTTGGTATTTTACTGATGAATTAATGTTTGAAGGAAAAGTAATACATGTAGTAGATGGAGAGATTGTGGAAATAGTTGAATGTGTATATACTACTACAACAACAACAACTGTAGCACCTACTACTACTACAACGACAATAGCACCTACTACTACTACAACAACAACTGTAGCGCCGACGACTACCACTACTACAACAGTGGCACCAACAACGACTACGACAACAACTGTAATGCCGACGACTACTACCACTACTACGGTAGAACCAACGACCACTACAACAACAACTGCTATTCCATATGATTATTTCTGGGTACATGGTTGTCCTGGTTCTAATTATGAGAATAGAGATGCTGTTGTTAGATCATTATCTTCTAATAATTGGGGATCTAATGGTTCAGGGTATAGTGGAAATGTAAGATCAGAATTTGGACATACATTCTATTATAATGGAATAGCAGATGATGGTGAAAATAGATGGAATACAACAAATGATTGGTCTAATTATGATGGTGATATGCATAGTGATTGGGGACATCAATATCATTTTGGAGCACCAACACAAGTAGAATGTACACCAGTAACAACAACGACTACTACTACGGTAGAACCAACGACGACAACAACGACAACAACTGTATAGATATGGGAACAAAGGTAATTTCAATAAAAATAACAAGAGCAGGCAGTAAGACAGGCCCTTTTGATATCTATGATCAACTTGGTAATCTTATAGCAGAAGGTGTTTCTAAAGAAACATTGATTTCTGGTATAAGTTATGTTGTGGATGAAAGTGTTACCTTAATTACTATTAGGTCTCTTAGTGGATGTTGTGTACAAGACGTATCAAAGAATTTAGAGGATATCACTAAATCTCAATATAATTTCGTAGACTTAGAAAGACATATTACAGCTTGTCTGTGGACACATCTTATTGATCACACAATATATAATTCTTATTATGGATGTATACAACCATACATTATAGAGTATCCTTTTGCTTATCAATACAGAGATGAGATTTTACAAAACGTAGAAGATTACAATAAAGTATTCAGATATTTTAATGATGGTCTGCATATTTCTGATAGAAACAATAGAATCCAATTAGATACTGAATGGTTCAATAAGGCTGTAGTCTATAATGACCAACAATCTTCAGGTATTTTATTATTAGAGGCTAAGCCTATAAATAATATGAGTGAATATATGAAGTATCCTAAGTTCAATGATGATAATAAATCTATCATTTGGACTAAGGCAGATAATCTGTATCAATACAATACCTTCTGGTCTTTAGTCAAAGATAAATCTTCACCATTATTCCTTACTACTTGTGAAACTTTAAACATAGACAAGGTAGTAAATCAGACTAATATGGATTATTCAATCAGAGCATATCGTAAAGATACAATCAGAGCGAAAGATGTTAAGATTAGACATATATTGGATAACAAAGATGATATTACAATAGTAACACAGTTCATTATTTCACCTGCACAAATATCTTACATGTAATGGGATGGTTAGACAAATATAATGATATTCCTAAAGCCCAAAGTGGTAAAGTAATTCCTCTTGATGAGGTTGAGATTGAAGGTTATAGTAGAGATAAACAAGCTTTATATGATAGATATGTAAAAGATAATCATTTTGATTCTGATTCTACTCATGGAATTAACTTTCTTTATGATAAATATGTAACTCCTGATAGAAACTATATGAAAGAAGGATATGAGAAAGATTTAGCTAAGTATAATGATAGTTTAAAATTATGGAAAATAGGTGAAGAAGAAAAAAGAAGATATTTTGAACTCCTTAAAAAAAATAATTTGTCTGCTGATGATTTATGGAATTATTCAAAGGAGCAAGGTATGTCAAGATCTGCTAAAATACAACCTATAAATTATAACAGAGTTCTTCGTGCTCAAAATCCTGAAAATATGTGGGGACAACGTTCAAACGAAAATTATTATAGAACTATTACTAAAGAAGAAGGAGTAGATGAAGATAAAAATACTTATAGGTATTCTATTGATGGTAAAATAAAAAAAATTCCTTGGGACAGTAAAACAGCTTTTGAAATAGATCAAGGTTATCACACATTTAAAAAACCAACCAGACCAGTTCCACCTAAACCTAGAAAGAAGGTGGAAGTAATAAAAAGTAAAACAAAAAAAGTTTCCTCTATAAAACAAAAAGAAAATAATACACTAATACCAAGAAGAGAAACTCCTGTAAATATTAAATCTTATGATGTAACACAAATACATGATAAACATTCAACAAGAGGAAAACACACTACACCAGAAAAGACTGAAGAATTATTTGATGATTATCAAAGGTTTAAAGATATTGAAGGTGGGCCAAGATTGAAGGTGATTCCTAATTATCAAGATGGTGGATGGTTAGGTAAATATGAAAATGGTGGAGTAATAAAAGATAACCGTGGACAATGGGATCACCCAGGAGAGATCACAGAAATATCAGGAAATAAAATGAGAACAGATGGTTATGGAGATACATCATTATATGTAGTACCAGATAAAGGAAGTCCTAAAGTAATCCATGCTAATACAGGAACTCATGAATTTCCTGGAGCTACAAAGTTTACAGAATATCCAATGGCTCAAGATCATGGTGATTTAATGAAGAAAGATAATACTAGAGTAGCTTCTCCTCATGTTAAAACATTTAATCCTCAACAAATAGAGAATGTTGCAAATAGTAACTGGGCATTTGAAAGTAGAATTAGACTTGATGATGAATTATGGCAAGAAAGAGAAGATAATACTGTTTACCCTCCTGAATGGCCTGAGTTAAATCTTAAAGATAAAAGAAAAATTAGAGCTACTACAGGAAAACCAGTAAGACCTAAATATGATTTAATAGGAGATAAATATCAGTTAAATAATATAGATGATATAATGCAATATGCTAGACATAAGGGACTTACTAAAGAAGACTTATGGAATTTGGCAGCGATTGAGATGCAAGAGACTGGTTGGGGAAAAAGATCAGAAGGAACTGTAGGACATGTACTCGGTAATTATGGTGGTAATGATGATGCAGAAAATTTTGTTAATGCTTATATAGCTAAAAAAGCAGAGGCTAAAAGATTAGGAATTACTGATCCTGCAAAAATACTTCAAATTTATAATGGTACAGGTATAGTAAGAAAAGATACTGAAAAAGATGTTCATGGTTATGAGATGAAGAAAATTTATGGTGTTTCTATTCCTAAGGAGGGAATAGATATGTCTAAGAATCCATTATATGGAAAACAGATTATAGATATTAGAGATAATGTATTGAAAAATGATGTTAATGTAAAAAAGTATATAGACTCTACTGCAGCATCTAAAGAACCTTTTCCTCAATATTTAATGCCTGAACAAATGAACTCTCCTTGGGAGAAGTACTTATGGAAACTTCAAATAGAACAAGAAAAGAAAGATTCATTATTACATGCAGAACAAGAAGAAAAGAGAGTTAGAGATCTTTCAGGTGGAGAACTTTTTCCTATTGAGAAAGAATTAAAAGGAGGTAAGATAGAACAAAATGGTGGTTGGATAGATAAAATGCAAGATGGTAATACAGTTTCTCAAACATGGGAAAAAACTACTGGAACTAATTGGTCTCAAGCTAAAGAACGTGGTTTGACAGATGGTTCTTATGATAATAATATTAAATTATTAAATGACCTGAAAAGTGGTATGTACGATAGAGATACACCAAATACACCTATTTCAGAAAATACTAATTTTAATGAAGCTTTTGCTAAAGCTAGAAAGATTAAAGGAGCTAATAAATTATTTAGATACGAAGGTAAAATATATGGTACAAACATAGCTAATGAAAAATTTAATCCTACTGATGCTGAATTAAAACAATTTAAAATAGATACTCCTGAAGTAAAACAAAATATTAAAGAAAATATTAAAATTATAAATTCACCTTATGTTTCTACAGCTACAGTAGATAATACGCCTATAACAGGAGAACCAAAATGGCAGAATTGGAATGATATTAGAGCTAGGGATGCCGAACTTAATAAAATGAGTAATGTAGACCTAATCAATCAATATCATAAAAGAGATACCAAGACTACTAGTTATACAGTAAAAAGTGGAGATAACTTAAGTGAAATAGCTAGAGATAATGGTGTTACTTTACAAGATCTTAAAACATCTAATAATTTAAAAAGTGATTTGATAAAACCAAATCAAAAGTTATCTATAGAAATTGCTCCAGAAGGAGCTACTCAATATTTAATTATTGATAAGAAAACAGGGAAGAGTCATTTATATAGAGGAGGTAAAGAAGTAGCATCCTTTGATATGTTAGTAGGAGAAAATGAAGGAGATGCTCAAACTGTAACCAAAGTAAAAGATCCTTCTGATGATGGTATACCTATTACTAGTGAAGAATCTAAAACAGCAAAAGCAGATTGGCCTGCAGGAAATAAATCAACGGGTGCAGGAGAATTCACTATTAGTGTTGCTAGTCCAACATCTGAAAGACAATATGGTAGAGGACCTTCATTTAATTTAAAAAATAATGTTGGTGATGAGATATCTACTACTTTGCATGGTGCTCCTGGGAGGAGAAATTATTTTGGTTCGAGTAATCCTAAACGTTCCAATGGTTGTATTAATGGTAAATGTAAAGATTTAGATGAGCTTTATAATACTTATGGTTTAACAAAAGGAGATAAGGTTTATATTTTACCTGAAGATGAAGGAAATAATTTTATTATAAGAAATAATAAATTAGTATTTGATGTTAATTCTGAAAAGGATTATGAGAACTATACAGATAAAAGAGGTAAACCACAAAAAGGTCAAGGTATAAATAGAACTGTAAATAGCTTAAAATATAACCCTATTAAAATAGAATTTGATGAAGGTAGATTTAGAGAGGAAAAATTTACTGCACTTGATTTTGATGATGAGAAAGAACTAAATAATGTAGTTAAACCTTTTATAGCAGCGTTGTCAAAAGATAAACAGCAATTAATGAAAGATTTAAAAATAGATGGAGATATTTATAATGAAATAGCTAAAGCTACTTTTGGTATATTTGGAGTAGAAAGTACATTTGGAGACACAAACCTAGGTATAACTAATCTGGGTAAAGGTATTTACAGAAAAAGTGTAGATTGGTTAAATGAGAAAGGTTATACTAATAAGAAAACTCCTGGAGCACCTGATACTAAAACAGAAAGTATGTATAATGCTATTATGGGAAATGAAGAATTTGCATCTTCTGGATTAACACAAGTAGTTTGGGGACAACTTTCTGCTTCAGAGAAAAAAACATTATATAAGTATAATATTTATAGTGTACGTAGTCTTAACAATCCTAAAAAAGCAGCATTAGCTACATTAATTATACTAGGACACAGATATAATAATGAAATTAAAGGAAAGAAAAATCCTTCTAATATAGAGAGTGATTTAGCTTTTGCATGGAATCACGGTAAAAAATATGACATGAGAGTAAAACATGCCACAAGATTCATTAACTTAAAAGAATTAAGATAAATCATTACCTTTGAATAAAATATAATTTAATACCTACACACAATGAGAGCACAAATGTTTAAAATCGCAGGAGTTAAGACTGAAAAGGAGTTTTATAAGAAGTTTCCAAACGAAGCATCTTTTATGAAAAAACATGGAAAAGCTTTTAAGAAAGCTCAAGATGGTTTTATGGATAAGATGGGAGGAGTTGCTGGTTTGGCAGGTATAGCTGGAGATACTGCAGGTATGATAAGTGCGTTTGGAAAACAGAGTGACATGGTTGATACTACTGAACAACAAAAACAAATCACTGCTCTTAATGTTCAGGCTATGGCAATACCAGGAGAAAAAATTGAGAATCAATATTATCGACCTGAAGATGCTGCATTTTCATATGATCAGTTTAGCCCAGGTTCTGTAAATACTAATATTCTCACACAAGATGGTGGTATATTTAAAAAAGCTCAAGACGGCAAATATATTCCTATAGCTCAGAATAATTATAATTGGAATCCTAATCAGATGGTAGGTCCTAATGACCAACCTGAAAATATTGGACAACCTAAAGTACCTCAATCAAACAATAGAACTGGATTTAAAGATTGGTTTGGAAAACCAGCAACATCAGATCAATTTGATAAAGATGGTAATATACTTCAGACAGGAATGAATAATGGTCAAATGGTTGCTGAAACTATGGACAAAGTAGCTGGTGTAGCTGGTATGAAAAATCATAAATCTGCTTATGGTAAGGCAGGTAAACTTATAGGAAATGTAGCAGGTAAATTTATTCCTATTCCTGGCGCAGGTGCTGTATTAGGTAAAGGTTTAGAATTAATTGGTTCAGCAGTTGATCCTCAAGCTAGAAAAATCAAGAAAAACCAGAATGCGATAGAACGTAGTATGAATCAAATGACAGGTATGGGTGTAGGAGCTTCAGTCCAAGGAATGTATAGTGCAAATGTACAAGATGGTGGTGAGTATACTACTATGGATGAAGATGTACAAGTATTGGGAGATGGAGCAATTGAAACATCATCATTTAATCCTACTATTGAAGGTGGAGGTGAATCTGCAAATATTTATGGTGATGCTCATCGTGGCCCCAATGGAGATGATGGTGGTGTAACTCTTGATGTGAATGGTAAACGTATCAAAGGTGAGGGAGGAGAAGTTATCTCTTCGTTAGGAGATAAGAAGATAATATATGGTAATCTTCCTATAACTAAAATTACTGCAGATACATTGTTAGGAGACTCTATGGCCGCAGGTAAAAAATCTAAGAATTATGCTAAAGGTATTAACAAAGATGAGGATAAATCTAATAAAGCTTTAGAGAAGAATATGAAATCATTAAATGAATTGGTGGTGAGATCTTCTTTTGATAAGTTAAAATTAAAAGGATTAGAAGCAATGGATTTAGGACATAATATGAGGCTTGGTATAGCTGCTGAGAAAAAACAAAATTTAGCAGATTGGCAAAGCTCTGTTACTGAAACTGCAGATGAGTTTGGTATTGTAGCTAATGATTTAGCTAGAGGCAAAATTAAAGTTGATAAAGGTGCATTTACACCTTCTAATGCTACAACTGCTCAAGAGGGTATTGAAATTCCTATAGCTCAAGATCATGCTGGAGCTAAAGATCAAGAAGATAGAAAAACATTTACTAAAGGAGAAATAGAACAATATAAAAAAGATGGTTGGAAATTATCTGATGATGGAAAAACTCTTACACTTAAAGGTACAAATGAGACTAAAGAACTTGTATTTAAAGGTGAGGAAGGAAGTGGTGGAGATAGTAAAGTGATTAAAGGTAAATCTAAAACCTGGAATGAAGCGTGGAATACAAGAGATAAGAAATTATATCCAGAATCTGAATATACAAAAGAACAGTATATTGTTGAAGCTAAACGTCAAAAAGCTGCTAATCCTGAAATGTATACAGAATATGAAGCAGGTAAAAAAGATCGAACGATTACTACTCCAATTGTGCAACCTACACAAGATAAGTATAAAACTATTCCAGGGTCTCCAGATAAGAATATGTATTTAGATGACCCTACTGGTGAAGATGAAAAGAAAAAATTTGGTGTAGGAGATGCTATGGCTATAGCTAATGGAATACTTCCTTATGCGCGCCCTAGTGATGCAGATGATTTTGACCACAGACAATTATATGGAGAAATGTTTGCTCTTTCACACAATAAGGTAGAACCTGTAAAAGCACAACAATATCACCCTCAATTAGATGTTCCTTTTGATATTTCTTTACAAGACCAAAGGAATGATGTTACAGCAGCGACTAGATCTGCGAGTAAATTAGCAGGATACAATCCTGCAGCTCAGGCAATGATAGCAGCTCAATCATATGAACCTCTTAATAAAATCAATGCAGAAGAATTTAGACTGAATCAAGCTAAAAAAGATCAAGTGTACAGTGATAACAGAGCTACTATGAATCAAGCTCAGCTTACTAACTTAGGTATATTAGATCAACAAGCTAATCGTCAATCAATAGCTAAATCTAATACTAAAGAAGCTACTCAATTAGCATTAAATTCTATTGGTGACAAATATGCTAAGCACAGATTAGAAAATAAGACTTTAGGTATTTATGAGAACATATACAACTATCGTTTTGGTGACAATAATATAGCTCAGAATATGAATCCTTTTGCTAGATTTAATATGCAAGGAAGTGGTAATATGGGCTCAATGACTAATGATCAACAACTTCTATATCTTGAAGATAAAGTAGATTATATGAAAAAAGCTAGAAAAGAAAGAATAAAGTCATCAGGTATTCCTAGTAACGCCAATCCTCCTTGGAATGGAGGATATGGACAAGATGGGGTAACTATCAAAAAGACTAATCTAGTAAAAGCTCTTAAGAATTACTAACTAAGTTAGTTATAAATTATTAACTAAATTTGTTAGTTAGTAATTGTATATAAATATAATAACATGTAAATTTGATAAATTTGCGTATTTAAAATAAACACTATGGCCAGTTATACTGATAAAGCACCAACTTTTAGTCCTTATGTAGCACAGAAACCCGTTGATGCTATGGTTAAAGTTGGTATGTATAAACAAGCTCAGTATCAACAGGGGTACGAGAAAATACAAGATAGCATTGACAATATTGCAGGGTTAGATATTGTTCGTCCACAAGATAAAGCACACTTACAGACTAAGTTAAATGAACTGGGTACAAAATTACAAAGTGTGGCTGCTGCTGATTTCTCAAACTTTCAATTAAGTAATTCTGTTGCAGGTATGGCAAGCAGTCTTATTAAAGACCCAGGTATAAGTGGGGCCGTAGGTGCTACTCAACGTTTTAAAAGAGAACAAGAATTTGTTGCTGCTGCTAAAAAAGATGGTACATTGACTCCAGATAATTTATTACACTATCAAAAACAAGTGAAGTCATATTTTGATGATGAAGAAATAGGAGCTTCTTTTAATGGTCAGTATGTACCTCATTTTGATGTATTTGAATTTGCCAAAGAAACTTTCTCTGAGATATTACCAGATGGTATGAGTTATGATGAAGTATTCATATTAGGTAAAGATGGTTTACCCGTAGAAGATAAAAACGGGAATTTGATGTATGCCCCTGCTATGACTAGAATTATGAAAGAAGGCAGGTTCCCTGAAAAAGTCAGGCAAACCTTAAATCAAATTTTTTCTGATCCTAGAGTAGCTCAACAGTTACAAATTAGTGGAGAATATAATTATCAAGGATTAGATTCGGATGCTCTGATTGCTAAAACTAATAGATTAAAAGATAAAGTATCTGCATCTTATGAAGAAAAAAGAATAGAACTTGGTGCTCAATTAATGGCAGGAAGAGATGTTCAAAAACAATTAGATGAATTAGATGTCCAAAAACAAAGGTCAATCGACTATTATGAATCATTAGCAGAATTAGCAGGAAAAGACTCTGAAAGAGCTAGAGGTGCCTTATATAAAGATGAAGTTAATTCTAGGTATACTACAATGTTTGGTCAAATTAAAACAGAGACACAAATATTATCTAGTCCTCCAGCAAATTTTCAGTTTAAATTAAAACAGGAAGCTAATGATATATGGCAGTGGGAACAGGAACAACTATATAAAAGGGATCGAGATAAAATAGAAGATTCACAGTGGCAAGCAACTCATGATCAAAGAGCAAAATTAGCTGGTGATAAATTAAAAGCTGATAATGCTGGATTAGATGGAGGAGGTACGGGGCCTGCAGGAAGTGGTGGTGCTCTTCAAGGACCTGAAGATGCTAATTTTGACAACTCTAGTTTCCAACAACAAAATTATATAAATGCTGGTGTACGTCTAAAAGAAGCTAATAATGCATTAGTATATAAATTTTTAACAGATACTAATGGAGTTCTTGAAGATGAAGTAAAGGATATGGTGACACAGGGAGTGTTATCTGAAACAGAAGCAATAAATTTTGTAATTGATAGGGAATCCAAAGGAGTTATACTTGATGAAGAGCTTCAAAGAGTTAATGCTATCAGAATATCAAATAGTCAAGAACCTCAAACTAAGCAAGAGTTATATGTTGAAAAAGTTATAGATGCTACTTCAAAGGAATTATTCAGTATGCGTCCACAAGACAGACAACAAAAGCCTATATCTACACATTTATTAAGAGAACAAATAAAAGCTAATAAAGCTTTTACTGCTGAAAGTCTTGATAATAAGACAATAGAAGATGCACTTCTTATAGATTTTAAAGATCAATCCGAACCAGAGTTAATTGCATCGGTAGAGCCTCAAACTATGGTGTATAAGGATATAGAATATGAGTTATCCCCAAAAGATATAGTTGACTTAGCTATTATTAGAAGAGGAACTAAGCATAGAATATTTGGATTTTTAGATAATAGATTGGCTAGAAGAGCAGCAGAACAGGCACAGAATAGACTTAAAGCAAATGGTAAAGGACCTGTAATTGATGCTATGCGTGCAGATTTAGTTGTGCATGATGCAAGTCAAGATCCATTTAATTATATACCTTCATTAATTAAAGATAATGTTATTCAGATAGGAATAGAAGCTTACAAATATGAATCAGAGAGAGGAGTTCCTACTAGAAAATGGGATCAAATGTTTAAAGTTTATGATGCAATCAATAATGAGAAGTCTATACAGAGGATGGAGAGAAGAGAGGAAATTACAAAAGAAGTGTATTCTAAGAATCCTAATTTAAATACAGGACTTCTTACTGGAAACACAGAAACAGATAAAAAGACTATAACAGCGTTGTCACGAATGGCTGGAGAATATAATGAAATAGGACAAAATATGTCTCCTACTTTTGCAGCATTTTATACACATATAAATGATGCAAGGAAAAATGAGTATGGTATAGGCACAAGTGTAGTTACTGGTGCTGATAATCAGCCTGCAGTCTCTGTGAAAATATATGATAGTACTCTTGATGGAGGAAAAAATACTCCTGCTATGGTTATTACTGATGCACAAGCGAAAGAATTACAAGTAGATACAGGAAGATTATTTGATACACCAGAGGTACACAATGTAAGAAAGACACTTGATAATCAAGGTAAGACTAGTAAATGGAATATTGAAGAATTATCTACTTATTTAAAAATTGGTGGAGGATATTTTACAATGAATGATTTACCTTATTTAGAATCGAACATTGTGGATGTTCAAGCAAATATTGAAAAAAGAGGGAATATGTATTTTCCTATCCTTTATATCAATAACGGGGAAGTGAGATTCACAGAATGGCTAACAGAGTCTTCTAATTTGGGTGATGTAGTAAGAGAAATAAAAAATAGTGATGCTCTATTAATTAATAGTTTAATATCAGAAGAATATGTCAAACGGCAAACCGAATACAATAACAGGGTCAAAGAGTAGAAGGGGAGAAAATTTCATAAATAGAAAGGCTACAGTTCCAAATTTACCTAGTACTCCTACTTTACCAATTGTAGAACCGTATAATACGGGTGCTCCTGGTGTGATGACAGCTAGAGACATATGGAATCAAAGATTGGCTACTGGAAGTTATAATAAAATTGCTCCTCTTAACACTAAAGAAATTTATTCTGGACCTAGATATAATGAAACTATACCTGGTACAGACTATGAAGAAATGCATGCCCAACAACAAAGCAATTGGGGAAAATGGAGCAATGCTACTGCTAAAATGATAGGGACAGCTTCTACTACTTTTGTTACTGGTACTGCAGGGCTTCTTTATGGTATGGGAAGTGCCCTCATAAATTTAAAATTATCTAATGTTGTGGATAATAGTGTAACTAGAGCTATGGATGATATCTCTAGGGGAATGGATGATAGTCTTCCTAATTATTATACTCAGAAAGAAACAGAGGCTAAATGGTGGTCACCTGATAATATTATGACGGCTAACTTCTGGTCAGACAAAGTACTTAAGAACTTAGGATTTTCTGTAGGTTCAATGGCAGGTGGTATGGCTTGGGGTGCTTTATTCAGATCTATTGGAATGACTAATCAATTAGTTCGATGGGGAAAAGGAAATGATTTAGCTACAGCAGTAGAAAAAAGACTGGCTGTTGCTCCAGCTTCAGCAAGATATCCTGCTTTTCAAAGTGCTTTGAATAAGACATGGACTACTGCTAAGATGCCTATGGCCGCTGTTGCCAAAAATTCAGACAGAATACTGACTTCTATAATGGCTACTGCAGGAGAAGCTACTATTGAAGGACTTCAAGCAATGCATACATTGAGAGAAAGTTTACTTGATGAATTTAAGTTATCTCATGGTAGAATGCCATCTGGTCTGGAATTAAATGCTATCAATGAGACTGTACAGACTGCAGGTCTTTATATATATGGAATGAATGGGTTGATTCTTACAGCAACTAACTACATTCAGTTAGGAAAAATAATAGGTAGTTCACGTAAAGCAGATAAAGCCTTAATCAATAGTATCAGAAGAAATGCTGATACAAGACTTTGGGAAGCTGCTCTTCCAAAAACTATTGCAGGAAAAGTATTAGGTGTAGCCAAACATATAGGGAGGCTATCATTTGCCCCTGTGGAGGCATTAGAAGAAGGGTTACAACATGCTGCTACCACTGGTGTAGAGGATTATTTTTCTAGAGCATATAAAAATAAGAATGAAACTAATGATTTACTAAGGGCTGTAGATGACAACATGTTAAATGTTTATTCTAATGTATACCTACATGGTTTACATGAAACTCTTAATACTAAAGAAGGACTAGAAAGTATGTTGATTGGGGCCTTATCAGGAGGTTTACAACAAATGGGTTTATTTGGTAGTTATAGGGATGAGAAAGGTAAAATCAAATATGGTGTAGGTAAATCTGGTGAAATAGGAGAATATGGTTTATTTGGTAGAGGAGGTACTCGAGGCATAAATACTAAACGAGCTGTTGAAGAATTAAATCTTAAACAAGTAGAAGATGTCATTAAAGATGGTGTAAACTATATGGGAGTAGGTATTGGTTCTCAAAAGCTAAGACAACAAGCAATTGAAAATGATGATATACTTGCTGAGAAAGATGCTGAAGAAGATTATGCATTATCTTACTTGATGCCTAGAATTAAGTATGGAAAACTTGAGAGTGTAATAGAAGAGCTTACCAATTACAAAACTCAGGCTATGAGTACAACAGGATACTCTGAATTAGTCACTGCAGGATTAGCGAATCAAAATGAAACTGCTGATGAGTTCATACAAAGAATAGATAATTTATTAGAATCTGCTAATAAGACAGATAAGATGTATTCTTTATTGAATGACAGATATGAGAATGCCAGAAGTGAAGATGGAACAATTGCATATACACCTGAAGTCATTGACAAGATGGTTTATGCTGCTGCTAAAATCGAAAACTACGACAAACGTATCGAAGAAGTCCAGACTGCTCTACTCTCCTCAGGGGTTGATTTGACCTTGATAGATGAGATTATAAAAAACAAAGATGCTATTCCTACTGATGCACAATGGGAAGAAGTATCAAAGACTGCCGATAATGTAAAGATCACAGAACAAGAGACTTTTTCTACTAATTTACTCGATTATGGTGAGTTATTATTGAGAAGAAAAAAGTTTGCTCAGGAGTATGAGACTATAAAAGATGCTCCATATAATTATCGTGCTGTAGTAGGTGCTCTTCCTCCAGAAGAATCAGAGGAAATTAAATCTACTAAAGAAAACAGTATTACTGTACCTGTTACTACTGGTGGGGAGAAAACATATAATATAGATGATACTTATTATTTAGGTAATGTACTTGCAGATCAAATTGTATCTGGTGCTGATCTCTCAGCTCCACAAATGAAGATTTTGAGTATGAATGAGGATGGTACAATTAAGATAATGACTCAGAATGGGAAAGAATTGGATATCACTGCAGGAGAATTAGAGCAACTTAAGTTAGGTAGTGTTAACAAAGCTCTTAAGGATAACAAGAAAGGTGAGTTTTATTTTGATAATTGGAATACTCCTTTCACTTTTAACTTCGGAGATAATGGTGGTTTTAAAAAAGGAAGAATAATTTATAATGAGAATGATGATAAGATGCATTTTGTCTATGTGGATGCATCAGGCAATACAAGGGATATAGAGGTTACGAATGACCAATTTGGGCCTAAAGGAGAAAATGAGGCACAGATACAGAGAGAAGAAGGTGTGAATGACTTCCAGGGAGGCGTAGAAGCACGTTTCCTTGCTGCTAAAGATGAACGTAAGGATAAGAAACATGAAGATAGATTAAAGGTCTTAGGTGAGTTTGCAGAGGAGATGATGGTGAGACAAGCTGAGCTAACAAAGGTTATTAATAAGAGACAGGAAAATGTTGCTAGGACTAAAAAAATCTTAGGACTCTTACAGGAAGACCTTCTTAAAAATAAAGATAAGCGAACTAAAGATGCTTATACTATAGCTGGTCAGAAAATATTAACTAATATCAAGAGAACAGAAAAAGATTTAGAAGCACTTGAAAAAGTAGAAAGAGAATCTTCAGAAGAATTAAATGATATTACTGCAACTTTGGTATATGTAGAAGATCTTATAGAAAATATAGATACCCGTGCTACAGACTATGTTAATTTTATAGCTGAAATTAAAGTAGATAAAGTTAATTTGGAAGAACTTCATAAAGAAGTTACAACAGGTATCAAGGATTTAAAAACTTTAATACAAGAAGTCAAAGATTTTATTCAGACATCTAAAGATGTTCTTAATGATCTTTTATTACAATTATCGGGAGCATTTCCCAATATATCAAGTGAAGGTGTTTTCTTGGATGATATTGTTACAGTAGAAGACTATTTTACTGATTTAGCTCCTTTGATAGGAGGAACAGAATCAGAAGAAAGTTTAGCCTTTGCAGGTGTAACTTTGACAGGTATACAACCTAAAAAAGCTCAACTTACTAAAATGGAAAAAGAATTATCTAATGCTAAAAAAGCTTTAGATAAATATGATGATGGTATTATAGCCAGAGGAAAAGTACTGGCTAAATTTGGGGAAAGATTGATAGAATGGGAAAGAGCTAAGGAAGAAGAAGCTATTTTAGGAACGAGTTCTGAGATTAGTTCTGATATATTAGATTCTCAATCTAAGTCATCTTTTGAGAATGATCATTATAAAGAAGGATTTGAATATAAAAAATTAAAAGCTAAAAATCTTGTAGTTACAGGAGGTATTGCCCCAGAAGGAAGTGATGGTAAACCTGTAGGAGTATATGCAAAAAGAGCTCAAGCTTTTGGTAATATATTTCATAGATTAGTACAAAATGGTAAGGAGTTTAGAGGAAGAGTAGTTACTATTGCGAATGAAAAACATATCATGAAAGGGCTTACTAAACATTTAGCCCAGCCAGGTACTGATCCAAGGTTTACGATTGTCTTAGTTGTTACCAATAAAAAAGGAGTTCCTGTAGATGAAAAAGGTATACCTATTACAGATGAAAGTAAACTTTTAGATGAAGGAATTTATCAAACATTCCCTGATCCTAAATTAAGAAATTCATATGGTAGTCTGTTTAGAGCAGATGTTAAGTTTAAAGAGCGAGAAAGAATTACAAAGATTTATGAAAAATGGGTAGAGAAGACTCTTGGACAGAGTAAACTTCAACCTCTTCAAGATATTTCAGCTTCTTTTGGATTAGTTGATTACATACAAAAAACAGATAGTAAAGGAAAAATACTTCCAGAAGCTACATCAATGGCTAGATCTAGTATAAATGCTTCAGGATTAATTACTAATATTGAACTAGGAAGTGGAGATGTTATTAAAGTAGCAACTAACAATGATACTTTAACCAGAGGTACTGTTGAAATTAGTGCTCCTCTTGGACATGTCTTTTTAGAAGCACCAGGAGGTTATGTAAAATTATATAATCAGAAAAATAGTGAGAAACAATCTGAGCTTATATATAATGTATTGCTTCAGGTTACTAAAAATATTTTAAGGGATAAACATGGTAAAGAGGCAGATACTCAACGATTATTTGAATGGTTAAGATCTGTAGTATATTGGGGTCAACCTATGAATTTTCAGACTGGAGAAAGGAAGGAACCTTCCGATGGCTCTGTTTATTATGAAGTAATAGGTCAGGGTGAAGGAGTTGCTTCTGAAAGAAAACTTCGTATAGGTAAAACGAGTAGATTTGATTTTACTCCTACTTCTTTAAAGGATAACAAAGATGCAATTATTGCCTTATTACAAAATGTATGGGGTAATACACATGCCCCAGGAGTAGCGAAAGATATGTATGATGTTGCTTATCATGAAATTACTGCTGTTAACAAAGATGGTACTACTGAAGGTATCACATGGAATAGTTATCAACAATTCTTATTAGCTGATATATATCCAGATGGTAGTCCTAGAAATTTAGATAGTATTCCTCTAAAAACTAAAGTACGTCCACTCGTTGGAAAAGAGGATACCAATAGACATGCTATTTATTTCTATTTAGAAGATAGCTCAGAATATATGCAGGATGCTCCTGTTGAGTCTATTGTGAAGAAAACAGTTCCTGGGAAAAAAGAAGTTAGTACACCTAAATATATCTTTGATGGTGTGGTAGAGAACATAATAAATTTAGGAACCTTAGGAGAAGCTAAAGTGACTCTAAATTTAGATGAAGCTGTACAAGAATTTCATAGAAGAGAAGGTAAAGTATTCTCAAGTCTTGAGGAAACACAACAATTTACTTTTGCTTTACTTAGCAAACATATTATTACTATAGGATTAGGAACAGATGTTGAAGCAAACTTAGTAGAGGCAGGTGGAGCTACAGATAGTTCTGCTCAAAGTAATGCTCAAATGCTTGTTGTTGAAATGCTTTCTAGTCAGATAACAGAGGCTGCAAACAGAACAGCGGCCAAGTCTGAACCTGTGCCTACACTCAAATCTTCTATAACGTCTGTAGAAGATCTAATACAAGACATTAATGATGCATTTATCTATATAAATTCTGGAAAATATAAAGGAGATAGAAAAAATGAAATGACATCAGTAGGAGATAAATTAGTAAAAATTTTCCTTACAGGTTTAAGAAAAGAAGGTTTAGTAAAAGCAGGGACTAGACGAGCTCCTAGAGCTGATGGTTCTTATGATACAATGACAATAAATGAAGACCTTAAAGGAAAAAATATAGGAAATGATTGGTCTGCAGCAAAACATTTTAAAGAAAAATTAAGAACTTTTTTCGATACAGAAATAGCTGAACTTAAATCTTCTACTAAAATAACAGAAACAACTGTTAGAACTGAAGATAAAAAATGGAAATTAGATGGTTCACCTGAAGTGATGACTGTAGGAGAGAGTAAAGTTACATTTACACTCAAAGATCAAGCTGTAATAGATGCACTCAGAGATGATTCTGAGATATTAGAAGATGAAATCAAAAGACTTAAATTAATAACAGGTCTTATTAGAGGTGGTCATTTAGTGATTACTCCTACTCAAGCTGCTTTGGATAATGGAGAAAAACTGTTAGGTAGTACAGATGCTCTTATTACTATGTTAGCAAATACTATTTTACAGGAAGTAGCACCTCAAATTAAAAAAAATTGGTTCCTTGCTGATACTGATAAAGGATCAGAAAATTATAGTGATGCTGAATGGGAAGAAATACAAGCTAGATTTAATCCAGAAGGCGAAACATCTTCAAGAACTGAAGAAGATGATTATACTCGAATAATAGCTGAGAGACATCTTGAACCTTTCAAGGAAACAAATTGGGAAAAAGAAGCAGAATGGATGAAGAAAAACTTTCCTCTTATTCCTATAAATGTACTTAAGAATGTTATTCAGGCAACTAATGGTAGACAAGCATGGGGTTTATATCGTCAAGGAGCTGTCTATATATATAAACATGCTGAGGCTGGTACAATTTATCATGAAGTATTTCATGCTGTGTGGGATATGTCTTTATCTCTTAGAGAGAAAAGACAAATTGCTGAAGAGTTTAGAAATAGAAAAGGTTCTTATACAGACAGATTTACTTTTAAAGTAATCAAATATAGCGAGGCTACTGATTATCAAATGGGTGAAGAGATAGCTGAAGAATTTAGAGATAGAGTACTTTATGGTAAAAAACCTACTAGAAAACCTAGGTCTTTAATGCGAAGAGCATTTGAGGGAATAATTAATTTCTTCAACGATCTTTTATTCGGTAAAGATGCTTTTACTAATACGAACAAATTATTTGATAAGATGGGTAATGGCGATTATGCAGCCTTTATTCCACATGAAGATGTATTAAGAAAAGCAGGTGAGTCACAAATCTTGCATATTGAGGGTATAACAGTAAGAAAGGGTGATCAACTTAGACCACTTATAACTAGATTAGAAGGAATCAATGCTGTACAAGAACATGAGATTTATCAACATATGACATTTGTAGCTGTTAATAAGATGTTTGCCACAGACGATGGGTTGTTTGCTATGAAGGATAGATTGAAAATTACAAATTTATATCAAGATCTTAAAAGAAATCTGTTAGGAGAAAATGGTATTATAAACAGAAAACAAATTGATTACAGTCAAATAACAATAAAAAATCCTAAGCAACAAGAACAAGTTACTAAAAAAATTAAGGATTTAGATGATTTGAAGATAGCTATTAATGAGAATTGGGATGTCATTAAAAAAAGACATATGGATTCTTTAGCCCCATATGAGATTACATTTGATGAAGAAGAAAATTTAATCGTAGAGGATGAGACCATAGTGAAAGCAGATTCAATGGATGGTAACAAGATAGATTCATACAGAAAATCTAGTGGTGCTATTAAGTTGTTATTTGCTACTCTTGCAGATTTTGAGAAAGTTCCTGGAGAAAACAGAACAAGACTTAAAACATCTTCTATAGGTGGTGCAACATTTGAGCAATCAGATAAGATATATATTACTTTAAAAAATAATTTACATGACTCTACTGGCTTAAATGATATGCTAGAAAGGTTGAAAGAATTAGCCAACAATGAAGAAACAGGTTATCATTATGCTAAATTATATACTAGAATAACTAAGCAAGACATTAGTGATACAAATAAAAATACTGTTAACATTGATAAGATGAGTAACAGTGCCATAATGTTATTGGGAGGCTTTTGGAAAGTGATAAAAGGACAGAATCCAGATGTTCCTATCATATTCATTCTCCAAGGGGGAGAGGTTGTAATAGGAAATACAGAGTTATCAAATGCATCTAAACAGATAAGATATGAAATGTCTCAAAATATTATAGCACATATTAGAGAAGATGCTGAGGGTAATGAAAAACTTTATAAAATAAATTCTTTAGGGTTGTATAATCCTACTACAGCTTTAAAAAATGTAAAATTAAATAGTTCTAAACCTGCTGAATATATTAGATTTTTACAAGCATTCGGTATTAATTTTAAATTAAAAGAATTTAATAAATTTTTACCTGATCAAAAAGCTACATTTAGAGAAGCTACAGAAGGGTTACTTTCTGATCTTTCTACTAGAAAGGATATATATTCTTGGAGTGAGAAAGCAATAAACTCTACTCAAAATTTACTTAAATTAGGGGCACTCAGAGCTGTAATGGATAATCCTGTTTTTGAAAGTACTTATTTCAGTATAGCTGGAGAACGTACTCAAAAGTTCATAGGCCCTAATGCTACTAGTGATTTATTTCATACTTTATCACAAATTACGAATAAACAAGATTTACGTTCAACACGTTATTCTCATTTATTGGATGATGTCTTTACCCAAGGGAGTGTAGTGATGCAGAAGTTATTCAATGGGAACGAGCGTAAGAGAAATACGAAAGATATCTTTAAGACCGTATATGTAGGAGGAACTATAAATGAAGAGAATAATAGGAGAACACGATCATCCAGACTTTATTATAGAGATAGATTGATTCAGGAAATGAGTCTAAATTTAGAAGGAATATATGCAAACTTAGTTCCTGGGGATTCTGAATTAGAATGGGCTATTAAGATGCATTCTAAGAAAAGCCCATTTATAACTCCATCTAGTGTTTCTCGAAAAGAGTATCAAAAAATATTCAGAGATTATTTTATTGATGAAGTTAACTTATCCAGAGACAATAGAATTGTAGCTAAAGGCAGAAGTGCCAGAGATTTGAGATTCTTTAAAGATATTTTAGATGCTTATAATTCTAAAGCTCATGCTACTATACTTGATTACTCACATAAAATATCTGCAGAAGAAATATATGAAGAGCATAAGTCAGGGATTAAAGCTGCTGTAGAAGCTTTTATAACTAATGATGCTGAGGAAACAATGACATTGTTGAAAGACTATAAAATTATACAAAAAATACCTGGTGAAGCTGAAATATATAAGCATACTCTTTCACTTAAGGATAAGGAATTATCTTTTACTGAAATGGAGCTTCAGATAAAGTCACTTACTGTTAACTATATGATAGCAAATATAGAACAACATAAGATATTATATTCTGATCCTTATCAGTATTCAGATGAATTAAAGCGTATTAAAAACTTTAACTCTCCTCGTCAGGCTCTTATGCATAGTTCTAAAGACCTTTATAAAGCGATTAATAAAGTTTATAATAAAGGATATAAAGCAGAAGATTTAGGTTATTCTAATATGGATCGTAGTTCTTTTAGAACAGTTACTCTTCAAGATATATGGTCAATAATAGATCCTAAATTAGCTAAGCAATATCCAGGATATACTGATTATAAAAATAAAGAAGGTTGGCAAGAAACTGATGGTGCTGGTATGATTACTATGAAGGCATATAGATTCTTCAGAATCTTGGCAGGTGATTGGTTACCTAATAATGAAGCACAATATCGTTGGGATATTCAATATCAGGAGAAGGTAATGGAGATAAATGATGCTACTGGAACTGAAAAATCCAGATTAAATGAAAAATTTAGAGCATTTAAAGCTGCTAGAAAGGTTCATGATCAAAGTACTTATACTCCTATTAAACCTATTGTATCTGGTAATAAAGGAAATGGTAGAAATTATAATGATTCAGTATTAGATAAATATGCATTATTTCCAATGCCATTCAGAGTATTTCATATGATGGAACCTAATTCTAATATTTTAGAGTTTACTGAAAAGATGCGTAGAGAAAAAATCGATTATGCTATTTATGAAACAGGTAGAAAAGTAGGTGTAGAAGAAACATATCCAGTATATGTGAAAGGTGCTTTAAATACTGCTCCTTTTCAACCTCAAGAAGAGATTGATAGAGTAGCTGAAAATAATCCTGAAGACAGAGTGAAGAGATTTGTGACTAATATTCCTTTTTCTATTATGTCTTTACAAACTGAGGTTCCTTCTAAAAAAGATGGTAAAGTGATACAAGGTTCACAAATAACTAAGTTAGTTACTTTGGATTTCATGAATGGTGGTGTACCTATAGATTTTAATCCTGTGGATAAAGACGGTAATTCAATTGTCACGGAAGATAAGGATGGAAAGGATACTACTGATTATGATGCATTAAGTGTTGCCTGGGTTGAATTAGAAACAGAAGCAGCTAAAAAAGAGGCTTCTCTATTGTATAAAGAAATTCAACATAATAAGCGATTATTACAAGAACGTATACAGCTAGGGTATGAAAATTTATTACGTAAATTAGGTATTATTGAAGATGAAGATGAAGATGGTAATAAGACATATACTGTTTTTGATAAAGAAAAACTCATAGGAACTATAGAAAAAGAAATATTCAAGCAACAGAAAAATAATAATTTAGTAGTTGCTTTTCAAGAAGTGAGAGAAGGAAAAGCTCTTATTGAAGCTACTCCTGTATATCAACAAATACGAAATGTTTTATATTCATTAGCTAATGGTAATGTAGTTCGTCCTAAAATAAGTGGAGGAAGTAAGATACAAATGCCTTCTACTTTATTTGAAGTAGGTGCTAGAATTGAAAAATTTGTTCATGATGGTAAAACATACCTTCATTCGGATGTATTGAATTTTTATGAGGAAGGTAAAGTAGCTGAGATTTTTGTAGCTCGTTGGGATAATAGTCCTCTATCTGATGAACAATTATTAAATTCATGGTATAAATTAGATGAAAATGATAATAGAACATCTGAGTTAACTAAAGAAGGTGAACGTGCTTTAAAAGGTATAGCATTTAGAACTCCTACTCAGAAACAAAATTCTATAGAATCATATGTTATTAAAAAATTCTTACCTAGGTCATATGGGGATTCAGTAGTTATTCCTTCAGCGATAGTACGAAAAACAGGTAGTGATTATGATATTGATAAATTATCTGTATATCTTAAGAATCTAATTTGGGATGGTAAAAGACTTTTCTCAGTACCATTTCAAGGATTCCAAAGTGAATTAGATGCTAAAAGAGAATTCAAAAAGATTTTTCATAGATTAATGGAAAATAGAATTTCTAAAGTAGAAGGAAAAAAAGCTAAAGTTATTTCTTTGAAAGCTATGTTTACCAAGATAGCCAATGGTACAGCAGAATTTGAAGAATTTGAAGAGTTTACTCCTATTATCAGTACACTTTTAGAAAATAACAATATTAGTCTTAAAGATACTGAAGCAATAAATGAATATTTTGATCAACGTCTAGGTAATGGAATAGCACGTATCAATACTTTGACTGTTAAACAATTTGAAGAAGATGCTGCTCAAAAATTTGCTGATAAATTATATAGTCAATCAATAGAGAATGAATACATTGAGTCTTTACAAAGACTGGTAATGCATCCTAAAAATTATCATAATCTGATTAAGCCTAATTCTGCTCAGATTATGAGAGACCTAACAGATCATATTAATGAAAAGTTTAGAAGAACTAAGATTGATTATCATTCTGCTGGATTTATGTTGAGTAGAAAGAAAATGTCTGGATTACGTCAAGCCTTTGTAGGTGGTAAGAGAGCTATTGGTATTGCTGCCGTTGGTGCAACCAATAATTCAAACAATCAATTAGCAGATACATATACTGATACAAATCTTATAGGAACTAATATTATTTCTGATGAAGATGAGTTTTGGTTGAATGGTATGAAAATTACTAAGATTGCCGATGACACTGATGCCGATGTTAAGTTCTTAGAATATAATAAAAAGATGGTTGATGGCAGACCTATGGCATCTCTCTCCAGGGCTAAAAATTCAGCAGGTGAATATATCTCTGATATTATAGGAATGTTCATTGATGGTTATGTTGATATTTCTGCAGGACCTTGGATTATGCAAATGGGTGCAACTCCTGAAACAGCAGGGACATGGTTATATTTATTAAAGATAGGTGTACCTAAAGAAACAGTAGCTTATTTCATGAATCAACCTATTATTACTGAATTATTATTTGATTTAGAAATAGAAGGTAAATCATGGTTATATAATAGAAACAGAATATTTGATCTTTTAAAATTATATGCAGGATCTAAAGCAAACATTGCTATGATTCCTTCTGAAAGAGGATTGGATACTATGATGGGTAAGAAAAGAGGAGAGTTATCTCTTCTTCAAAAGACTCAACAACAGTTTATTTTAAAAGAGTTTTTAAAATATTCTAAACAAGCAGACCATTTATTCCTAGTAACTCAAGGTACTAACTTTGATACAGCTACTTTAAATGATCCTTTCTTAATATTTAAAAAATCACGGTTATTTAAAATGGCTCAGAAGACTGTTATTTCTTCTGCTCAGAAAATTTTAGATACATCTTTCTTAGGTTATTTAAAAGATACTATGGATAAAATCAGAGGAGCATATTCTGTGATACTTCTGTCTGATAAAAATGACCCAAATAAAGCAATTACTCCTAGAAAAGTATTAGAACGAGTATTGTTACCATATATTAGAATGTCAGATAGAGAATTTGTAGGCCTGAGTCAAAAGGTTGTAGCAGATTTCTTTGATTGGGCAATGCAAACAGATAGAAGTATTAAAAGTAGTTTTAATTCTTTAATAGTTGAAATACTATTGGGAACTGATACTGAAAGAAGTGCTGCTAAACAAATCATACAATTTAAAGAAGATATATTTGGTAGAGAGGCTGATGCAAATAAAGGCATATTAGCTATTGCTCCCAAGGAGAACCATCCTTTATATAATAATATGATTTTAAAATCTTTTGTATTAGTACCAGGTGCTAGAAAAAATGTTCCTGATAATCTTATTATTAAAGCTAAGGATAACAAAGTATATGATCAGAACCAGACTATCAATAGTTTTGAAGAGATTAAGGATTATTTAAGTTCCTTAAAAGGTTCTAATAGTAAATATGCTGGGTTGTATGAGAAGATGGTTAGATTAGCTGTAATACAATCAGGGCTTTCTACATCTCCTATATCTTTTTCTAAATTATTGCCTTATGAAGATTTTAAAGAAATATATAATCATACATTACTTAATTTAGAAGCTAATCCTACTATAGAAAATTATGCTTCTCTTAATGTATTTGAAAGAAGTAATTGGAATAAAGGAAAATGGATATCTACTATTACTAGAAAAGTAGATTATGATGAACATGATACACGTATTGTACGTACTGAAGATAATGTAGATTATAGACTTAGTTCTGCTGAAGATAAATTTGAGATACCTAAAGTAGTTTTTATTAGTGAAGGTAATCCAAATGCATCAGAAGTAATAGTATATAAATGGTCTATACCAATTACACAAGACGAGAGAATTAAAAGATCTAAAACAGGAAATACGAGTCATTTGAAATCTCAATTGATGAGAAAGGTATATTATGATAGAGGAGTTGAACCAATACCATTGATTCAAGTACATGATGAATTTAATCCTTACACAGGTAGAAATATTTCTTACAGAGGATTTGTATATGTAGCTATTAATGCTTGGGGAGACTCATTCAGAGGTAGAGAGTTTTATAATTCTGTTGATGGTACAAACGTTAAGGCTACTGTGCTAGATAATGGATTTGAAAAAGTAATAGAGGATCAAGATATAGTTGGAAATAAGATTTCCTCAGGAGAGGTAACTGATGAGAAAGTTATAGAAATATTAAGTCGTAAAATGTTAGTTGCTGGTAATAGAGTTACATCTGAGGACACTAAAATTACTCCGAGCAGTATCTATGAGACCTTAGGGGATAAAACAGCCTCCAGAAATGTAGTGATTGAAAATGTATTCCAAGCTACTGGTGTCAAGTTTGCTAAGTCTATTGGTGGTATATTTAGTATGAGACTTAAGGGTTCTGATAAACATTTCGGTAATCCATTCAGTTCTACTATAAAAGATAAGTCTTTAATAGCTACTAAGAGTACTAGAGAAAGTGTAGAAAGATATATTGATTGGATTATACGTGGAACTGATACTAGAGCGAAATGGATTAGAACACAACTTGAAACAGGAGATTTAAAAAGAAGACCTATTGTTTATTATAAGGAATTAGGAGAACCTTCTCATGCAACTGCATTAGATTATCTGATCAATCAAAAGGATTGGACTGAACCTAAGTTAACACGGGAAGAGAGTACAGAGCTTGAAGAGTTAAAAGCAAAACGCGAGACACTGGAAACCAACCCTGAATATATTGTATTAAACAGTATACCAAAGATAACTCCTGCATCTGCTAAAAAAGAGACAGGTGGTAAGGTAGGTATCAATCAGGACATCAATCCAAGCTGGTTATCTAAAGCTGGAGTAACTATTGAAAAGGCTGCAGAGAATATTTATGCTGATAATTTTTCAGAATCTAATGAATACTCTGAACAAGATATAAGAAACTATATAATAGGTGCATTATTAAAAAGTAAAGTAGAAGCCAAAAGAGAGATATTTGATGAAAAAAGATTAGATGAACTTTTAAACCCTGGTAATAAAGAGGATATATTATCTCAGACTGACGACATGAATGTTTCTGTAGCAACGTCCAATACCATTGAACGAATGAAAGCAGCGGCTGCATCCATGGGAATAAATTTGACCTCTCTTTTAAACTATGCTAAAGATAATCCTGATGTAGATGTTACTAATGTTAATGGTATTGCCGATTTAACTCAAGGTATTATAGCCATTGCAGAAGGGAAAGAAGATGTAGCTATAACTGAGGAACTTATCCATATCGGTAGTGCTATTGTAGAAGCAAATGATCCTAAAAGAATAACAGCATTGATCAGTAAGATTGCTGATTTTAAAATTTATAAAACAGTATTAGATGCCTATAAAGGTAAGAAGGCTTATCAATTACCTAATGGTAAACCTGATATAAGGAAAATCAAGAAAGAAGCTATTGATAAATTAATGGCTGAAGTAGTTGTAAATGGTGCTAATGGTAGCACAGATTTTCCTGAACTCTCAGATCTGACTGTTGTAGGAAGAATCAAAGAGATGTGGAATAGTCTCTTGAGATATATACGTGGAGTATATAGAGTATCAACAATAGATATTTTCAAAGAGACAGGTGAAATGATAGTAGAAGGTAACATTGGCACCGTAGATGACATTGTCTCCACAGGGGTATTTTCGCAAATGGCTACTGAAAACCAACCATTAAATGATTTATATAAAAGGCTCTTAGAAGAAGACAATCGATTAACATTATATGAGGAGAATGAGATACCAGGAAAGAAAAGACATTATACTTATGTTGATCCTATTACTGGAGAAACTGTAGATGTAGATTTTAGTGTTACTGAGGATATCAAACTTCAAAAAGAAAAAACAGGAAAAACATTTGCTCCTAGATCTCCACAGAATAAAATGATTGATGCGTTCAAGATGAAATGGGGTAATTCAGGTCATAAATATTTAGAGGCTTGGTTAAAGATCAATTTAATAGATAAGGAAACAGGCTTTGCTAAGTCTATTCCTGGTACTGATCCAGTAGATAATTTTGGTTTAGAAGATGAAGTAACCCAAGAATTAGAAAATTTTATTAAACAATTAGTAGATTCTTATCCTAAAGGAACTAAGTTCTTAGCAGAACCTATGGTAATTAATAAACAAAATCGTAATAGAACATTAGCATCTGCTATTGATTTTGTAGCATTAATTCCTGTTGAAAGGAACAATAAACCTGATGTTAAGATAGAAATGCTGGATTGGAAGTTTACTACAATACTTGAGTCGGACAAAGTTCCTGATATACCTTGGTACAGTCAAAGTACTTGGAAATCTCAAATGGGTGAGTATACTAAGATGTTGAGAGGTTATGGTATGAAAAATTATCAATTACAAAAGGCTAGGATGATTCCTTTTATAATGACATATGGTGAAGATATTCCTGGTAGCCCATGGAGAGGACTATATGCTTCTCAAGTAGAGATAGGTGATGTAAATAGTTTGAAAGAAACTAATATTTACTTATTGCCTGTTCCTGTTAATATAGAGCCAACAGGTATAGCTGTTGTAGATAAATTACTATTTGAATTAAATGCATATTATCAAAGAAATTATGCATATGATGGTAAGTTAAATGCTGATGAGCAAAAGGAAAAAGAAAAAAAATTAAATAATTTAAAAGTAGCTATTAGGAGATTGCATGTAGCTAGAGATTTTAAACCACTTGTAGGTGTAGCACAAAATTTTGTGAAAGCTGCTCAAACAGTTTTTGATAAGTTTGATGTAATGGATTATGCAACTGAAGATCCTAAAGTAATTTCAACTTTATTACATGAATTATCTACATTGAAAAGAGACTCTTTTAGATTTGAAGGAATAAACAGAATATTTTTAGAAACTTATAAAGATAAAGAATTTGATAAAGAAGAAAATAAAATCCTACAAGATTTAGGAGATGTTTCTGTAGAAATAGAGAAAATGCTAGTCAAAATTGTTGAACATCAGAATGAACGTGCTAAATATATCAATTTAAATTTATCATATACTACTGAAGAAGAAGGAGATAGTATTTTAACTCCATCAAGAGAGTTAAAAAGAATGGCAAAATTATTTAAGGAAGGTAGTAAACTTTCTAATAAACGTGCAAATGCTATAGCTGCTATAGTGCTTCAGGGAAAAAATGAAGTAGAGTTGAGATTTAATAAAGAGATGTTTAAGTTTAACAGAATCTTTAAAAAATTATATGCTCAGGCAAATAGCAGAGGAGTGTCTTCGTTCAGTTTGATAGGTAAGATTGGTAAAGCAGGTGATACAAAAGAAGGTGCTGAAGATACTTTACAAATATATGATAAAGTTAAACCTAACTTTATGAAAGATCTTCAACGGGCTAGAACAGATAGGGATAAAACTTTTATTACGACACACATTGATATGAAAGCGCATAATAAATATATCAATGCTGAAATGAAGAAACAAGAAGCAGAATTGAATGCTCATGTATTCAATCCAAATGATGAAGCAGATAATGATATATCTAAAACTGTGGCAATAGATAAAATGAGAAATTCATTAGATATCTACAGGACTACTTTTAATGGATGGAATTCTCATCATTTTTTAGAGTCAATGTTTGCTAATGTAAAAGAAAATGATCCTGAATATCAAACTCAGGAATATAAGGATATGGCTAAGAACCAAGTTGCTTTAGATGCTTGGAATTATGTCAGAGAATGGGGTGACAGAGCTAAAGTTAATGGACATATTCCTCAATGGAAAGATGCATTTTTCCCATTAATTGAGGCTGATTCTATGGCAAAGTTTATGCAGAGTAAGAAAGGAACCATAGCCAATATTAAGGAATATTTCTTAGATGCTATAACAGGTAGAATAGATGAAAGTAAAGGATATACTAATATTGATCCTGAAACAGGAGAAGCTAGAGAAAGTATTCCAGTATATTTTACAAGATCTAACAAAGATGTAGAATATATGACCCAGGATATTAGTAAAGCTGTTCCTATGTGGGTTCATTCTATCTTGGATTTTGAAGCTAGTTTAGCAATGGAAGCTGATCTTAATCTAATGGTAGATGTAGAAGAAAATATAGGTGTGTTTATTGTAGATGCCAGAAGAAAAATTCAGAGAGTAGCTGGAGAACCACAAGTTACTAAGAGTAAGAATGCAAATATTGCTGTATTAAGAGGACAGGTAAGTGATGCTATTTATGGTCAAAGAGAAGATGTAGATGAATTAGGTAATGTAGAAATTACTGCTTTAGCTGCAAGACTTACTAAAATATTTGGTGGATCGGAAGAACAGATGGATCAAATAGCTACTGAGATCAGAATTAAAAAGATTTTAGAAGGAGCTAATAATTGGGTAAGGAATTTAGGTGTAGGTTTAAAACCTGCTATTGCTATAGCAAATGCAGCAGGACAAACAATGTTATCCTATATATACAAAAGTGGTGTTTACAGAGGTAGAGAATATGCAAAGAATACTACTAAGGTAATGTCCAATAATCTTTCTACTAAGGAAAGAGGGCTCTTGCATTTTATATCTGCTTTCTCTGAAAATAATCTTATATTACAAAGACGTTTAGCTAAGAATGGTTTTATGTCATATCTGAATACATGGTCTATGACAGATATCATACAATCTACTAACTCATATCCTGAAATAATACTTCAGAGAATAAATGGTTTGAGTATGATGGAGAATACGATTGTTGTTGATGGTAAATTATTAAATGTTCGAGAGGTAGTATTAGCAGAAGACAGAGCAACAAAAGAAAAAGGTATTTCACAAGCGGCCCGTCGTGCATTAAATGATTCTTATGAAGATAGAGTAGCTGCACGTAAAGTTAGTGAAACACAATTAATAGAAGTAGTAGAAGTAAGTGAAAAGGGTGTAGAATTTCCTGGAGTATCTATAGAAGAACTCGCTAAATTAAGAGTGAGAATAATGGAATATTCAAGAAAGTTGAATGGACAGATGGATGAAAATGATAAAGCTGCTTATAGAAGAAGTATTATCATGAATAGTTTTATGATGTTCAAACATTGGGTTCCTAAGTTACTTGAAGGCAGATTTCATGGGATTCATAAAAATTTACAATCTGATAATTGGGAATATGGTAGATCAAGATTGATGGCTAAAACGTTGCTTAAATTAGCAAGTACCAGTATTTTAAAAATGTCTGATTTAATACATCAAACAGATGAAGGGAAGAAGATAATGGATCAAATGCTGGAAGAAAAAATGATTGCTCATTTTGATAAAACTGGACAAGTTTTACAGATTACGAGAGAAGAATGGTATGATTTAATGAGGCAAGAGTTATCTCGACAAATGAGAGAACTTCAGATGGTATTAATGGTATTTACAATATTGATGAGTATAAAGGCTGCAGAGCCACCAGAAAATATTAGTGCTGGAGATAGAAGTAGATTTAATTATTTATTAAGAGTACTTAATAAAGTAACAGATGAGATATTATTCTTCTATAATCCAACATCATTTGAAGGTATGACTACTGGTAGTATAATGCCTGCAGTAACACTATTATCAAAGGCAGGGAAAATATTGAATGCAATTAGAAAAGCAACAGTTGCTGAAACTGAAAAAGAAAGGGAGAATGCGAATGTTGCTAAACATATTTTGAATATAGTACCAATAGGATATCAAGTATCAAAAACATTCATACCATTAATAGATGCTGAATTGGCTAAAGATATGGGTAATAGAATTTCACCAGAAACAAATAGAAGATAAAAATTATTTGTAACTTACACATTGGAAACTAAATACCTTATTTTAGCCTTATCAGATGAAGGATAATGCTATAATAGGGTGTTTTATTTATAAGAAAAAAAGAATTAATATTATATAAAGATATGAGTTATACACCACCACCACATTATCTTTTTGGAGTTACTTATGTAGAGCAAGGGACTGTGACAGAGACTACTACTGTGGTAACAACTTGCCCCTTAGGAGTAACCTTCCCTGATGCAGGTGTTATAATAGAACCATCTACCCCAACACCTTTATATCTTATAGGGCCTACAACAGCCTATATAGGAGTTTCGGTGGAAAGTAGCAATTGTGAAGCAGCACCAGTACCGTTGCCACCAGAGGCATGTCCAGTAATATTAAGTACGAATTGTGTATTTTATGGTGGAAGTACATTGCCTAATACAAATATACAAGCACATGATTCTCTTACAGAGATATTAGAAAAGATAGACATTGTAATAACTGGAGGTGATAAAACTTTTGTATTTACACAAGGATTGGTCTCAGCTATATGGACTATATTTCATGATATGGATAAATTTCCTTCAGTAGATGTACAAGATAATGGAGGAACTTGGCAAATAGGACAAGTAGATCATATAGATAATAAGAATTTAACAATAACATATTCATCAGGCTTCGCAGGAAAAGCCTATTTAAACTAAATATTATGGCACAACGAAGTTTTTTAGTAGATATAAATCTAAATCAGAATCAATTAGTATTACCAAGAATACATAACTTGGCAAGTGCTCCAGGAACACCAGTTTCAGGGCAATTGTATTATGATACAGGAGATGATAATCTTTATGTATGGGATACTGTAGGATGGGTAGATCTTACTAATCAAGGAGCAGGAGCTGCAAATCTATCCTTAGGTACAGTAACTGCAACCACTATGAATGTAGACTCTGATACAGGTACAAATGCTACACTTGTTGCAGCAAATACGACAGAGGCAGGGTTATTAAGTGCTGCTAAATGGAACGAGATTGTAGCTAATAGTTTAAAAGATACAAATGTTTCTACAAACTTAAGTTTAGGTACAGTAACAGCAACTACCATGGATGTTAATTCCTCTGATGGTACTAATGCTACTTTAGTAGCAGCGAATACCACAGAAGCAGGACTATTGAGTGCTGCTAAGTGGAATGAAATTGTAGCAAATTCTTTAAAGGATACAAATGTTTCTACAGATTTAGGGTATACATCTAGTTCAACAGATGGTACTGTAACAAGTTCAGATGGAACAGATGCTACTTTAATTTTAGCAACACCAGTAGCAGGCACTAATTTAGCTGGTCTCATGTCTCCTGGTGATAAAACAAAACTTGATGGTATCACAGCAGGTGCAGAACCAGGTACCGTAACCAGTATTGGTGTCTCGGGAACTGATTTCGATATTACAAGTTCTCCTGTTACAACTTCAGGAACTATAGGACTAACTATAAAAGCTGATGCAGTCACAAATGCTAAATTAGCTAATATGGCTGCTAATACTGTCAAGCTCAATGCTACAGGAGGTGCAGCAAATCCAACAGACTTTGCTCTTACTACTAATACCGTATTAGGTAGAATTGCTAGTAATATTGTAGCTATAGTTATTGATAATGATTTAACTGCAGTAAGTGGTTCACACGATACATTAGCTTCAGCATTATCTATTAAGACTTATGCTGATAATCTTTTAGGCGCCAATGATGCAATGATCTTCAAAGGAACTGTTGGCTCAGGAGGGACTCATGAGATCGCAGCTTTTAATGCCTTAGATACTTATGATATAGGATGGGCTTATAAAGTAATTACAGCAGGTACCATAAAAGGTATAATTTCCGAAGTAGGTGATATGTTTATTTCTACAGTAGATAGAACAGGTGGTTCTGGTGTTGATGCTGACTGGGTAGTTCTTCAGACTAATTTAGATGGAGTTGTAATAGGACCTGCATCTGCAGTTGCTGATAATGTTGTTTTCTTTGATGGAACATCAGGTAAACTTATTAAAGATAGTGGTGTAACCTTATCAGGATCAAATACTGGGGATAACCCAGGTGTTACTTCTGTAACAGGAACTGCTAGTAGAATTTCATCAACAGGAGGAACAACCCCTGTAATAGATATTGATGCTGCTTATGTAGGACAAACCAGTATTACTACTTTAGGTACAATTGGAACTGGTACATGGACTGGTAGTGTAATTGCAGAGGCCTATTTAGAAAATCAGAGTGGTACCAATACAGGTGACCAGTCATTAGCTAGTTTAGGAGCAACAGGAAAATATGCAGCTTCATTTGGTAATGGTGCTTTGACAACATTTACTATTTCAGAAGCTACACACGGACTAGGAACTGATGGAGATTATATAGTTCAGGCGAGATTATTATCGACAGAGGAAGTAGAAGAAGTACAAGTTAGTATTAATACTAGTACAGGATTAATAACAATAGATACTAATTCAGCTCCAGCTTCAAATGATTTGAGAATAATAGTAATTGGATAATATTAACCTATGGCAGCGAAGAAATTTTTAGTAGACATAGATCTAAATGGTAATGTTATAATTGATGGAGATACTACTTTAGGATTTGTAACTCCTATTGCAGTGACAACCCTTAATTTACCTGCTAAGACAGTTGGTACATATACACTTGCTACTTTAGCAGACATTCCTACAACTATAGTTGGTATAACTGGAACTAAGACTGAGTTTGACACGGCTGTTACAGATAGTGATTTTGTGTGGGCAGAAGATAATGAACCCATAACTGGACTTTGGAATTTTAAAAATAATGGGGCAGGTGGATTTACCGATTATGATATTTCAATAGGTGATACAGATGTATCACCTACCTATGGTATGGCAAGATTTGGTTCTGCTACTATTGGAAGAACAAGTAGAAATACTGCAAATCTTGATTTAGATGGAACAGTAGTGATTATAAATAATGATACTCCTGCAACAAGTAATATCTTATTTGCTATGTTGGATGGTAGTAATTCACTTCGATTTGCTTTACCAAAAAGTGCAGTAGGTAATGCAACCTACAATCCACGTTCTATGCTTTTAGCTGGGCCAGTGGTTAATGATGATACAGTAGTTACAGTAGGATATTGGCAAGGTCAAGGAATATTTCATAATCTTGCTTGTGATACTGGAACAGATGGTGCTGATTTAGGTGTTCAGAATGATTTAGAAGTTGAGGGAAATATATTTATAGATTCCATAAAAGAAAGTACAATAGATACTGGTGTAACAATTGATGGTTTATTAATCAAAGATGGTGGAATACCTGAAGCAGCAGTAACTACTCATGAAACTGCATTGTCAATAGCATGGAGTCAGATAACAGGGGAGCCTACTACATTTAGTGGATATGGTATTAGTGATACGATGGCTAATTTAGACTCAGCAATATCTGATGGTGATGTAGCTTATCAAGATCAAACATTAGTAGTGGGAGATCATGGAACAGCATCTGTAGATCAAGTAGTAAATGTTTGTTATGGTACAAGCTCAACCCCTCCAACAGCAAGTGGAACAACAGAAGGGACATTATATATTCAATATACTGCATAATAATTTTAAAACTAAACAATATGGCAATATTAAATTTAGATGATTGGGCTGATATTATACAAGCAAGTCCAATATTAAATATCCAGCAATGTAATGACCTTAGAGAATCTGTTCATGCAGGAGTATTTGATGATACAAAAATGATTAAAATTTTTCAATATTCAGGATCTATTGATTTTATAAATAGTCATTCAGATTTATGGAAGATTACTAAAAATTTTATAAAAAATTATATGTTTGATGATAATCCAACTCCTGAAGAAGAGGAAGATCCAAACTACATATATGATGTTATTACAAAGAAAAAAGGAGATTTTTTAGAAAGAGAAATTGATAAAATAAATGAATTTCCTATACAATTAAGAAATGAAATATTAATTGAAATAGGTGAACAAATGGGAGGTAACCTATCTACAAAATTACAAACAGCAATAGACTTACTTAATAGTTAGAAAATGGCATATCCAGTATATCAAAGTAATGGTGGAATAGGAACAGGAACAGCTTATGAAGTAGTTGTTGATTATCCTTCTACTGTAAATGCAGATGATATACTTATTGCTTGTATCATGGATGCTGATAATGATACGTTTGATACACCTTTCGGATGGACTAAAATATATGAAGATGGTACAGTTAATAACTGTTCAGTAGCTTTTTATTGGAAACGAGCTGACGGAACAGAAACAGGTTCAGTTACTTTTACGTCTTTACTTAATGCAGGTTCTTTAGTAGCGGGTATTATGTATCGTTATTCAGGTTGCATTAAAACTGGTGTTCCATTTGAAGAAAAAGCACAGTATGCTGTTACACAAGCTACATCACAAGTTATTGGTTGGGGAGCTATGTTTCCTGCTAATGGTACAGATAGACTTGCAGTAGCTTTTAATATTGTTGAGGATAATACCATATCTGGGTTTTCAGGTACAGGATGGACAGAAGATAGCAGATTATCTACATCAGTAGGTGGTGATGCTCATTTTGCAGCCGCTTCTGAAGAATTTACTACTTATGGTAGTGTTGCTACATGGACTTCAGGAAATGAATATAATGGAGGTTTAGGATTATATCTACTTCCTGAACCTGAAATAGATGTTACTTTAAATACAGCAGATGCATATGATTTTGAAGAAGATACTACTCCTACATTAGAATTTACAGGTGATGCAGTAAGTAATGAAGATTTAGAATATGAAATACAAATTGATACTGTTAATACTTTTAATTCAGATGAACGAAATGATGATGGTTATTCTGAAAGTAATTACGATACTGATGCTCCTATTGGCGATTTTACAACAAATAAAGGAATAGCTCAAAGTTTTACAGCTCAATCAAGTTCTATCCTTAAATCATTAGATGTTTATCTTAAAAAGATAAGTGCTCCAACAGGAAATGCAGTAGCTAAACTTTATTATCATGGAGGTAATTATGGTAGTATTACACTCTCAGCTCCAATAGGAGATGTATTAGCTATTTCTGATACCTTTGATGTCTCAACATTAACAACATCTTATGAAACTGTTACTTTTAATTTTCCTACTTTTTTTGAATTAGAAGAAGGAACTTATTATTTTATTTCTATTGAATATACTGGTGATAGTTCTAATTATTTAGAAGCTAAAATAGATACATCTTCTCCAACTCATAGTGGAGTTATAGCTGCATTAAATAGTTCTAATGAATGGTATGGAACAGGTTTTGATTATGATTTATGTTTTCAATTAAAAGTAAGTATTCCTTTAATCCAAGCATTATCAGAAGTACCAGATGCAGGGTTTTTGAATACAACAGATAATTGGGAAGCTACTACATATTACTTCGATGGTTCAGATGCAGCAGCAGTAGATAGTGGTACAGATTGGGTTGATGTTACTAATTCTGATGATGGTTCTATTTCTACTTATGCTTATATACCATCAGGAACTTCTATTCTAAAAATAGAGGGAACTAATGCACCTGCAAGTGGTAATACCATTACTCTTGTAAGAACAAGAATATATTATGATGATGATGATAATGATACTCCTCATTGGAGTTCTTATTATAATTTATCAATCCCTTCAGGTGGTTGGACATGGGCTAAAGTTCAAGCATTAGAATCTTCTTATCTTGTAGGAGGAGGGATATGTACTTTTACTGTTGATACAAATGGAGATGCCGAAGAACTTTTATTTGAAACTTTCAGTTCTTATGATTTTAGAGTTTACAAAGTAGAAATAGAAGTAATCACAGGAGATTGGCATCCATTTGATGACAATGAAAAGGTAAGTTATACGGTACAACCAATTGTTCCAAGTATTATAGAAACATTTTATTTTGATGGTAGTGATTTACCAGCAGAAGACCAAGGTAGTGATTGGGTTAATGTTACTAATCTTGATGATGGTAGTATATCTACTTACATGTACACTACTTCTTTACTTTCATCAGCTATATGGTGTGATGGTACAAATGCACCATCTTCAGGAAGTGCCATTGTAAAAGTACGAACAAGAATTTATGTAGAAAATGGACAAGGTAATCCTCTTTTATGGGATATTTGGGACGAAACTTCAACTGAATTATTAACTTATGAAGATTACCCTATTGATTTTTCTTTAGGATGGACAGATTATGTGAATGTATTGGCTCCTATAGGTGGATGGACATGGGCTGGTGTACAAGGACTTTCATTAGCTATATCCTCAGGATCAGGAAGTGCAGGGCAAGTTGATGTCTATAAAATGGAAATAGAAGTTACTTCATTAGGTCCTTTACCTGCACCAACAGGAACAGATGTTTACTATTGGAGAGCAAGGGCTAAAAACCCAACAGGAATTAATATTTGGGATGATTGGAGTTTCTTAGCTACTCCTATAACTACATATTATTTCGATGGGAGTGATGCAGGTGCAGTAGATACGGATGCTGTTTGGACAGACGAAACGAACACAGACGATGGTTCTACATCTACCTATGGTTATACCACAACATTAGGTTCAGAAACTACAAATGAAGTTATAATAGAAGGAACAAATGCTCCTGCAAGTGGAGCAGATATTTTTTCTGTTAGAGCAAGATATTATGCTAATTTTTCAGGGGGTGATGGTTGGTCTGATTATGTAGAATTATCTATTCCTTCGGGCGGTTGGACATGGGCTAAACTACAAGCTCTTGAAGCTATTACTTATTATACACAACAAATTGGAGAATATGGAGCTTTATCTATATACACAAATGGATTAGGAGAAAGATTACTTCAAGTAATAGCTCATAACGAAATTGCCACAACTCAATATAATCTTTATAAAATAGAACTTGAAGTAACCCCTTACAAAACTTTTGAACTTACAGAAGCAACAGGTACTACTACGACTACCACAACAGTAGGAGGAGGAATTAATATAAAAGTAAACATAGGAGATGATTGGAAAGAAGCAACAGCTATGAAAATAAACATAGGGGATGATTGGAAGGAAGTGATAACTGTAAAACAAAATATAGGAGGAATTTGGAAAACAGTTTTTTAATAATTAAATTCGTATTGTGAAACAAAAGGAAATGATAATAGAAAAAGAAGTAAAACCTCTTATTGACTATTTGGTAGACAGACTTGTAAGTAGAAAATTCATTGCTGCATGTGTAGCCACATGGTTAGTTTGGAATGATAAAATTGATGGTAATGCATGGACTATTTTTATGGCTTGGTATATTTCAACATTAGTGTTCTTAAAAATATTACCATTTTTTGCTAAAAAGCAAGAACGAAACTTTAAGCATTTTAGATTTAAAAAAGATGATAATGCTATTGATACAAAACACATACCAGAAAAGGATTAACGAAATACTACACGCAATGACACAGACATTAAACAAAGTTACGTTTGGACATCTTCTCACTATTTTAGCAATAATTCTAATACCATTACTTGTTTGGGGAGTTTCAATAGAGAATAGATTTGAACAGGTAATTGACAATACAGAAGATATTAAAGATCTTGAAAAAGAAGATAAATCTTTAGAAGATACTATAGATACAAATCATATTGAAATAATGAAAGTATTACTTGAAATTCAAATAGAACAAGCAAAAGCACATAAATAATGGTACCTATAATTAAAATAGAAAGAATGTGGCAAAATGTTAATGAAACATTTGGAACTTGTACAGTTATAGGAAACGAGAACATGCCTTTATTTTCATCATTATGTGTTGAAAGAGGTTGGAGAAATAATAAAAAAAGTGTCAGTTGTATCCCTAAAGATTCTGGACCATATGAAGTTGTATGGGAATATTCTAATAAATTTAAAAGAATGTTATGGGAAATTAAAGGAGTCCCTAATAGAAGTGAGACCAAGTTTCATGTTTCAAATTACTGGCACGATCTAAATGGTTGTATTTCCCTTGGGAGACGACCTAAGGATATTGATAAAGATGGTTATATGGATGTGACTTCATCTACTGATACTATTAATGATTTTCATAGAGCTTTGAAACATTTTGACAAAGCTATACTAGTAATAGTAGGTAAACAAAATATATCATAATGATAGAAAATTTAAAAAAATACAAATGGGTATACACTGTTTTAGTTATTATAATTGGAGGTGCTACATGGATCTATACTCAAGGTGGAATTGATTACGATAAAGAAAGTAGATTATTTACTACTCCTGAAAAAAGAATTGAAACTGAAACTTATTTTGAACAACGACCTTCTCCAGTACAAGAAATGCGACAACTTATTTTAGATAGTGTTGCAGCTAGAGAAGTGATTAAAAATTCTAAAGATGCTACACGTTCAAGAGCTAAACGAGATTCTTTATATAAAGAAGAACGTAAAGCTAGGCAGATAACTGATTCTATAAATAAGTTAAATGCAGATCAGATGTATCAGATCAAGGAAGAACTCAAAAGAATTAAACAAGAATGAAAAATCTACTAATTATATTCATATCAGTATTTCTTATAGGATGTTTAGGTTCTAAAACAGTCAGTGAATCTACCATTAAAACAAAAGAAGTTGATAAATCTGAAAAGGTAAAAGATTCTATTTCTACCAAAGATACCAATAAAGCAATTGATGATAAGATTGTTACACCAGTACCAAAAACTGGTAATGCTGAGATGGATGCAAGATTTGATGCATTATTATCAGCTATGAATACATCTAAAACTTCAGGAGATAACTCTTATAAGCGTTATTATGACGAAAATACACGACAACTCATAGAAGAATTTAAAATAGGTGAGACCACTTCTGAGAAGATTGATGTTAATGAGAGTGAAAAAGTTGAAAAAACCTTTGAAGAGCAACAAAATGAATACTTTAAAAAGAAAATAACAACAATGCCCTGGTACCTATGGGTTGCATTATTTGTATTCTTATGGCCTACTATATGGAAGTTCTTGAAGCCAATTATACAAGTAGCTACAGGACCAGCTAATATAGTAACAGGAGTGACTAATCTTATAAAACCAAAAGATAAATAAAATATTTTGTTACCTTTGGTAACACACACAATAAATTAACTACATATGAAGAACGTAAAGTTTATTACTGCATGTCCTGATGATAACTATTATACATGGCAAGTCCATTTATGGTTAGAATCTTTGAAAGACTTAGATAAATCCAAAGATGCAATCGTTTTAATCTACAGACCATTGGTTAGGGAACCAAATACAAAATGGAAGAAAATTGAAGAGCTTTATCCTGAAGCAGAGTTCAATTATATTGTAGAACGTGTAGGAGAGAACATGAATACGTTGATCGGCATCTATATTCCAATTATAAGAACGTATAGTATGTGGCGTTACTTGAAAGAGAATCCCTCCCTGGGGTTAGATAATGTATTGTTCTTTTGTGATTCAGATATTTTGTTCACGAAAGATTTCAATATAGATAAATTTTTAGAAGAGGATGATGATGTCAATTATGTATCAGATTCTGTAAGCTATATGGGAGCAGTATACTTTGACAACAAGATCAGTGAAGTACTTCCTGAGAAGAAAGAAGAATTCAAGACTCGGGATGTTTTAGCAGAGTTGTTAAGTATCATAGGAGTTGAAAGAGAAGTTGCAGATAGAAATCAAGAACATAGTGGAGGAGTACAATATATTTTAAAGAATTCTACTCCTGATTTTTGGCAAAAGGTAATGAATGATGCTATTTTGATTAGGACGTATATGCAAAAGGTAAACAGAGAGTTTTTTCCTACTCAAGATTTAGGATATCAAAGTTGGTGTGCTGATATGTGGTCAATTTTATGGAATTTATGGTTTGGTAACCTTGAAGTAAAAGTTGTTCCTGAATTAGATTTTAGTTGGGCATCTTGTAAGATAGACCAATTAGATAAGAAAACGATTTTTCATAATGCAGGAATTACAGGAGAGAGTATGCCACACGATGGAGGTGGAACTCATTTATGTTTTTATAAAGGAAAGTACCACAGAGGTTCTGACCCAACTAAAGATCCTGTATTAGATCAAATTATAAATAGTGAAGATTCTCAAAAATTTTGTACTTGGTTTTATGCCAAGAAGGTAAAAGAAATTGGAGAAAAATATAAAATAGATTATTAACATTAAATACAATTATCATGAAAAAAAGAGACCTCAAAGGGTATGTCAGATTCGATGGATCAGGCCGAATTGTAGCAGGAAGTTTAGTACTAAGAAGAAAAATGCCTAAAGTGGGCAAGTGGCAAGAAGTCCCTTCTTATGAATGTTGTAATACGACGACTACTACTACAGCAGCGCCTACTACGACAACGACTACTACGGCAGCTCCGACAACAACAACAACGACCACGGCAGCGCCTACGACTACTACGACAACAACCGTAGCACCGACAACAACAACAACAACAACAGGAGCATAATAGTATGAATAATATATTTCCAAAAGGCATGATTAAACAAGAATTGACTTGTGAAATAATAGCCTCAAAATTATCGATTTTTTATGAGCAAATTCATTTGCTTCATTTACAGACTTCTTCTTATGCTGAGCATATGGCCTTAGGTGGTTTATATGAATATATAGGAGGATTTAAAGATGATACTTTGGAAAAAATTATGGGATACAAAAGTGTAAGACTCAAAGCATTTGATTTAGGAGGTACTCTTAAAGAGTACTCTCCTGGATTAAGTATTGAGCTTGTACAGGAATTAAAGGATTTTGCATATGATTTACAATTATATGCAGGAGAATATAATATGCCTGATATTGAGAATACAGCACAGGAATTATCTGGTCAAGCAGCTAAAACATTGTATCTTTTAACTTTGAAATAAGTGGAAACTCTCAGGAAATTCTTTCCTTCGATATTATCTGAGAATGAAGCAACATATTTTGCTCAATTAGAAGGTATAGTTGGTTCTGTAGATGAACTTAGTTCTTTACAGATAACGCGAACTTCAGATTCTTATGCTTTTAGGATAGCTCCAAGTCATCCTAAGTATAATAATTTGTTGATAGAAGAATTATTGAAGTATCATAATTTATTTAAAATTAGATTGGATATGTCTAAAAGCATAAAAACATCTGGTACTATTGTATTTAAAATAAGTTTATAACTAAAAAAGTTATTAAAAAAGAAAGAGCCTATCAGTTAGATGATAGGCCCTTACATGGCAGAATTCATAAAGTACTAGTTTAATATTCGAGTTTATTCTCGCTTTACAAACATACAAAATTAATTCTAACTAAAAAAATTAGTAATTTTATATATTTTTCACTAAATTTGTGAGTAACATTTAAAAACTACATTTATGACAGCAGAAAAAGATAAAAAAGCACCTATCAAATTAAAAGCAAAACCAGTATATGATCCAGCTAAGAAATACACTTGGCCTAAGGATGCAATATTTGAATTAACAGGAGATCAATTTGGTCTTTGGTTAAATTCTGTAAGGAATAAAGTAACATCTAAAGAAGCTATGAATTATAGAATAGCTTTTGAAGCAAATAATGTTATTGAAGGTATAATGGCTAAAGGCGTTGAAGCTGGTGTCATTACAGAAATGGAACAATCTCAACAAAATGGCAAAGAAAACAACTCATAAAAAAGCACCAAAGGTACATATTCAAAAAGGTCCTTCCCGTAATTATATGCGAGAGGCAGATCAAATGAAACCTTCTCAAAAGAGAAATAAAACATAATCATGCATACTTGGTACTCTGTGAAAGTAGAGGGGCCTCTTATTAATTTAAGAGGCCTTTTGTGTGTTATTTGATAACGATAAAGTTCTTTCCTGCACCTTTAAAGTATGTTATTCCTTTATTTAGTTTCTCAGATATACCCCGAGCTAATTCTATTTCAGGTCCTCTGTTTGTATCATCTACTATGATAGGTACAGATGTATCGAACAGGTGTATATTATATAAGAATCCTTCACGACCTATGTTCCCAGGAGGACCATCTACCAGAATCATGTCATATTTTACACCTTTGAGTGCAGCTCTTATTGCTATTAACGAATACCATTTATAATTACGATAAGTTTGTATTGGAGCATATATGTAATTAGAGTCTTCTACATGATTTAACCATCCTTTGTTATGTTCTATTGAATATACTTTCCACTTTTTGATTAATTCAGTTGTTCCTGTACCACTACCTAATTCCAATATGGTTTTACCTTCTTCTAAGTTATCAACAATCCATTTGTATAGTTCAGTGGATATTGCCCACCCATTTAAATTTTTTTCATTCATAATTGTTTATATGTGTTGGTTAAGGACTTTGAATTTTTCAATCCAACCAAATCCTTTTTTGTTATAATGTAAGTCACTGTGAAATGCATTTAAGCAAAATTCAGAAAAGTAAGTGTGTTTTATTTGTGATTTGAATGCTAATAATCGTGTTTTCTTTTCAACATAAAAATCATTAATTTCTACGGCTAAGTTAGGAACCCACATTGTATCAGCAGATGGAGTAAAGTATTCATATAAATTATACTTAGATACCCTAGAGAGCGAACGACCTAAATTACTAACTTTAACATGGAAGAAATGATTATCTTCTCTACAGGGGATAAATATTGCATCATACTGTTGTAAATTATATTCTTTTTCTAATTTATAGACAGCTATGTCTTGTTTAAATTTATTAGGTTCTAGTCCTTCGATATAGATTATGTTTACATTTTCAACATCTTTCCAAAAAGCTATCACTTCTTCATACCTAGTCTTATTCTTAGTCAAATCTAAGTCACCTCCAAAGCTGAATACATAGATATCAAATACAGTAGATTTAAATTTTAAAATAGTTCCACTCATTGAGTATTCTATATCGTCTGGATGTGGACTCAGACACATAACACGATCATTATTTAAGAATTTCATATACTTGGCATTGATTTGAATAATTTTCCAGTATAAAATTTAATACCATTCCTACGTAAGAAATCACGTAAATCTTCTGTTATTGGGTTTTGTTCACCATATATCTTCATATCATTTAAATCATAAATGATTATTGATTCAGGTAATCCTAATTCTATTCTATTTTTAAGTGGATTATATCCTAAAAATTTTACACCTTTAATTCCTTTTGCAGGGCATAAAACATCATACCATCTTTTTAAAATAGGAAGTAATAATTCTGCTCTTTCTTTAGGAAGCAATACTTTTTTAGGATACATGTTTTTCCTAATGACTTTACAAGGTACTCCTGCAGCCAATGATCCAGAGGGTATATCTTTAGTAATTATGCTACCAATACCTATTACAGTATTATTACCAATGGTAGTATTAGGTAAGACAATACATCTGGCTGGTAACCATACATTATCTTCTATAGTAACAGGACCAAAATCAGCAGGAAATCCTTGTAGGATATCCAACCATGCTCCGTGTGTCCAGATCATGACACCGTCGCCTATACCAACATCATTCCCTATTTTAACAGGGCTATTTGGGTTTATTACGGTATTCTCAAAAATACCAACATGGTCTCCTATTTCAACAGTAGCCTCTGGATTCTTATGACCACCTCTACCAACTTCAACGTTCTTTCCCATATATAAGTAATCACCTGCTGTAAATGTTTGACAATTTATTGTACAACCATCTTTGATAACACAACAATCTCCTAGTCTGAATGTACCTTTGACATTAATCTTAACATTATTTCCTATTACGCAGTTTTTACCATAAAGGATTTTATCTGCATTTATCATTGCGTTTTTATGTATGCTCATTTGATTGATTTTTATTATAAGTTATTATTTCTTCTTGTATATCATCTACATATTGACAAGTATTGAACCAATGACTACCCGTTCTTTTTCTTAGATTAATATATTTTTTACTTAGATGTTCAGTAAGTGAATTTTCTATATCATTCAGTGGTATTACCTTAGTTAAGAATTTAGTACAATATGCTTCAGTCATAGCAGTACATTTGATATTGTAGCCATTAACTAATTTAGGAATAGCATTGAATCCCTCTTCAATTAATAATTTAAGTTGCTCCTGGGAGATGATCAAAGATGACTGATGTAGATTCTTGGGTTCCATAAAGTCTTCCCCATTTATTGTTACTATCTTGCCTAGACCTCTGTAAGATGCGTGGAAGGCTGGTAGTAATTTCCTGCCTTTGTCTTCCTCATAGGTGAGGTTTCCAATAATGTAACCATCTAGTTTATTTTCGCCATAGCTATATTTGACAAACTGTTTAAAATTCTTTTCATTGAAAGCTATATCGTCTTCTAAATGTATGAATATATCATAGTCATTGACTTTAGATAGCATATCTGCTCTATATAACCATATAAATTCGGGTTCTGGTTGCCAGCCATTGGCCCACACGGAATTACTGAAGACCTTGGGCTTGATTATGACGCTGACGACGAGTTCAGTGTCCAAATTGAGTGCTTCTGTAGTATAAATGATGACATCTAAGTCTAAATCAAAGGATTTTAAGTTATTTAATATTTTATTTACATGTCTAACTTTCTTATTGCCTTCATAATTTGTTATATATACTAATCCTTTCATTTTTTTACTAATATGGTTAGACCATTATTATTTGTGAATCTTTCTTTAATACTCCATTCAGGATTATCTTCCATAAATTCTTCAATAGCTGGCCATAGTCCTAATCTGGAAAGTCCATCATATGATTCACCTATATAAGCATATGTAGTAGTATCATGAAAAATAAGATATTTACTTACTTTTGGAGCATGTAGTTTAAGTTCTACAGATAGTTGATCATAATTATGAAGAGTATCAATAAACAATAATTCAGTAGGGTCTATCTCTATTTCTAAGGTATTACCTATTATAAATTGAAAATTTGTATAATTTTCTTCTAAAGCTTGTTTTTGAAGAGGTTTCCAATCACAATTTCTTATATCATATGATATTAATGTATAAGGATGTCCAGCCAGTAAAGCATATGTAGAAACAATTCCTCTAACTCCCATTTCTGTTACATGTCTACATTTTTTAGCATATCTTTTCAGAATAGGTAAGTGTTCGTTTATGTCTGAGGGTTTATCCCACAGTTCTTGATATTTATTTTCTATGTTCATTACAATAATCTTTAAGTTGTTGTTGATAATCTATATCCCAGTGAGGATTTAGTACAATGTTACCTGTAGGAATGTTTCCTTTAACACGTTCACTTTCTATGTGCTCAGAATTCCTTACTACAATATTAGGTCTTGTATCGTTGTCTTTGCCTAAGCCTGATTGATGATAGGACCTATTTGCCCAGTAATAGAACCAACTTACTTCATCATCTGGAGGGAATGCTCGAACAACTTTTTCATCACCCAGAGCTCTGATGGATACAACCAATACCATGTCTCCACCTGCATTCATGAGTGGACTCTTTCCGATGGCTTCCCATGCCCCTTTGGAGTACACTATACCTGAATTACCTATAGTCATTATCTTAGATATTTTCTTATTGTTATAAGCTACTCCTCGGTTCCAATGTAATAAGTTAGTGTCCTTCTTCCAATACTTAACTACATTCTGTAAGTGGTTAGGCATAGCTATGTCATCATCATCCCACACAGCTATTAGCGGCCCTTTACAGAGTTCTATAGCATAGTTCTCTTTCTCACCTATCAGTGGAAAGGTATCATCAAGGTTATATATCTTTACTTGAGGATGACTAAATTTTAATTTTTGTAGTGGATAGTCATTTACAATGATGAGTTCACACTTATCAGCAGGATAGTCCTGGATAAGAAAACTATGGAGAGCCTCTTCTAATGTAGGGACTCTGCCGTGCGTGATGCACTTGCATGAAATCATAGGATATTCTTTATCTTTATCATACATATTTGTAACTTGTTTTATTTTTAATATTTCTTCTATTAGTTAATTGATCACGTAATGTACTAGGATTCATACCTAAGTATTCAGCTAATTCTTTTGCAGAATCAAAAATTCTTCCTGTTTCTGTATTAATTACTTCTTTACCTGAAGATTTTGACATTTTAACTTTAGCTTCTTCAGAAAATTTACCACCTTTATTCCAAGGAGTATATCCTTTTTGAAAAGGACTAGACTTTTTAATACTTTCAATGTGTTTTTTAGATTTTGGCTTACCTTTGGATGCTAATGACATTTTACGTCTAGTTTCAGCAGATTGAGGAGGTCTAATCTTAACTTTAGCAGCTATTTTAGCTCTTTGAGATTTAGTCCACTTTCTACCAATATTTTTAGCACCACATTTCTTTTTAGTAGTTTTAGAGAACCCTTTTCCTCCATCTCCTCCTGCTGTATGATTTACAAGGATACCTGTATTGATATCTTGTCTACCATAAAATGCTATTAATTCTATTTCTTTAGCAAGTGCTTGTTTGGCTGTTACATTATCTAAAACTATCTCTACTTCAACTCCAAATTTATCGGCATAATTAAACCAAAATTTACTTCTACTTCTTCTTCCTTTCCAATGACTAGAATTTGCTCTTTGATAATTATCAAAAGATCGCAACCCTCCTACTCCTATGTAGAAAGGTTGCTTATTATCTTTTCTAATATGTTTATAAACATATGCCACTATTCTACTAACTCATAAGTTAATTCAAAAATATCAGGTTTACACGGATAGTGTTCTCCACTTATACCTTTTATAATCCAATCTTTAGGATCAGCTTTCATATCACCTTCTAAAGTGTGTATTACAATTCCTCCATCTCTGGATTGTTCCCAGTCTCTATTCATTTCATTTAGAAATTCAACTAATTCATCAGATGCTTCTTCTTCACTTCCTGGAAGTTGAAAAGCTTCTATTATTACGGGTTTCTTTCTATACTTTCCCATATTACCAGATATGTACAATTTCAAATGGGTTTATCATCATCACGGACAGATCTTTAGTAAGATTCACCAGATCACCTCGTATGATACCTTCTTTTCCTACCATGACCTCATCACCTATCTTAATATCATCTGTAAGAACACCTGTTCCTATATCATAGACAACACCTCTTTCTAATTTTTTTGCGGCTTCGGCAACTAGTTCTTTTTTAGCACTGTCTGCCATCTGAATAGAATACGTTGGTAATTCCATTTTAATATAAATTCTATTTCCTAATAATGTTTTATAAGGTTTTTCTTGTTCTTTACTCATTATTTAAATATTTAGTTATTAATTTTTCTCGTTCTTTATTAATGTACTCATATCGGTACATATCATTCTCAACGTTAGCATGTTCGTCTACTGTCAAAAGTATGATATTTTCTTCAATATATGCTAATTTAGGATACTTGGACTTAGGTAGAATATGATGAAAATATACACTTAATGGTTCTTTACCTAAAGGTATTCCAGAAACTTCAGACCTATGGGCACGATTTAACCAGATTTCATGGAAAAATACATGCATTGTCATAGCATTATCAAATTGCTTTAAAGCTTTAGGACCTGTTACTCTCATTTGTTTACGTGGTTTATGCTGAAAACAATAATTGCTCTCAGCATTTTTACCACAAACTTTACATTTCTTCATTTCTATTTATTCCTATTGTTTCTAATGCATGTTCTTTAAGCACATTATGTAAGTGATTACATTGTGTACAAGTTTCATTACCACAATGACTAAACCCTTCTCGTATTCCATCTGTTTTACATCCTCTCCAGAATTTTACTTGTCTGTCAGATACTTTTGAAGATGTTAGGTCATCAAGAACTTCTTCTATAATGAACTTTAATTCTTTTCTCGATTTAGAATATTCGCCTTTCATGATATTGTCTCCTCAGGGGAATTGATTTCCTTAAGTATCATATCTACATGATACTTATAGAAATCTTTATCGTTAATAATCTTTTCTTTAAATTCAGTAATATTATGCTTTACACCATTTACTGTAATTACCTCTAAGCGAGTTCTAGCTAGTCCATATTGTTTTAAAAGCTCAATGATCTCTCCTATTTTATCAATACCTACTCCATAAATAATCTCGAAACTGGCTAATTTAAATGGAGGTGCCATTTTATTTTTAGTTACTTTGATCTTGGTAATATTACCATAGACCTGTTCACCTTCTTTAGCAAGTTTTTTACTTACTTCAATTCTACAATCAGTATAATATTTTAGAGCATGTCCACCTTGAGTAACAGTAGGATTTCCAAACATAAGACCTATTTTTTCTCTATATTGAGAAATTGAGATAACACATACATTGTGCTTTGCTAAGGCTGTTTTAAGTTTAGGGTATGCACTACTATTCAATTTGGCTTTGTGTCCAATGGCGCTATCTCCTATGTCCCCATCGACTGTCTTTTTGGGCATAAGAGATGAGTCAGTGTCTATAATAATTAAATCTATCTCATCTGATTTGATCATTTCAAGTGCTATATTAAATCCTTCTTCTCCAGACGATGGTTGAGAAAGTAACATAGTTTCTGTATTTACTCCTAATTGTCCGAAGTATTTTTTATCTACGGCGTGCTCACCATCAATATATAATACTTTATCTCCCTGCCTTTGACATTCAGCAGTAATATGTCCACAAATAGTAGATTTTCCTGTTCCTTCCCATCCCATGAGTTCATAGAGTTTACCTTTAGCAACTCCTCCAATTCCTAGTGCTATATAATCAAAAGCAATGGATCCAGTACTATATACCTCTAAATCAGAACGGGGTTTTGATTCTAAGGTTAGTATAGTACCTTTTCCATATTTGCCTTCGAGCTTCGCCATTGCCTTTTGAAGTTCTGTTAACTTAGTAGCAGACTTAGTTTCCTTACTCTTCATCGGTAGCGAGCTTTTGTTCTAATAGTGGGAATGCAGAAATTACACCTTCTGTTTCAGCTAATATCCTTGTAGGATGATAATCACCTAAAGTTTGATTAACCAAAGTAGAAAATTCTTCATCATCATTCATTACTGGGAGAATATATATTTGAGCTTCATCAAAAAAATCAAAGAGACTTCTAGGATTTATCTCAAGAATAGGTGCCAACTTTTCTACAGAAATTTCAGATTGAATAAAATGTTCTTGCCATTCTTTATTTTTACTGTCTATAACAGCTTTTCTCATTCTTTCTGTGAACCAAACCTGTAAAGCTTTGGTTACTAACTTATTTTCATTTAATAATTCTATCATAATCTTAAAGTTTCAGTATTAATATTATACACTGGCCAAACTTCTTGACCATTTGGTATTTCACTACCTGTCTGTCTTTTCCAATATTCTTTAAGAACACTGGATCGATAAAATATCAGATTTTGAAATGATTTTTCCTTAGAAGGAATTCCTCCTACGTTAATAGTGATCTCTTCTTTAAATAATTTCTGAAATGCATTAGAAGTTTCTGAGTATTTTCCTCTTCTGACTAAATCAAAATCTGTTTTATATGCAGGGTTTAAAGTATACACAAGCACTACATGTCCTTCTTCATAATCATAATCATCACAGATAACTCCTTTTTCATACTCTTTTTCTACAAATGCTGTAAAATTATTCCAATTGGTTGGTTTAAATAAGATGTATACTGCGTCTTGATATTGTTCAAAACGCAGACCATCTATGGAATAACTATTAATATAATTATGTTCTTTTAAAACTGTTAAAGGAATCCCTAATGTGGGAGTCATAAATATACTAGTTGTTGTCTTTTTTTCGCTAAGCATCATACCTTATGTTTAATACTCCTCCTGCTTCAGCAGCAGTCTTGGAGATATTCCAGCAATCATTATCAATTGCCCATTCTAAATCTTCTAAAATTTCTTTAACTCCTTTATAAACTCTGTTTTTATATGTGAAACCTTCAAGAGCATCAGTCATATCTCTAAAATCTAAAGTATAAATAAGAGGACTAAAGTAATTGATACTGTCACAAACTATAAATTTAGGGTATTCTACGCTATAATCCTTAAGTAAAGGATCATTATCTCTCATATGTTCACAAGCTTTAAAATAAAAGTAAGCCTGAATATATGTACGTCTGTATAAATAATACTCTCTGTAGAAATTTTCTACGCTCCATGTACATTTTAAATCATATACTTGAATAGACATTTTATTATGATCAATGATTATTCTATCCATCATACTTTTAGCTTTATGTCCCAATACTTCATATTCATATATTATGTGTTGGTCGAAGACTGAGTATCGTGCATTGGTAACCTGGTTGACAATTCCTGAGGTGATAGCATTCTCTTTTAATTCAGTTACTATCTTTTCAGCATTATTTACATCATTAGGGTCCACTACCTGAAGATTATTACTTCTTACAGTACAGATTTCTTCAAAATATACCATAGCATCAGATTCAGCAAATTTCTTAATTACTGCCTCTACTTTGAGTTTAAAACCACTTTCTTCATATGCTTCAGTTGCTATCTCTTCAAAGGTAGCATCCACTACACCATTTTTATCAGTTTTAGCTACAGTTACTCTGTACATTGCTTCCACAAAATTCAACATCAATCCTGTTGGTACATTCACACAGGATGACATATAAAATTTATCATCAAATAGTTCAGGTTCCCATAATAGCAATTCTACTAATTGACCCATCATAATGGCTTGAGTATCTTTATCTTTTACTTCTTCTTCCAATACATATTTTCTATAATATTTTTTTCTATCTATAGAAAAGTCTTTGACACTGGAACTACTATCCATTTTAACTTTTCGATAGTCTTGTTCTGTTGTTGTTATTTTTTCTGTTGTCATATTATTCTTGATTTAAATCTGGGTTCCATTTATATGAGTATAGATAATAATCTTCCATACCTATTTTTGAAGTAAATAAAGCTGATTTTGCTTTAATCTTCACTTTGACTTGTACAGGGGTCAATGTCATTTTTCTTCCAGAATGCATAATAATAAGATTTTCTTTACTATCCATACATGCTTTACGGTCATATGATTTTACATCTACGCACCCTCTGTACAATTTTTTAACTGTTATAATCATATTTTAAATTTAGAAGGGTACATCTGTATTTAACCACATGATTGTATCCTTATTTTGTTCTTCTAACATTTCATCTACTCTTCTGAATGTATGCCCTGTATCCCATTTTCCATCAGGAGTTCCTGGGAGATCTTCGAGACATAATGTTCTCCATTTATTACTAATACCTGCTCTATAACCTTGAGCTAGGTCACCTATAAATATAATAGGTACATCTAAGCCATCTAATATTTTCATTACATGCTTAGTGAAAGGTTCCCATAAATTAGCATGAGTACCAAGTTCTTCTACTGTTAAAGCAGCATTTAACATCATTACTCCTTGATCCGTGAGATATTTTATACTTTCTTCTTGTATGTAATCTAACTTCAGACCATTGAATACTTCATCTTCAATACCTTTATAGAAATTTTTTAATTCATATGAAGCCTGACCTATACTGGTACAGTCTAAAAATAATCCGTTAGCCACGGTAACTTTGTCTAAATACCCATCGTAGGGATTGCCTCCCAAAATCACCACATTGATCTTCTCCAAAGGGATCTCAAATGCCTTAAAGGTATTATATGATACAGGCATAATTCTTTCTCCTTCTTTCGCTCTACTTTTTAAAAGAGCAAATATCTCATCACATGTTTCACTTTCTATAAAAGGTCGCATATGACTATGCCAACTCTTGTGAAATTTTCTTTCAAATGAAAACCATTTCATACTTTCTCTTTTTTATCTCCAACATTACAATGTGCTTTACAATCAGGACACCAATTATCTTGTTCATCATCTGTTTGAGAACAAGCTAAACCATGTACAATTTTTGTATTTATTTCTACCCATGTTACAGTTTGGACTTTATTACATCCACATTTATCACATACTATCATACTATTATTCCTTTATTAATTAAATATTTTTCTACTAAATCTAAATCATATACTCGGGCCAAGTCAGCCCAATCTTTGATATGTTGTGCTAAATACTGTTTAGGTACATTGCAATAATCAAAACCATATAATTCGGTTATCTGCAGACTATTTTTTACACCAGCCACATCACTATCAAAAGACAATGTCTGCCTGGCTGAATTCTCCTTTAAAAACTGAACGTTCTCTGGAGTAAAGCATGCAGTTCCTTCATATTGTACTGCACAAGTATAAGGGTATATCTTTTTGATAACCATGTAATCTTTTTTGCTCTTATTTATAAAAGCATTCTCGCAACCTATGATATCTTTCTTACCATCCATTACATCTATAGGTACGTTGTTAGGTATCCATTTTTGTCTACGAGGGACAAAAGGTCTGTAAATTTTCCAATGACCACTATAGAAATACCCAAAGCGCAATTCAGTAGGTTTTAGTGAAAAAAGCTTTTTATTAAGATACAGTTTATCTATAGAATAAATATGCTCTCTCTTTAAATCACTTAAATCTTGATAAAACATGCTCCAGTACTCCAGCTCTTCTCTGGTGAAAGCTCGAGTAGCAGCTTGGATAAGAGAGTATCTTTTACCTTTTTCCTCAGGTTGTTTATACTCTTTCGTAATAATTTTACGTTTTTCCGTAAGCTCTCCTTTATCTATACCTAATCTAAAATCTTTATCTATCATCTTGAGAAGCTCATCCATTGATTGAATGTTATAAAGCTTCTTTACGAATGTGAAACAGTCTCCTTTTAACTCATCATCGGCGAAATCAATAAATCCTAATCGACCTGCTCTGTTTCCTATCAAAAATGATGCATGTACATCTTTTCTGAAAGGAGAATGAGTAATTGTATTAACGCTCCAATTATTATTGGGCATGTAGTACTTAAAGATATCATATTCTGTAATTCTGGATAAGATAGTTTCTACACAGAGGTCTAGTCTCTTTTTACCCTTAATCATCTTTAAGAATTTAAAACTCTCCATCGGTTACCCAATGGAGAGAATTAATGTTAGTAACTAGAATCAGTGTCATGTGTTCCTTCACCTCCTACAGCTTCATCGGAAGATACCAAATGATCAGCAGGATTGTAATCTGCTAAGGGATGAAAAGAATAAATGTCTTTACAGCCATACTCTCCTATGACATTTTTAACGAAACGTTCATGAGGTTTAAGGTCCTTATTAGGTTTAGCTTCAATTCTACCTTTGATTTCAGGATCAGAGAAATCGATTAAATTAAAATGACGCATGCTATAAGCAGGAAGGAATCCTTTATTGTAGATACCTTGATACTCTTTAGTATCTTCGTCTTCTCCTTTAATGATTACAGTAGCCATTGCTATAAAATCTACAGCATATTCTCCTCCAATCAAATCTCTTAAGTCTTGAACTTTACCTTTCATAAGGTCTTTCCAGCTTAATTGTAGCTCAGTATCATCTTCGCGATAATCCAAACCACCTAACCAAGATCTTAATAATCCATAAAAATCTTCTTCTCCTGAGTAAGCATTTCTATACTCACGCTTAGCAAACCAAGATGGAAGATTTTCTTCGTTTTCTCCCCAAGAACAAATACCAATATTATTGATATATTGTTGTTTGGTTTCATCTTTGTTCATTCTGTTTTTGTCTTCTAAGAAGAAAGAAACTTTAAATGGTTTAACCTCTTCGTCTGTGGCCTGTAACCAAAAATCAACTCTAAGATAATTGTTTCCATCATTACTCTCACCTAAATAGATAGCAGCTTTGCTTTCTTCTTTAAGTTCGATACCAAGTACATCTTTGTACTCTTCTGTTGAAGGGTTGATGGCAATCACTCCAACTTCAACCATACCAATTCTTTTTACATACTCTTCAGTTTGTTCTCTTTTTTTTCCTTTAATTGTACTCATAATTTAACTTTAGTTTAATTTATATTATATTTATTAATCACTGAATTCTTAATCTTTAAAAATGGTATGCCAATGAAAAACCAAGTCTTTACCAACTTTTTCACTTAATAACATTTTACCTTCTAATGCAGAAGATCTACTTCCTGCTATAATTGAGTCATTTTGGACCTCAAAGTTAATCCATCTTTTGTCACCATCAGCAATTAATTTGCCTAAAGCTGTGACTTTTGATGAGAAAATTCTTTTAAGTTTACCTGTCAAGGCAATTTCATTACCAATGACTTCTTCTTTACCATCATCTTTGATGTATTTGTCTACAATATGTGCTGCATATACCCTATAAGGACTGATTTGTCTGAACATAGATATTTGATTCATGAACCAATCTCGCGTATGCTTATACCCTGCACCGTCAGGTAAGGATATAACTTCTTTCCAGTCGGGATGTCCCACGGGAAGTTTCTTTCCTCCAGGAATATTACCTGCTCTATTGAACTTCTTTCCTATTGTAGTATCCATATAGGCTAAGGTTCCTCCTATTACAGAGAACATATCTAAATCAGATAAACCATCCACAATGAGATATTTATATTTTCCTGGTTCAGAAAGCAATGCATTCCTCCATTTTATATATGCTAAGAATGCATCATAATCATTAGATAAATCAGTTTCATATACACTGATCTTTCTAGCATCGATATATTCATAGCCACCTTTTTCTAAATCCAATGCAATTGCATTGTGTGTTCTTGTAAGGGCGCCAAGTATGGTACCTTTACCAATTTTAGGAATTCCTACCAGAACTAAGTCTCTAGGATCCGTTCCTGTTGCTTTTGTAATCTCATCAGGTAACTTAAACTCTACTTTCTTAATTTTTATTGTTGTTGCTTCCGTTGTTGTTATTGCTTCTGACATGTTTTTAATTTTTATTTAAATATATTATTTTGTTCTTATCGAAAAATTCTAACGCTTTTTTCAACCAATTGAGTTCAATCTTATCATCAGATGTTAGAATCAATATTTCTGCTCTTTTTTCAGGATTATCATATTCCATACTCATCGCTCTATTGATCTTTTGTGCTAATCGCTCAGCATTACTATCAAATGAGTTAATTAAGATTCTATTCAATTTCTTATAAGTAACTCCACTTCCACCAATTTTGACTACAGCCATTTGGTTTACTTTTCCACTGACAAAATCCAGGAAGAGTTCTTTATCTGTACTCTTTCCATGGTGTGTTGGAATACCTAATGATTCAGCGACAGCTACGAGACCACAAAATACTAAGATACGTGCGCCATTAGCATCTCTAAGGACCTGTTTGGTTGCCTTAATTTTAGAGATGCTGTTCTGGAAGATTCTGGTGCGCTGTAATCTCATGAAGTTTGCATTTCTTCGTTCTCTGTCCATCTTATTGATAACCCATGTTATTGCTCTAGCCTGACTTTTATCTGTTCTATCTCGTTTATTATAATTCCCTGTAATTTCATTATCTAAGGGAACATATAAAATCTCAATATGATAGTCTGGAACAATCTTATCTTCAATAGCTTCTGCTAAAGTATATTCAGCAATAACTCTTAAGCCTAATTCTTTATAAACAATCTTTTCAGTTTTCTCCATCAGGGTACCTGTAAGAGCTAATACTTCACGATTGATCATAAACAACCTTTCACATGCTACACGCTGAGCAGGGCTCAGTAAATGTATCTCATCAATGATTACAAGACCAAACTTCTTATCCATATGTTTTTTAATAGACATATGGGTAGTATAGGTCACATTGCTGTCGTCGAATTTTCTAATTTCAAAATCATCTTTCCATGATTGCTTGATTACTCTATCTGGATATGCTATCAATACCTCAATATCCTTAGGTAATTGATTCATAATATTGATAGAGGTATAAATTTTACCAAATCTTGGCGTCAATAACAGGATACCCCATCTTTTAGCTAACCACATGTTAGCAAACTTACTCTGCAGTTCGTTCCTTCGTTCTATGTTAATAGTTTGATCCATATCAAAATAATGTATTTAGTATATGTTTAAATACTTGCATACTTGTTAATTCTGGATGATTCCAACTATAACTTAGGTGCCATATTGTATATCCTATTGATGTTGCAGTTACTATAATATAAAGTATAATAGCACTCCAAAATTTTATCTTTTCTTTAATAATTTGATCCATAATCGTCGTCTTCGTTCATAAAAAAGTCTTTCTTTACCACACTATCATAATCTGCATCAGTCATTTCTCTTCTCCTTGGGAGCTCCTTAAAGAGCCCTACCTGTCCGAGAAACCCTAATCCAATACGAATATCATCTTCACCATAACTGTTCTTAATCAATCTTAAGCTTCTAAAATACTTAGCTCCCCATTGGTCTTTGAGTCTACTAAGGTCATAACCACTAGGGTCCTCAACCTTGTATCTCATAGGATCAAAGAGTGCAAGTACTACATCAGCATCATCTTGAGTATTAGAACTATCTTTAAAATCTTCTAGTTGAGGTTCTACATCTCCACTACGTATTCTATTGATGTTTGCTATTTCTCTATTAAACTGAGAAACTACAACAGGTGTATATCCATAAAAATCTCTGACATGTCTTAATTCATCTGACATCTTATCAATTCTGGATTTCTTAGTGACATATTCTTTAGTAGGTTTCAATAAACCTATATGGTCAATAACAACAATTGTTACTACGCTAGGATCATTGGGTATATATCTCTTATGATATTTGTCTACTACTTCAATAGTGCCGTGTTTCATCGCGTGCTCTTTAAGTTGAGCTGCAATACCAATAGGGTTTTCAGTACCATCAATGATGTGTACAATTTTGCTTAGGGCATCTATATACTCTTTATAAGATAAGAACAATTTATAGTCATCATCTGATAACCGACCTGTCCATCCTAAGAGTCTACCCAATGGTATTAGTCTCCCAGTATCCAGAAATATTTTTCTGCATACCCATTTACCTAGTTTATAATTCCTGCTTCGTTCCATCGAACGATAAATTATATGTATCTTTTGTTTTTTATCATTATATAATGATTGTACCCAATCTACAGGATTGAGAACGAAAGCATCATCTATTAAACTAGTCTTTCCACTACCAGTAAGTCCTCCAACGAGGAAATACATTTTCTTACGTAGGCCTATGTAATGATTAAGTCTATCAAAGCCCATAGGGATTCCCCTATTCTTGCCTTCCCGACCATCATCTACATCTCCTTTTAAGTTCGTAAAATTCATTTATACATCTATTTCTTTACCACGCTTAGAATTCTCTATATTTTCACCACTTTGTATGAGCTCTATATAAGGTTCAAAACTTCTTTGATTTAAATAAGTAAGACTATTTTGCATGTATGTTAAATTATTTTCTCTCTTCTTTAGAGAGATTTCTTTCTTTTGTTTAACATTAAGTAACATGGCGTCAATTAACATTTGTCCTGTATATTCTCCTTCATTGAGAATCGCATCAAATTTATCTTTGCATTTTTGCCTATTAACACGTATAGTTCTACTACCTTTAAAGGTTCTACCTCCATAAGTGAAATTGTCTGTCCCAGGATAAGCTTTCCACCATAGATCAAATAATTCTATAGGATTTTTCTTTTTAGCTAATACAGTGCCTTCTTCAGAGTTAGTAAATACTAAAATATTTTTACCTAAGATTGATATCTTACCTTGTTCAGTAATTAAACCTTTTCTCATTAAACCTGCATAAATATTTTTAAGTCTCATACTCCCTGCAATTAATGATTTTAAGTCATAAAAGTCTTCTTCTAATAGGTTCAACATATAAATCATATCTAAGCTATATGCTTTTTTTGCTAATTCTAGGAAGTGATATGGTGTTATCTTTATTTTCATTCTTTAATTTTTTAATAGGAATTTTAGCAATTACTTTAGCAGGTTGTAAATAATCAAAATATTCTTGTTCTAATAAATTAGCTCCTTCTTGAGTATATATCTGATCCGTTAATGCTACTCTTTCCCAATCTTCATTTGTCATATTTAATCTTTTAGTCTCAAGCCAAAATGTTCATAAAACCAATCAAATGTTTTTTGAGCTTTGGCCCTGTTAAATCTAAAAACTTTCTTTAATACAGGGATAGCATACTTTTCAAACTCCCCTCGCTGTTCTCTGGTTAATGTCCAGTTAAATCTCCATCTGTCATCACTTACAGTATCAACCATGGTTTTACCTGCCATTTTAAATTGATACTCTAAGAGATGTTGCATTATATTAGCTCTTCTAGGCTTATCATATTTTTCACTTAATTTCATTTTTTATAAGGATTTTCATATTCACATTCTACTAACCATTTTTCATGTAATTCTGTATCAGTCATAATAGCTAACTCCTTTATAGGATTGAATACTTTTAATATTCTTATTAATTCTTTCCTTTGATAAGAAGTCATAGTTGTTTCATGTTTATTTTGCTTCATACCATGAGTCGCCAATGTGTGCATCAGCCTTTATTTCAAGATTATCTAAATAATGATTTCCTCCCTCAATCATACAGTCTTCAAGTACAGATTTAGCTAAAGGGGCATAATATTCATCACATTCTACAATTATTTCATCGTGTACGGAATTACAGATCTTCACTTTCCATAACAGATCTTGATCAATTATCCATTCAAAGAACATTGCAGTAGCTAATTTTAATTGATGTGCTCCTGCAGTTTGTACAGGACTATTTAAACATAATCTCTGATAAGCTGATTTTAATTTAAAATATTGAGAAATTCTATAAACGTTCTTTCTGTAATAATCATAATCTTCTCTATTTTGAACTTCATATATTTTCTCATCTTCTCTTTCTATACTGTCTTTACGTTTATTATATTCCTTTTTACCATTAGAATAGTGTAACCAATCATTTCTAGTCATTTCCTTAATTTCCTTATCTGACTTTACAAAAGAGTTATATTTAGGTAATTTCAATCTCCAACCGTCTACACTTTCTATAAATCCACAGGATGTGGCTTCAATAAAGATCATGTTTCCCCAATCGTATAACCCTTCATGAAGGTCCTTAAATCCTACTTCAATTTCTATTGCACGTTTCATGGGAATACCCTCATTCATATGTAAAGTGTAAGCATTACCTCCATAAGACATTGCAAATCTAGGCGCTTTACTAGCCTTTCTCTTCTCATAATGATTAGTCATAATTTCCTTATCACTTAAATCAGCTAATTCAGGAAATAATACTCTCGCTAACAAACTATGTAAGTCAGCCCCTTCGATAACTGATTTAGTCATCGCTTCATCACCACTGAAATCAGCAGCAATAACAGTTTCCTGTCCTGACCAGTCACATACGACCATTTTCTTTCCTGGTTGAGATTCAAAACAACTTCTTGTCGCTTCGTCACTTGGGAAATTAAGGAAGTTAATGCTTCCTCGTCTCGAGCTGAGCCTTGCTGTATCTACCATAGGATTAAAATTTGTGTATACACGATTATCTTTAATCTTATCATAAATGTGCTGACCAAAAGTTGTTACTCTATGTTTAGCTCCTTGATAATGGAGCCACATGTCTACAAAAGGATGTTTAGATTTTGTAATGATCATTTCTTTAATAGAATCTTTACCATCTTTATCCTTTGTATTGATATCATATGCTTTAAATACATTGACCATTTGCTTAGGAGAAGTAACCTTTACTAAAATTCTCTTCTTCATATCAAACATGTCTACTTGATTGTCAGCAAACTGAGGAAGGGTATTAAAAATATACTCTTCAACTTTACGTTGCCATTCATCTGTATCTTTGATATCCTGCACCATCTTCTCTTTCCACTTTTTAGGACTAATTGGTAAACCACATTGTTCCATATATGCTAAAGCTTTAATGTATCTGCAGTGTAGTTCATAAGTTTTTATCTGTCCATATTTCTCTATCTTTTTCATAAGAGCATCATGAAGTTCAATTAATCTATCTACATCATTAAATGAATAAGTAATAGCTGTAGGTACACTTAATTTGACTATATGTATGTTCTTTTGAGTAGTCTTATCATATATTTGATCTAACTCTCGTTTCATACAAGCACCAAAATTGTGCATTACAGGACGAAATGAACCATAAACTTCTTCAAATTGACCGTTGTAAATAACTTTACTGGCGATCATAGTATCTCTCACTTCCCTAGGGAAAAATCCGTACTTATACATAAAGCCTAAATCAAATAAGGCATTATGAAAGATTAAGATTCTATCATGAAGATAAGGTGCCAAGTCTGAAAATTCATAATTGTCATCATACATATGGATGAGGTAATTATTTTTACCTGTACCAATCTGCACGCAAAATATGTCACAGGTTTGGGTCACCAGGCCTGTCGTTTCTGTATCCAGGCCCAATATTAAAGTTAACACCATTTCTTCCAATGAGCAGAAGTTGTATTTGCCTATATTGTCAAAGAATTCAGGATGTTTTGTTATTATATAATTCATTGTTATTTTTATTTAATGTTCCCATTTGCTTTTTCCACAATGCATACAACTCATAGCTGTAGTTCCATCAGAAAAGTAAACACATTTTGGTTCTTCAGGAATATACTTGCAATTCATGTCGACTATAGGAGTAAATTTATCAATTACCTTGTTAGCTTCAATTAACATAGATATAAGTTCCTTCTTAGACAATTTTTTATACATTGTCATTTTTTCTTTATTAGTTTGTTTTATAACTTGATACATAATTTATTATAATTTTAAAAATTCTTCTCCATTAGAATAATCAATATCACAGTTATAATATTCAGGTGGTATAATTTCATTTTTCATAATTACCAATAGTATTTAATTCCTATATACGCACTATCACGCCATAGCTGTTCTACATCTGTTGCTCTTTGATGTTGTAATTGTATTGAGCCTTTTAACCAATCATTCAATGTATAATCAAATTCTAAATTAAACATATAACTGAAGGCATCTTGTGAATAACTAGTTTCATGATAAATTTGTGAAACTGCTATTCCAGGCAATACATGTATTTTTTCAGTAAGGTATATTTCGTAGTCAAATTTACCAAATACCCACTGTTGATATCCTAAATAGTTAAAAGCTTCATATTCCATTCCATACCAGAATACATCTTGAAATGTATCACTAATACCTATTTTCCAATTCAATGCTTTAGGATTTACATCACTACCCCAAAAAGCATTGACTCCATCTACGCGAAGTGAAATCTGTTGTCCCCACAATAGAAAGTTACTTAGGATGATGAAGGTCAATGCTAATATTAATTTTTTCATTATTCTTCTTTTTTGATTAAGAAATCTAAATGTGCAAATCCTTTAGTAGTATGTACTGTAATTTCGTTCTCATCATGTACAGACTCAAATCTTAATATTTTTGCTTCACCTGCTTTAATATCTTGGTGTTCTACTATTTCTCCTACAGAGAAATATTCTCCTTCAGAACTTATAGCTATTTTCTTATTGCAAGAAATAAAATTCTGTCTTTTTTCGAGTTCTTTCATGATTTATTTTTTTTAATTATATGTTTTACAGCTTTATTTACAAAATTTTCCATTAAATACTCTATAATATGAGGTTCATTTTTTATAAGATATACTTCTCCATTAGTATAAATAAAAGAAGCTTGATCTTTCTTTTTTGTACAGGTATAATTATAAACTCTAAATCCTACAATCTTTGTTACATCTAAATAAAGATCACTCCACATTGTATCATCATTCATATCAACTTCACCTTCTCCATCTTCTTTAAATACATTCAATTTTAATTTGTAGATCATTTATAATTTATTTAAATTAATAAAGTCCAATGCTCCTATTACACGATAATGAAGCGTTCTTTGTTTTCTAAGAGCATCAGTCATCATATATCGTTGAGGTGTCCATACATCTTTGTATAGATATCCTTTATCCTTTGGTTTAGGAGGAATACACATTACTTTATTAACATAAAGATGATATCTCTGCCATATCCAATTTCTAGTGAAACCAAATGGTACATCAGATGCTCTGTTCACTCCTTTAGGAGCCTTAACATCAAATACTGATATCCATTTATCATCAATGAATTGTGCCTTAAAATAACAATCCCCTTTCTCGAAGAGATCATTGAATAATGCATTCTTTACATTAGGGTTCCAAATAATGACTCCATCTGGAGTATACTTAGTAGTCCCAAGGAGTCTCTCATTGTGATAGTATCTCTTTTCAGTTTCTCTAATTGTTCCTTCATAAATAATTTTGTCTTCATACCACTGATAAGTTAAGCCATCAAAAAGCTGGAAAGTCTCCATCTTCTCCTCAGGGACATATTCAAGAATAATTCCCAAGGCAAGAGCTTCAGCTACCCACAGTAACCAAAACTCTTCCTGAGTAGGATTATCTAACCTTTCCATATGATATTGAAGATTGAAATAGTCACTATATTTTTTCATATAGTCTATAGTACTAATCATAAATATTAGTCAAGAATTACCCAATCATTATTACAAGTATCATTTACGCTAGGTGCCCAAGCATAAACAGTATTATCTGGATATACTATACACATTTGATTTCGATAACGAATATTATTAAATAAGATAGGATCAAACCCTTCTTTAGGTGCTTTATTTCTTCTTATGAATTCATCCTTTACAGATTGAGGTAAACTTTGCATATTTGGTACAATTACCATATCAATATCGGCATGTACTTGTTTAAATACAAATAATCCTTTACCATTCCATCCTACGCGTTGTACTCTTTTTCCTTCTTGCAGAGCAATTATTGCATCACCAAATGTACATCCTCCATCAAATTCTCTATAAGCTTTATCAAATACATGTTTAGGTGACATAGAAATATAACCTTTGTGATTAGAATGATTACGTTCTGATTTAGGGTCTTCAGGATATTCTATTAAATATACTTTTTCATTCGGGTCTTCATCTTCAGGTATATCCCATCCTCTGTAATTACAATACTCTTTTTTTGTCATAGGCTTAGCCTTAATGATCTTTGTTCCAATGTAAGTTTTCATTATTTTTATTTTTAAATTTATGTTGTGTTTTAAAATTTTTTCCTTTATTTAAATTTTGAGATTTTAAAGGTGTATTAATTAGGTTTCTTTTATTAATTTTTTGTTTAAAACCAATAATTTCCCACCATTTAAGCCCTAAAATTGGACAATACTCAAATTTAATCATAAGGTTTAGTATATTTAGTTGTTGGTAATATTATAGGTGCTACTCTACTTAAAAATGTTACTCTTTCTTCTTTCTCATCAAACATAAAATTTCCATTTGGAAGAGGTATTGAATTACCAGAGTGTTGATATGTAAAATTTATCCCTACCCGAGATAAAAATCCATTATATATTCTTTTATCTATATAATATCCTTTATATCTCAAATTACCCATCTGGATGAATATATGACATGACACAGTCTTGAGCATCTACAAAATTTTCATCTACAGTTTCCATTACCAAAAATGCTGGTATTTCATTATATGTATCTAAAATAGTCTGAGCTTCTAATATAAATTCTCCTCCATCAATTAAATCGGCTTTAATTTGAGCTAAGGGTGTAAATAAACTTGGATTATCTACAATTGCCCATTCGATGAACTTTTGTCTGTCTATTGTAAGTTTACTTAAGTCTTTACTAAATGTTTCTGTTGTTCCCATATTATGCTACGTTTTGTTGTATTTGTTTATCTATTGATCTAAATAAGGCTATCCCTACTTTCACTTCTACAGAATTTCCAATATGTTTCTTCTGTTCAGTTTGTGTTCCTTCTAAGATGTACCAAGAGGGAAATCCTTGAATTTTTAACATTTCTTCCACCGTAAGTGGTCTCACTAAAATATCTGATATAGAAAATTTCTTACAAAACTCTTTAATGAGTATCATAAATTTATCATCTGTATCTTCTATTTCAGGTATATTAGTCCCATGCTTATACATAGTAATTCCCATAGGAGCTTTATCCTGACGAGCTATTAATGTAGCACTAGGCTTTTCAAAGCTTCTGTTGCTTCCACCATATTGTGGATTATGCATAAAACCATTTAGTTTTAAATGAACTAGAGATATTCTATCTTTAGTTGTTAATGTCGCACTGGGCTCATTCACATCTTGATGACCATCTTGTCCATAGTATTTTATCCCAAAATTAGTTCCTTTTTTAGGGCCAAATTTGTTCAAACCTTTATATATTCGCCTATGTGTTGCTTCTACAAAAGGTTTCTTTCTATCAAATATAGATTTACCTATATTGTCAAGATCTAAAACTTCTTTTACAGCTCTCCACTTACGATGAGTAATTCCACACTTAGAGTGTGTCTGAGGTGGATTACCAATATCTTTATAATTCTTAGCAAATTGAAGAAAGAGTCTTTTCCTAATCGTTACCCCTCCATAGTCAGCAGATATCAGATTCTCATCAAAGTACAAGTGACTAAAGTATCTTCTACCTAAAGTCTTAACCCAAGCATCATATGAAGTACCTTTCATAACTCCCACAGGATTACCACAGGAGTCTAATGGACCCCATTCTCTGAACTCCTCAACGTTTTCTACCCAGAAGAAGTCTGGGTTGATACCATCAAGGTATCTGAACATATCTTCAGCTAAAGTTCGGCTATCGGCATCCTTAGGTCCACATTTAGCTTTACTAAAGTTAGTACACTCTAATGATGCCCATATAGCTATCTTACAATCAGGATACAATCCTCTTAATCTTCTTACCTCTTCTATGAGTGGTGTTAAATCAAATGTTCTGATATCTTCTGTAGAATGAATGCAATAAGGATAATTCGCGGCGTGTGAACGCAATGCAGTGTCATCATGATTGATACACCATATAACTTCTATATTTGTTCTGCTTTCAAAGATCGCAGTAGAAGTTCCTCCTGCTCCTGCAAAAAGATCTATTACATAGGTCTTAATCATTTCCGTGTTTCATTACAGATGCAATACCTATATCTCTGGATGCTTTAGAATAATACATTTCACTTGTACCTATAACTTTTCCGTTACGGGCTTTTAATATAAAGTATAACTCTCCCCTTTTAGATGTTTTCTTCATAAATCTGGATTCAATTTGAGAGTTAGCCATAACAGATTCAATTCCATTGTTTCTGCCTTGTTTAGTCTTATAGCCTTGGCTTACTAATATTATTTCACGATTACGTGCTTTAAGATTAAATCTATGTGATCCATCTGATCCAGTAAGCACTGTATAATTAATTGAGTATTTTGGATTATTTTTCATTTTTAATAATTTAGTTATTTAGTGAACGTAAATTTCCTTTAGTATAATGAGCATGTCTTGGACAACCTCCAGGTTTAACAGGTGCCATACCTGTAAACTTGATACGTTCTCCTATAAGGAAGTTTCCATGATTTTGCATTAAGGATTTTCTATCTTTATGATCGAAACCATTTAATGATACTGTAAGTTCATTACCATCATCCATTTTCACTTTAAATCCTTTAGCCATTCCTGATGGAATTCTATCTTCTTTAAGTTGAGATGTTTTACTACGTCCTAATTCATTGATAGTTTTTATAGCTCCTTTACGAGCTTCAGTACCTTCTTCAACACTTAATATGATCCCTTCATAATCTTTATTAGAGTCTTTAATTTTAAATCCTTGAGCAGCATTTAATGTAAGACGCCCTGTTTTATACAAAGAATTTTTACGCATAAGTACAAGTCCTTCTCCACCATTTGCTATAGATTCAGCATAAGATTGAGTTATAAATTCCATATTGTCAGGTTCAAATTGATCAATCAAGGATGCATCGTCATTACTTATTTTCTGACGTTTGAACATATGTTGTAAGTTTGTATATCTTTCATATTTAGTTCTATCATCTCCATTAGTAAATACATGGTCAAATACATAGAATCTCAATGATGGATGCCATGTAGTAAGCCATTCAACAGTTCTTCCTGGATATTTCCAACCCTTAGTAGGATCTCCACTTGTTTTCTCCCACATTTTAGTGTACTTAGCTACAGTTTTTTCTGATGTTACATCCTCTGTTCTAAAGAAATGCATTAATTCAGCAAAATTCATTTCATGAGAAAAGAATTCAGCTTCAATTACACCAGTATGCTGAGCAAGTAATGTTAAATCTTCACCCATTCGATTAATGTGTAAAGATGGTAATGTCTTTAAACTTCTACCTTTTACAGTAGCATCTTCAAAGAGTTCTACGCGTGCTCCATCATATTTATGTGACAAAAGCCAATCTTGAGGATTACCAATTCTGGCCTCCCAATTTATAGTCTCCCCTGCTTTATCATTAGGTAAAAGTAAAGGCTTCCAATTATTTTTCATATTTAAAATATTGTTTAGTTATATAATGTTTTTTACCTGTTCTAAGACTTTCTTGTATAAAAGTTCTTGTATAAGGTGTTTCTTTATTAGCATGTCTAATACTATCATGCGTTTGTAAATATTTAGCATCAGAAGAAAATAAATATATTTCCTTCTTATTAGCTCTATTTTTCATTAAACCAGTACGTCCTGCATGTGCCATATTTTCTTGATGAGTACACCATTCTAAATTTTCAAAATAGTTATCTGAAGTATTACCAAATTTATGGTTAATTTCCACCAGTTTTCTTGGATTATCTACAAATGCTTCACCAACAAGTCTATGAACTAAATAAATTATAGTACCATAATCAGCTCTAAGACTTACTTTTTTATAACCGAGTTTATCTGTTTTTTGTTTAAGAATACACTCAGGAACTCTTCTAATTCTTATTCCATTTTTATCTCTTACTAATCTAGACAAAGATTTAACTCTGCCATGATTACTAATTTGGTAAAACCTATATCCTCCTATCATGCACCATTTTTCTGGTTTAAATTGTTTCATTTTTAAGGTTTAAGGTTTATAAACAGTTATACTTTCTTTTAAATCTGGAACAATAAAACTTTCTTGAAGTTCTAAACTACCTGCAAGTTCATTTATATATTTATCTAAAGCTTCTTCTTTAGTATCAGCCTCTACATGATAAATTTCTGCATGCATTATTTTTCCAGTGTCTTTAATTTTGAAAATTGGCATTATTTTTAGGTTTTAAAAGGTGAAGTATTATAGTTATCGTTTCATGTAAGCATTAAAGCCCATCTTACACTTCCATTATGCACGCCCTTGTTACAGAGGTTTAATACTGTGGGTTTATACAGCCCTCATCATATTCTCATCTTGTTCTCAAATATGTGTGCAATTATAACAGTAATGGTACTATACTTCACCTAGATTATTAAGTAAACTAATTATCTTTCTACTTCTTCGTATTTGTCGAAGTCAGAAGCTGGTGTTTCTACAGCTAGATCACCAACATAGTTATGTTGTTCTTTAGCTAAGTCAACTCCTTCACTAACGGCGTCTGCCATCAATTCATCAAGTCTTGCAGTAGACATTTTATCATACTCAGAAGAGTGATATATGCCTTTTAATGGCACATCTAAATCCCAAACATTGTTAGGGAAGATAGCATCAGTTCTGATAGCTCTTCCTTCACTTTGGAAAGATATGATGTCCCCAGGATTAACGAAACATACAAGTACAGCTCTCCCTGCGCCTTGATATGTGTCGATGTACAATAATCCACCCGTGTAGAGACCTCCACCACCAAAGGTGTGACTAAGGTTTCTTCTCGCTTTTTTAGGAAGATGTTGCATTTTTCCTACCTCATATACATATCCTATCTTTTGACCACTATAGAATTTGTCTCCATTTTTATATATAGAAGGTGTAAATAAATAATCTTCTAAATGATCAGGTTTTGTATAGGTTTCTTTAACCAAGATATCACCAGTAGTTGGATCAACCTGTGCAGGAATTATCTTATACTTTTTCTTCATCACCTTAGTATAAGAATCATTTTCTTCATCATGTTTCATGAGATATTTCCAATCTACTATGTCAGCAACTTTATAAGTAACTAACATACCTTCCTTACTGATAGAAATGTCTTGATATGTACACATACTCTCAGCTATATCAGGTTCAATATCTTGGTCTTCAATCAATTTATTTACAGCTTTTTGGTCTGTAAAAGTTGCTTCTAAATAGGTAGCAAAATAATTACCCATTTGTTCAGTATATCGAGGGTTACTCAATAAACGCGCCCAAGCTTTAAGAATAGGCATAAAGTCAATATCTTTATCATGAGATTTATTGATAATGTCTATAAGTGTTTGAGGGATAGCATTTGTACTTCTAAAACCATCAAAGGCTAAGAAATACTTATTGGTCACAGGACTATAAATTAAGTATTTGTTGGAGCCTGCTACTTCTCCTAAGCGTGCAGATTCAATATAAGCTAATATTTCTGCATCAGGTGTATTTTCTTTTTGAGCTTTTTCTAGCCAAGCAATAGCTGTATCGGTTCTTGTAATATTGAAGGGCTTTCCTCCAATAGAACCTGTAATAGTAGATTCTAATTTTCTAAAATTAATCATGGTTTTGTTTTTTGTGAATTGTTTCTAATAATAAATTTAATAATGGTGTACAATCTGCTGAATAATGTGAAATGCTACTAATAATAGGAGCAATAACGGAAAGTCTCTCTAATTCCTCTTCAACAGAATCTATGTAATCTTTGTCATAAGCGTAAATGTTATGAATCTTCTCAGTATCGAATACCTCCAGTGCCTTGGCCGCAATTGCGTCCTTGTCCTTTGATCCTACTACTGTCTGGAACTCAGCTAAGTTATCCAAATAGGACAAAATCTCTGTTAATAATGCGTTATCTCCACTTGTAGATTGTAACATAACGTCTTTTATACTTCTTGCATTATCGTATCGAAATGTGTCGTACTTTTCTTTGTCAATAGATGACAAGGTACAAATAATTTCTGAACAATTTGCAAAGTCTAAGTACTTATCTTTCAATTTTTTAAACTGCCAGGCAGTATTTAAATCGACTAATTTTTCACCTATCATAAGCTCTCCTGTTTTTGAGTCTAATTTTCTAAAATAATTCGTTATATGTATACCTCCCATCTTCATAAAATGCTGAGAATTTTCTTCTGATACAAATACTGCCTCAAAATTGGTAGTATTTGGAAAAAGATGATTAATCATTACCATCATTTTACCTAATTTGGTAAACTTAGATGGAACAACCACAAGATCTGTGTGTCTAAAGGTCTCTTCTAATTTGCTGATCTTATCAACTACACTTTCTCTCTTAAATTCAATATTTTCATAATAATAATGATCAAAATCATAAGTATACCAAAATACTTCCTTATTCATCTTCCTCATCTTAGCCTGATTGACCTTATTATCTTCTAAAAGGGCATCATCTACACCCTCTACCTCAGGTTCAATATATGTCCATTCATAATCATCTATGAAGAGATCATTATACTTTGTGATAAGGTTCAGAGCATACTTTTTAACTAAATCAACTGAATACTCTTTACCTAATTTATGTAAGGCTATAGTAGACTTTATTCTAGTAATATTCTCTCTAATGTATATAAAAGAGGATACGTTAAATTCATCTAACAGGTGAGAAGCCAATTTAGGACCTAAATTCCCTTCATTAGCATATATCAATTTCATATTAGATAATTGATGAAAGGAATTAACTCTTTCTGTCTTTAATTTTAAGCGTGTACCATCCATTATGGTATACACTGTCTTAAAATCAAAACTATAAAACAAAAATTCAAATAAGTTTTCTCCTAACACTGCCTGAAGAGGCATAGAATCTTCTTTTAGTATAAATTTGTATTTTGGTCGAATAGCATGCATAGCCAGAAAGGAAGAAAACGTGTTGGTCACAGTATATGAACCTCCTCGGGATGATGAATTGTTATAGGCATTATTTAATGCGAATACATTATCCTCATTTTCAATCTTAATATTTTGACGTACATACTCTCCTGCTTCGTCTTCAGCAATGCGAATAGACTTTAAAATAGTAGACTTAGTTTTATCTGTCCACTTTAAAGACTCTCTACTCTGAGTAATATCTACATCATTTGCATTAACCTTTAAAGCAATTTTCCCGCGACGGGTCTCTAATTCGAGCTCACTCCAGTTAACTAATCCATAAGATATCCCATCAACTAAAATGTGAGGGGAACTGTAAGTAGAATATTTTGGTATGAGCAGATGTTCACTCTCATACTCTGGTCTTTCATTCAGGTGATCATAACTATCAGCTTCATCAAGATTTTTAACGTGGAGGTTTACTGCACCATTGAAATATTGAAACTGATTCTTAACAGCTTTGATATATGTATTCTTATTATGCTTTTTAACTTCTACAGTAACACTACAAGAATTCTCTTCATTGGATTTTTCCCAATAAATATTCTTATCTATTACATCATTGTTTGCCATAGTGACCTTCCACACATCTACTCTGCCCTCAGGGTCAAAAGTTGTTATGTTTTCATAGTCTCTATTATAAATCATAAAAGATGTTTTGTATCCATTATAAACAGTTGTCATAATGAAATAGTCTACACCAGTTGCTAACGCTGACTTACTACCTAATCCATATAATCCTCTAGTAGTAATAAAATTTCTTTTACTACTCCATCCAATTTTAAAGTAACCTCGAAGACGACTGCCTCCTAAACCAACTCCACGGTCAATTATGGTAACTTTATCTCTGGGTGTACCTTCTTCATACACTACAGATACTTTATCATTTTCTGATAATTTATCTATATTATAGTAATCTGGGTCATATTCTGAATCTTTTAGTAAGGCGTTATCCTGTCTTTGTAGGAAATATTTTTCTACAGGATCCCCTCCATATATTTTCCTAAATACATTCTTCTCTATAATTGAGTCCAGGCCATTAGAAATGGTCTCTCTTATGAAACTCTTCATAGGAGAAGAATAGATATCTGATTGTAGGGCATTAAATATCAGTTCTAATGAACCTTCTTCAATTTCTTTTTTAATCCCTATAACCTCATCTTTTTTTAACACTAATTCTGCCATATAAATTTTTAAGGTTTTTAATAAAAGCCATACTACATTGTATAGTATGGCTTAAAGTTTGGTTATGCTTCAACTTCTTTAGATGATTTTTTCTTATCATCTACAGCAGTTCCATCATTAATAGTAGTAGCTTCTTTTTCTGCATCATCAATAGCATCTTCTAAATTGGTTTGTTCTCCATGAGGCTTAGGAGCTTCAAATACTGTTAAAGGAAAGACACTAACATCTTTTCTTGTGAGAAAGGTTAATTCACCCTTATCAGCTCCTCGGGAGACAGTTTTTGGTATAGAAAATACTCCTCTAGGCGCTTCAATCTGATATTCGGTATTCATAACTAAATCTACGAAATCAGCTTCTTCAAAGTCGATACCATATATCTCTTCTAATTTTGGTACTAAGAAGTTCTTACCAAAGGAACTGACAGTGTTAGTGTCAATGCTTCGAGTAGGTTCTCCATCAGCATCATAAGAAGTTGAGCCATATATATCAATCTTAGGGTTTCCTGCTCTTCCAACAATAGCGATAAACAGCATAGGAGTTGGAGTTGCAATCATTTGCCAGTTTTCACTACTGAAGATATCAATACCATTTCCTGAAGGAACTAATTTGACTTTGTCTTTTGCAGTATCTTTCCCAGGAATAGTGATCTCTTCTTTAGGACCATAATTTAAGGCATACTTACCTGCAATCACAGGATCAGTAAAGATTCTGCCATTTTTGTAAACTCTGAAATGTGCTCCTCCGACGGGAAACTTTTCAAGTTTAACTCTTTCAGCTCTCATTTTAGGAGCTACTTCTTTTACTTCGACGTTTTTTAAAAAACTTAAATCCATCATAATTTGTACTTGGTTTTTGTGTGCACTATATGTGCGTGATTAAATATTTAATTTTCTGATTTTAAACTTCTAAATAAGTACGTATAGACTTTCTAGTCATGAATGTTCTCCTTAACCATGAAAGTTTTACAAATCTTTTTGAGCAAAGTTGTGCAACAGCTTCAAGATTTAATCTTATTCTTTTACCTTGTCTTACATCTTCTCTAAGGGAATGTGCAATGCTAGTATGAGTTTTAACTTCTTTGTTAAGATCAGCATTTTGATTTTTAAGACTTCTTATAGCCTTATTTAATTTTTTGACTTCTCCTGAAAGAGTAACATTTTTTTCTAATAATTGTGCTTTGGTTGGCATAACTTTTAATTTTAATTAATGAATTTATTTATTATTCTTGATGTCCTATATCTAAATGAGTACATCCTATAACATTACCTTTATCGTCTCTTACTGCACCTTTTGGTGTCAAAAAGTCTTTTCTCTTAGGCATTGCATTTTTTACTAATTGTGATACAATATAGAAAATACCTTCGACATAGTCTGGGACGTCCACTGTTTTGCTCCATCTTGTAGAACATACTGGTATTCCATCTATATTGTCAATATTTTTTACATTTTCCTTTACCCTAATCATACCGTTACTCTTAGGGAATACCCTCAATACAGTTAAATCCTTATTCAAGATATAAACTGCATGAGGTGTTTTGTTAATTATTTTTTGAACTTTCATATTCTATTTCATGATTATTATTTTAATTAAAATCTTCTTCATTTAAAGACCACCCTTGATGTTGTATTAAAAGTTCTCCTTCAAAACTATGTGGTGGTTGTATTTTACCTTCTTTTACCATAATTTTAAGTAATTCAATTACTTGTTCAACTTGAAATTCACCATTAGGTGTTCTATCAGCGTATACATTACAATAAAACATATCGCCATCTACATAATTATCCTGTAAATCAAAATGTGCAGGTCCCTTTATTCGTTTAGAAGTTAATTCTTCTATTTTTTTGATCTGACTATATACATAATCAGCATCTTTTTCAGTTTGGAGCATTAT